GGTAAATCCAATATCGCAACTGCTTGATTCTGAAAAACAAGAAAGGTCTTTATCTTCTGGGTTATAGTAATTTTGAGATACTATAACATTATTTGGATTAAATTGTTTGTAATTTAAATTTATTTGTTGGCTTGTCTCCGAGTCATCTAAATCAAAATAAAACGGGACTTTATTTCCATATGTTTGTGCAATTATATATGGTGAAAACACAACCTCCTCATTATAATCCCTCTCATCTGATGCCAATGACATATCCATACCGTCATAAATTAGGTTCAGATTAAATTTTTTATAACTATACTGGTTAATATTTTGGTATGCCATACTTATTTCTTAATAAATACAACTAATCAAAGTATTTATAATAAAATTAAATATGATAGAGTTTGAAAAACCATACTTTAGAAAGCCTTATTATTTCCGATTAGAAGATGGGAAAGATAAAATTTCTTTATATTATTCAGTTTCTGAAACAATATCTGAAGCAAAGGGTAAAGACAACAAAATTGATTTTGATAAAACTAGTGAATCTGAACTAAAAAAATTAATAAAAAAAATTTTAGATTCAGGTAAAAAATTAAATCCAAAAGATGTTTATAATAGTCTTTTTAAATTAAAAAATAAATCAAAGAATAACAAAACAAAAAAAGAAGGTGGTGAGATTGAGGAGCTTGTTGATGATGATGGTACATTTTCCACCTCAAATATCCCAATTCTTGATATGGGTCAACATACTAGTTGGACACAAGATATGAGAGCAGCCCTTATTCGTCAAGCCGGATCTACATTCCCATTCAAGGCAAGAATTTATTATGGAGAATCCGAAGAAGAACAAGAAATTATTGACGAAGAGGATTTCTCTGACGCTTATGGTTATGAGGAAATTGAAGGTGAGGATGTTAAAACATTTAAAGGCTGTATAAGTGTCTTTAAAGATTTGGAAATTGAAGATCCTTTTGAGAGATATGAAAGATGTATGAGTTTTGGTTTTGACCCAGAACTTGACAAGAATCACCAACAAAGAATTGTTGAGTTAAAAAAAGAAAAAATGAAAAATATTCTTGATGAACTTTTGCTTAACAAAAAATCAGATGAAAAAGAAATATCAAAAAAGAATATTGATGACGATACTGATGAAGAATCTGTAATATATAAATTACTTTTAAGAAATATAGAATCAATTAAAAAAATTGCAGAAAAAGAAAATATTGATATTTCTAAACTAATTAAAAAATTAAAGTAGTTTGAATAAGGATTTATATAATAGACCAATAACCTTACCCAAAGAACTTACAGAATATCTTGGGACTTGTTTTGATCATGCGCAAAATGCGGACGCAAACACAGAAGGGTTTAATAGAAACCAGGAACTAAGGGATAGTGGGTACGTCACATACCAGCAACTTGGTAGAATTAAAAACTGGTTTGATAATTATGGTGGTGACGGAAAAGACGCGCCATATATATTAAATGGTGGTGATTATATGAAAAGTTGGGTTGATAGAACTTTAGAACATTTAAGAACTGATGACTCAGTTACAAAACAAATAAGAAAAGATAATATGCCAGCGATGGTAGATAAAAAATTAGTAGATGATATGGGATGGCTTGCCGATATGAATAGACCATCAAAAGAACATAGTAATTTTGTAGATGATATAAAAATTACAGAAAACCTAAAAAGGATAAACGATATAATGAAAAAACTACTCTAATGGCAACAACAGAAAGATTAGATTTTAGTCAACCAATGAATGATCTTGGTGTTATAGGTGAAGAACAAAGAAAAAGGTTAATACCAAAAAATGACTACAAACCAGTAAATCAATATTCATCAACAAACAAAGATGCAATATCCGATGGTGATGAGTTTGGTAAAGGTACCGGTACTTTTCTTGATACCGCAAATGGTGGGTCATCAACAGACGTGTTTGAGAGAATTAACGAAATTAAAGTTAACGAGTATCAACCAGAAAAACCATACACCACTCCTAGTGCTTAATGAAACTTTACAATACATATAAAAATCTTATTGTTGAGGTAGCATCAATTGATAATATCATTAACTCAATTAAAAATAAAAAAAGAGTTATTGTATATTATGATGGTGACGAACCGGGAGGTAAAGGGTTAAGGATTGTTGAGCCTGTTTGTTATGGGTATAGTAAAGCTGGTAATCCAGTTTTAAGAGCTTGGGACATTGAGGGTGCTTCACATAGAGCTTATTTAGGTGAAAAACCACTACCCAGTTGGAGGCTTTTTAGGATTGATAAAATTATAACTTATAAAGAAACAACTGAAAACTTCAATGAGATGAGACCAGACTACAATCCAAATGGTGACAAAAGTATGACAAGAGTTATTATAAACGCAACATTTTAAAAAATATGAATTCTGAAGATCAATTATTGCAAAAATTAGTTATTGCAAAAAAAATAATGGAAAAACATAATGACATTAATAGAGGGACAGTACAAGAAAGTCCAACTATTAATACACCATCATTACAAGAGTTCCAACCAGCAAATGGCAACTACAATATCCCTAGTGAATTTTTGGGTGAAGAAGTTAAAATGACACAACAACACACCGAAATCCCAACACAAGACAGAATTATGGGTTCAAGATTACCTGACGAAATTAAAAGGTTAATGATTGAACACCCAATTGACAAACCAAATAATATGGGTGGAGCAACACTTTCAAACGATTTGGTGGAGAAAGCGTCAAGACTTATGAATGTTAACGCAAAGGGTGATACTGTTAATGAAAATAAAAAACAAATAACAAGTCACGAAAGACCACAAGGATTATTATCTGCGGATACCATTAGAGATATTGTAAGAGAAACTGTTGAGGACGTTTTAAAAGAAAATGGTTTACTTGTTGAGTCAACTAGAAAAAGTAACGATATGTTTAAATTTAGAGTTGGTAACCACATATTTGAGGGTAAGGTAACAAACGTCAAAAAGATTTCTAAATAAATTTAATTTATACTTAATGTGTAACCCTTTTATCGTTTGATAAAGGGGTTTTTTATTTTAAAACAGAATTGACTTGTTTCTCAATAAGGGTTATAATTTAATGGTAAATTGTATAAAATTATGAGTAAAATTAGAGTATTAGTCATCCCTTCAGATACATCGGGAGTCGGAAAATTCAGATCAGTTGATCCCCACGTTAAACTACAAAATATGTATCCGGATGAATTTCACGTTGATATTAACTACCAACCAAATGTAAATGATATAAACTTTTGGAAAAATTATCAGATAGTTCACTTTCATAGAAACATTGGTCAAGACTATGATAGTTGTCCAAAATTAATTAAAATGTTACAATCTATGGGTATTGTTGTAATTGGTGATGTTGATGATTACTGGTTACCAACAAAAGAGCACCCAATCCACCAACTAATTGTTCAAAACAAGTTACACGAAAAAATTGTAAATAATTTAAAAGTTTGTGATTATGTAATAACAACTACCGAAATTTTTGCAAATGAAATTAGAAAGTTTAATAAAAATGTAATTGTATTCCCAAATGGGGTTGACCCAGAGGACCCACAATTTAATGAACCAACACTTCCTTCAGAAAAAATTAGAGTTGGCTGGCTTGGTGGTTCATCTCACTTACACGACCTTAAACTTCTTGATGGTATGGTAAGTAAATTATCACCTATACAAGATAAATTACAATATTATGTTTGTGGTTTTGATATCCGTGGAAGTGTAACTGAAATTAATAAAACTACAGGTGAAAAAACCCAAAGACCAATTAGACCAGATGAAACTGTGTGGGTTAAGTATGAAGAAATTTTTACAAACAATTACAAAATCATTACACCAAAATATAAAGAGTATCTTGATACATTTACAGAAAATGATTACTCTGGTGTTATGGATGAGAACTATGTTAGAGTTTGGACAAGACCTGTTACTAGTTACGCAAAGAATTACTCTAAGTTTGACATATCATTAGCACCAATTAAAAATCACGTATTTAACAGAATGAAATCACAACTTAAGGTAATTGAAGCCGGTTTTTATAAAAAGGCATTAATTGCATCAAATGTTGGTCCGTATACTATTGATTTAAAACACGCGATGAAAAATGGTCAGTTTACTGATGGTAACGCTCTTCTTGTTGATGAAACTAGAAATCATAGTGATTGGGCTAAATCAATTAAGAAACTTGTTGAAAATCCTAATATGGTTGTAGATCTTGGTGAAAGACTATATGAAACTGTTAAAGACAAATACAATTTACAAAATATAACTAAATTGCGAAAAGAATTTTACAAATCCCTAATTAAATAATTTATGATTACCATTCCAATTACTAAAATTTTATTTCTTGACATTGAGACTGTTGGTGGCTGTCCAGACTATGAATCTTGTCAAAGATTTAACCCAGAAATATCTGACCAATTTGAAAAATACTTTGATTGGTTTCAAAAAAGATTTCCGGAAGACTTAGGTCTCTCAAAAGATGAGGTATTTGTTAAAAGAGCTGCACTTGTTCCGGAGTTCGCTAAAATTGTTTGTGTATCAATGGCTTTTGTGTTAGACAATGGAGAAGTAAAAAAACAAACCTTTTCAAGTGAAGACGAAAAAGAATTATTAACACAAGTAAGAGCCCTTCTTGATAGATGTCATAAACTTGATTTCTATCTTTGTGGTCATAATTTAAAAAACTTTGACATTCCAATGCTTGCAAAAAGGATGATTATCAATGGAATTATGCCATCAAAAATCCTTCCATCTTACGATACAAAACCCTGGGAAGTAAAAGCAATTGACACAAAAGAAATCTGGCAGTATGGTGCTTATTCATCTGTTGGCTCACTTGACTTAATGTGTTCTTGTCTTGGTATACCAACACCAAAAGATGGTGAGGTTTCAGGTGCTAATGTTCACAAATCATATTGGGAAGAAAGAAAAATAAAAGAAATATCTGAATATTGTGAAAAGGATGTTGAGGTATTAGTTGAAGCTATAAAAAAATTAAAGGATTTAAAATGATAAATGGAATAGAAGATTTGTTTGACGATTCAATCACAAACGCAGATTACGAAAAAATGGCTGAAGAATTTGGTTTTGATGTTAGAGAGTTAGCAAAAGAAATGGATGGATATCAACCAACAATGGGTATTAACTTTTCTTTGAGTAATCAAGATGCTGTTGAACCAAAATATGTTTATCCGACAGACTCTGGATTTGATTTGTATTCAACAGAAGAACTATACGTAGGTCCACTTGAAAGGATTTTAGTTCCAACCGGTTTACACGTTGATATTCCAGATGGATATGAAATACAAGTAAGGTCAAAAAGTGGTTTAGCTTTAAAACAAGGACTTATGGTTTTAAACTCACCCGGTACCGTGGATCAAGGATATACTGGGGAAATCCAGGTTATTATTTTTAATACAGCAAAAAATGAAGTAACAATTAATAAAGGACAAAAAATTGCTCAAGCCGTAATTTGTCCGGTTGTTTCTGGTAAATGGGTTACATTTAAAAAGATTGACAACATAGAAGATAAAGATAGGTCTGATAAAGGATTTGGAAGTACTGGTATATGATTACAATTGGATATTCTACAAGGAAACATAACCCAGAGTTAATTGAGTATTTGAAAAAAACTTGTGGTGGTGGTAAAAGGACCGAGGTCATTGAAAAGGTAAACGGTGGTGATAAAAGTTTGGCACAAGTTTACAATGAGATTTTAAACGAAGCACAAAATGATTTTGTTGTTTTTTGTCACGATGATTTGGAATTTGACACAAAAAACTGGGGTGAGAAGTTAACAAAACTTTTTGAGCGAAATCCAGAATATGGTATTATCGGAATTGCCGGAACAACGGATTTAATTGATGGTCGTTGGTGGACATTAAAAGAATCAATGACCGGAATTGTGTCTCACAAACACGAAGGAAAAAAATGGACAAATACATACTCACCGGATCAAGGGAATAAACTAAAAGAAGTTGTTGTTTTAGATGGTTTATATTTTGCTGTTGATAAAAGAAAAATTAAAAATGGTTTTGATGAATCATTTAATGGTTTTCACTTTTATGAAATCCCTTTCTGTTTTGAGAATTATTTAAATGGTGTTAAACTTGGGGTAACAACACAGATACGAGTCACGCATATGTCAATTGGACAAACTAACCAGCAATGGGAAGAAAATAAAATTCAGTTTGAGGAAAAATATAAAGATAAATTTCCGGTAAGATTAACAAATAATAAAACCATTGAGGAAAAATTAGTTATTGATTTTTCTAAAATTGGTATTGGTATGACAACATACAATGCTGAACATAGAATTAAACAATCTGCATTTACTGTTCCTAAATGGATTAAAAACTTTGTTATTGTAAATGATGGGACACCTTATGATAATTCTTCATATCCAGAACAAGCACACATCATCCAACACGAAACAAATCTATGTGTTGGTGCTGCAAAAAATTCGGCAATGCAATATCTTTTGGACCAAGGTTGTGAACATATATTTTTAATGGAAGATGATATTTTAATTAAAGACGAAAAAGTTTTTGAGAAATATATTAACCATTCGTTAATATCTGGAATTAAACATTTAAACTTTGCTCTTCACGGTCCGGCAAACAAGAAAGGGTCCACCGGGTTTAAGACACTTGAGGATAGAAAAGATGTTGATGGTGAACCAAACCCAAGAATGATTATCCCGTATCCTGAAGGAGTTAAAATTGCGTTATACCCAAATTGTGTTGGGGCGTTCTCCTATTATCACAAATCAGTTCTTGACAAAATTGGTCTTTTTGATCCAATGTTTAAAAACGCTTGGGAACACGTTGAGCATACTTTTCAAGCAATTAAAAATGGGTTCCATCCTCCATTCTGGTATTTTGCGGATATTGAGAATAGTTGGGAGTACCTTACGGATATTCCAAATTCAATTCAGGAAAGTACAATAGCAAGAACTCCGGAGTGGAATGATAACTTTATAAAAGGTACTGAGTGGTATAAGAAAAAACACGGAATTACACCAACAGAAACACCTTTAGTAAACCAAGAAGTTGTAGTTAACAACATCAAATACTTTTACAATAATAGATAATATGATAGATTTTAAAGATGTTACTTTCATTATCCCAATAAGATTTGATAGTGAAGACAGAAAAAGAAATTTTAAAATTACAATTGGGTTTTTAGAAAAAACATTTGATACCAACATTATTGTGATGGAATCGGATAAAGAATCAAATGAAGAGTTTGTTAAATCTGTTTCTAATAAAGTACTCTACTTATTTGAACAAACTGAAGACACTTTATTTCACAGAACTAGAATGTTAAATGTTATGACAAAAATGTCAAAGACAAATATTGTTGTTAATTATGATGTTGATGTTTTGTTTAAACCAGATCAATATATTGCAGCCCGGTTTGCACTTAATACCGGTATTGATTTTGCATTTCCATATTCCGGAAAATTCTATGACATCCCACCAAAGTATTTTCAGAACGTTGAGTCAAACAATTTTGATACAATAAATTTAAATGAATGTACGTTATTTAACCCAAACTCACTTGGTGGTGCAATATTCTTTAATAAAGATGCATACACAAAAATTGGTCTTGAGAATGAGAATTTTATATCCTGGGGACACGAGGACTGGGAAAGAATTGGAAGAATTGAAAAGATGGGATATGGTATTTATAGGGTTGATGGTGTGTTATATCATCTAACACATCATCGGACACATAATAGCTCTGGATCAAACCCAATGTACGCCCACAATGGTAATGAGTATAATAGAATTATGTCAATGAATAAAGAACAATTAACAGAACATATAAAAACTTGGAATTGGATTAATGATTAGTGTTAGTTTAGCTGGTGGTCTTGGTAATTATATGTTTCAGATTGCTGCAGCGTATTCGTTAGCAATTAATAACAATGACAAATTAATACTTGACGAACAAAGAAGTGTTACCGTCCACAAAGGGATTTCTAACTACAAAAATAATATTTTTAGAAATCTTGAGTTTGACCAGGTAATTTATAATGGTCTTTACCAAGAACCATATTTTCATTATAAAGAAATTAATTATCGCCCAAATATCTTATTATCCGGGTATTTCCAAAGTGAAAAATATTTTTTTAAAAATAGAAATGAGATATTAAATTTATTTTCTATTGATGAGTTGAGTGAAAAAATAATAAAGGAAAAATATAAAGACGTTAATTTTGAAAATAGTTGCTCACTACACGTAAGAAGGGGTGACTACTTAAAGTATCCTGGAATTCATCCTACTTGTGATTTAAAATATTATCAAAATTCTATTGACATTATAGACTCTGAAAATATATTAATTTTTTCAGATGATCTTGATTGGTGTAAGGAAAATTTAACCTTTGAAAATAAAAATCTGGTTTTTATTGATGGTAATCAAGATTACATAGATTTATACTTAATGTCTTTATGTAAAAATAATATAATTGCAAACTCAACATTTTCTTGGTGGGGAGCTTGGTTAAACAATAATGAAAATAAAAAAGTTTTTGCACCTAAAGTTTGGTTTGGGACAAATACTAACCATAATACAGAGGATTTAATACCAGAAAGATGGGAAAGAATATAAAAGTAATAACACTTGGGACACTCCATAACGAGCTTTTTTTTGATAAAAAAGTTTCAATATCTTTTGATACAATAGCAAATACTTTAGACGCTGATTTAAATGTTCTAGTGCAGATTGAGCCACCATCAATTATGAATACAACACAAGCAATAATAAACAACCAAAATAAATTTAATGTAATTTTTACTTGGAATAAGGATATACTTAATAAGTGTTCAAATAGCGTTTTATTCCCATTTGGTTCCTGCTGGATTAAGAATGAAGATCGGAAAATACACGAAAAAACAAAAGAAACTTCAATCATAGCATCAGTTAAACGTAAAACAATTGGACATAACTTAAGACACAACATTATACAAAGTAATCTTATTGAATTAGATTTATTTGGTAATGGTTATAACCCAATTGAAAATAAAATTACAGCGCTTAAAGATTATAGATTTTCACTTATTATTGAAAATGAAAAAATGGATAACTGGTTTACAGAAAAAATTATTGATTGTTTAGTTACTGGTACAATACCAATTTACTGGGGATGTCCAAACATAGGTGACTATTTTGATACTAGGGGTTTTATAATTATAGAATCTATTGAAGATTTGGCAACTAAGAAAAATATGTTAAATGATGCAACATATTTTGAGATGTTACCATATATTAAAACTAATTTTGAGTTAGCAAAAAATTATACTGATTTTTGGTCAAGACTTGAGGGAAAAATAAAACTTTTAATATAGATTAAATATGAATTTATCTGACGACACTGTTCCTATTAAGTAGGAAGACCACTTAAAAGATTGTATAAAAAAGGTTTAAAATTTAATATTAAAGTATATGAAGTTTTCAATAGTAATACCAACCTGGGAACAATATGGGTACGGTGTAAAATTCTTAAAACAACTATTAACATCTATTGGTACACAAACATATAATGATTTTGAAATTATAATTTCAGATCATAGTATAAATTCTGAAATTAGGGACTTGTGTTTATTGTTTAAAGATTTAAATATTATCTACGTTAGAAACGAAAAAAATAGAGGTAATAGTCCGGCTAATTTGAATAATGGGTTAAAGCTAGCTAATGGTGAAATTATAAAGATAATGTTTCAGGATGATTTTTTTATTAACAATGATTCTCTAAATTTAATTTATAATTTTTTTAACGAGAATTCTTGTAATTGGTTGGTCAATGGTTGTTGCCACACGAAAGATGGTATTAACTATGAAAGATATATGATACCATCTTGGAATGATGAAATATTATACGGTGTCAATACAATAAGTTCACCATCTGTGTTGTCATTTATTAATGATGATATCTTATTTTTTGACGAGAACCTAACAATGTTAATGGATTGTGATTATTACTATTCTCTTTATGCGCGATATGGTTTACCTTGTGTATTACCAGATTATCTTATTACAAATAGAATGCATAAACACCAAATAAGTAGTCTATATAATAAAAACTTAAATGACGAAATAAACTTAGTTAAAAATAAAAATTATGAATTTAGAAAATGATGGAGAAAGAATGGACATTAATTATTATAATATGAATTATAATAATTTTAACATATACCAAAAGTCACATTATAAAAGATACGAGATGGCTAAAACACAAGTCAAAGAAAATTATGTTGTTGGTGATATGGCATGTGGTTCCGGATACGGAAGTTTAATGTTATCAGAAATAAGTAAGGAGGTTTATGGTGTTGACATTGATCAAATAACAATTGACGAAATAACAAAAAGATATGAAAATGAAAAAAAAGTAAAATTTTATAAAAATAATTTACTTGATATTGATTTTGAAAATAAATTTGATTTAATTGTCTCTTTTGAGACTGTTGAACATTTTGATGAACCTGATATTGAAAGGTTAATGTTTAATTTTCATAAAGCTTTAAAGTCTGGCGGGACGATAATCTTCTCAACACCCTATAATCAACCTAAAACACCAGCTTCAATGAAGTGGCATAGAACTTTTTATATTGTTGAGGATAAGATGAATGAACTACTAAATGGTTATTTTGAAATTGAGAAGATTTGGTACCAAGATTATCAAACTCACGACTTAAAAGAAAATATTGATACTAAAGATTTTATTATCTGTAAAGCAAAAAAATTAGATAAAAATGGATAATACGGTTAATTTTAATCTCCAAACTATATGTGACGGACATCATAAAGTAACATATAGGGGTGTAAAAGCGATAAGGTGTCCTTTTGATTATGTGTTGTACCAAATGATAATATCAAAAGTAAAACCAGATTTAATAATAGAAATTGGGACAAATGCTGGTGGTGGATCATTGTATCTATCTGATTTACAGCAATTAAATGGATATGGTATTGTACATACAATTGACATTGTTGATATGGTGACAAATGAATTAGTTTTAAATAATAAAAATATAAAAAGATTTTTAGGTGGTTATGAGTCTTACGACTTAAATAACACATCTGGATTTAAAAATATATTGGTAATTGATGACGGTTCACATACCTACCAGGACGTTAAGAAAAGTTTATTGATGTTTAACCATTTAGTTACTAAAGGTTCTTACTTTATTGTTGAGGATGGTGTCTTAAATGAACTAGGATACAAAGATTATGGTGGTGGTCCTCTTAAAGCTATTGATGAATTTTTGACAAATAATACCGGGTATGAGATAGACAGAGAAATTTGTGATTTTTTTGGTAAAAATGCAACATTTAATATTAACGGATTTTTAAAAAAAATTAATTAATATGGTCAAAATAATAGTTACCGGAGGATCTGGCTTGGTCGGAAAAAGTTTACGTAAATTCTTACCTAACGCAGTATATCTATCTTCAAAAGATTATGACTTAACAACAGAAAATGGTGTTAGAACTATGTATTTATCACAAAAACCAGATGTTGTTGTTCATTTAGCGGCAAAGGTTGGTGGTATATTAGACAATATTAATAAACCGGCTGAGTATTACACAGATAATGTATTAATGAATACACTTCTTATTGATTACGCAAGAAAAACAAATACAAAAAGATTTATTGGGGTACTAAGTACGTGTATATTTCCGGATGTTATGGAATCCTACCCAATGAAAGAAAATGATTTGCACTCTGGTCCACCAACAATAACAAACTTTTCTTATGGGTACGCCAAAAGAAGTATGGCTGTCCAAATTGATTCATATAATAAACAATATGGAACAAAATACCAATATCTGACACCTTGTAATTTATATGGTTTAGGTGATAAAGATCACGAATCAAATAGTCATTTTATCACAGCATTAGTTAAAAAAATTTTTGACGCAAAAGAAAATAATGAAAATACAATAACATTATTTGGTGATGGCACACCATTAAGACAATTTATGTATGCCGACGATTTTGCTAAAATTATTTATGATGTTATATCAAATGATATTTACGATAGTTTTAATGTCGCGGGTAATGAGAATTTAACAATCAAAGAAATGGCCGAAATAGCGTTAAAAGCTTGTGATGCCGAAAATATAGAAATTAAATGGGATTTATCTAAACCAAATGGTCAACATAGAAAGGATGTTTGTATTGATAAACTAAAATATTTACTACCAGATTTTAATCCGTTATCATTGTCTGAAGGAATAAAATTAGTTTATAAAAGTTATTATGATAAAATTAGTAAATGACACAATAGATAAAGGTGATATTGAAGCTCTAGTTGATTGGTTGTCACAGGATGAAATACCGAGATTAACAAAAGGTGATTTAACTATCCAGTTAGAAACCCTTTGGGCGAAAAAAATTGGGACAAAATATTCTGTTTTTGTTAATTCTGGATCATCATCAATTTTACTAACACTTGCGGTATTAAAACATACAAATAAACTTAAAAATCAAAAAGTTGTTATACCAGGTTTAAGTTGGGCTACCGACGTTAGTTCTCCAATGTTATTGGGTATGGAACCAATTATGTGTGATTGTAACTTATATGATTTATCTTGTGATATAAATCATTTAGAAGAAATTTTTAAGAAAGAAACTCCATCTGTTTTTATATTAGTTTCACCACTTGGTTTGGTCCCAGATATGGATAAAATAATTTATTTATGTAAAAAATATGATGTTATACTTTTGGAAGACGTGTGCGAAAGTATGGGGTCAAAATATAAAGATAATTATCTAGGGTCTTTTGGGTTTGCTTCTTTTTTTTCAATGTATTTTGGGCATCACTTAAGTACGATTGAGGGTGGTTTTATAAATACAAATGATGAGGATTTTTACCACGCATTATTAATGATGCGTAGTCACGGATGGGATAGGGACTTACCGGTTGAGAAACAAAATGAATTAAGAGAAAAATATAATGTAAGTAATTTTGATTCTTTATATAATTTTTATTTACCCGGGTTTAATCTTAGGTCAACAGATTTACAGGCTTTTATTGGGTTACGAGCCATCCAAAAATTAGATGGTTACACCAAAAAAAGAAATGACAATTTTTCTGAGTATATGTCAAATATAAAAAATAATGAAATTAACATTAAAATAGATGAAGATAATTTTATATCCAATTTTGCTTATCCAATTGTAAGTAAAAATAAAACAAAAATTATTGAAGAACTTATTAAAAATGAAATTGAGGTTCGTCCATTAATCGCTGGTAATATGTCAAAAAAACCAATGTGGTATGAGAATTATGGTTTTCTTGATTTACCTAATTGTGAAAAAATTAACGAGTTTGGATTTTATGTACCGAACCACCAGAATTTAAAACTAGAAGAAATAAAAAAGATTTGTAAAATAATTAATAATGGGTAAAAAAATTGCATTAATAACTGGGATTAACGGTCAAGACGGTTCATACTTGGCCGAATTTTTATTAGATAAAGATTACGAGGTTTGGGGTATTGTGAAAAGAAATTCAGTTTCTGAAACACAATCATTAAGAATTAATCATATTTTTGACAGAATTAATTTGGAGTACGCAGATCTTACCGATATGGCGTCATTAATTAGGGTTTTACAAAAAGTCCAGCCAGATGAAATATATAATTTGGCGGCACAATCACACGTAAGGATTTCATTTGATCAACCAATCTATACGGCAAACGCAACCGGTCTTGGTGTTTTAAACTTACTTGAAGCAGTAAGGATGGTATCGTCGCATTCAAAAATATATCAAGCATCATCATCCGAAATGTTTGGTAATATGATTGATGAGGACGGGTATCAAAGAGAAACAACTCCAATGAATCCTGTATCACCATATGGTTGTGCTAAAGTATTTTCATATAATATTTGTAGAAATTATAGAAATTCTTATGATATGAAAATATGGAATGGGATTTTATTTAATCACGAATCACCAAGACGAGGAACAAACTTTGTAACAAATAAAGTGGTTAAGGCTGCTGTCAGAATTAGTCTTGGTTTACAAAATGAATTACATTTAGGTAATCTTGACGCAACCAGAGATTGGGGTCACGCCAAGGATTATGTTAAGGCTATGTGGATGATGTTACAAGCAGATAAACCTAATGATTATGTTTGTTCCACAGGTATTTCACATTCTGTTAAAGACCTCTGTGAATACACCTTTTCTAAATTGGGGTTGGATTTTAGAGATTATGTTATTATAGATGAAAAACATTTTAGACCTGAAGAATTATATAACTTAAAAGGTGACTCAACAAAATTAAGAAAAGACCTTAATTGGGTTCCTGAATACACTTTTGAAACTATGTTAGATGAGATGATTGGATATTGGTTAGATTATTATGGAACCACAAAACCAAACTATTGAGTATTTCCAAAACAATTATACTATTATAAGAAAATAAATATGACAAGAAAGAAAACCCCATTACCCACTGAAGAACAGGAGGTCAAACCATTTTCTAAAAAAGAGTTTATCAACTCGGTAGTTAAGAGAAAACAAAAAAATAAATTTCTATCCCCAAACCAGGAAGAATATTATAATATCCTAAAACAAAGTGAAATAACTATTTGTTCAGGACCTGCCGGTGTTGGTAAATCTTTTATTGCAATGAAGGCCGCTGTTGATTTACTTATGGACCCAACGAATTCATATGAAAAAATAATCATTGTTCGTCCGGCAGTTGAGGCCGAAGAAAAACTTGGAGCCCTCCCTGGAAATCTTGAGGAAAAATTAGACCCTTATATTTTCCCATCTTACTACTTACTTAATAAAATAATTGGTAAGGAAGCTAGAGAAAAATTAAAGGAGACCGAAATCATTGAGGTGTTTGCTCTTGCTTATATGAGGGGTATGAATATAGATAATTCAATTTTAATTTTTGAGGAAGCTCAAAACTCAACACCAAATCAAATGAAATTATTATTAACAAGAATTGGTTTTAATAGTAAATTCTTTATTTCTGGTGATCTTGAGCAGACAGATAGGTATAAAGATAAAAGACAATCTGGACTTTACGATGCTCTACAAAGATTTCAAAATGTAAGTAATATTGGGGTTTACGATTTTAAAAATGCGAAAAATGTAAGAAACCCATTAATTAGTAAAATTCTTGAGAAATACGATGAAGAGAATAGGAATTGAGATTAATGGTGTTTTAAGGGATACCATTTTAAAATTTACACAACTTTATGAAAAGTATTTAATTGAAAAGTCAGATGTTGTTAATAGAACATTTGAACTTTCTTTTTCTGGTGAGTCTAGTAACGAAGTTGAGACAACTGAAGAAGATGACTTTGTTTATGAAATAACAAGTGAGGTAGACTCTCTTGAACTTATGAGTCACTTTAAGTTTAAAAATTCAGAAGAACTTTTTTCATTTATGTACGAAGAATATACAATGGAACTTTTCGGTCACGCACCATCAAAAGAAATGAATTCATTTAATCTACTTAATGATTTTTATTACGATAACCGGGACGAGTTTAATATTTTAATTGTGTCAAATGAAATTGGTAAATCAAAACCGGCCTCACTTTTTTTCTTATCAAAATTTGGATGTCTTATTGAACAGGTATTGTTTTATAGTGAAGTTACAAAAAATGCAATGTGGGATAGTGTGGACATTTTACTTACGGCAGACCCTTACCTATTATTAAACAAACCAGAAGACAAACTGGTTATAAAATATAATACAGAATACAATAAACAAATTAGTTCGGAATATGAAATTAACTCACTATCTGAATTAAATCAAATTTTAAAAAATCTAAAAAGTTATGTTTAAATTATTTAATGAAATGTACTACATTGATTTAGACCAAATAGAATCTTGTGTTAACATTGAGGGTCAGTCTGGTGAATCACAAGTTCATATTGTGAAATATGAAATTATTAAAGGCATGGTTGACACCCTACTTACTGAGGCTAACGAAGTTGATGAGAATCTTGGTATGAATAGTAATGAATTATCAATACCATTTAAAATAGCTTTTAACACACTTATGTTTAAGAAAATAATAAATAAAATATAAATTAGTATGAACACAGAACAAATAAAAAAACTTGAGAAGTCCATTCAAAGTATGAATGACAAACAATCTAGATTGTATTTTATTGTGCAGGATACCAAGGGTAACGCTAAAGCATCTTTAAGATACGTTTATCAAATGGCAATGGTTTTAAAAGAAGACGGTTATAACCCAATTATTCTTCACGAAAACAAAGAATACATTGGTGTTGGTGAGTGGCTTGGTGAAAAATATATGTCAGAATTACCGCATAAATCTATTGATGAAGGAAACCTTGAGATTTCACCGGACGACCTTTTAATTGTCCCTGAAATTTTTGGTTACATTATGGATCAGGTTAAAAACCTTCCTTGTGGTAAAATTGTTCTCACACAAGCTTATGACCATATGTTTGAGACTTTACAACCTGGACAAACCTGGGAACAAATGAGTTTCTTTAAATGTATTACAACGTCAAAAACACAAAAGGAACACATTGAAAAAGTAATGAGACGAGTCTCGTTTGAAATCATTTCACCAGTTATTAGTGATACGTTTGAAAAACCAGAGCTTCCACCAAAAACAATTATCTCCATTCACTCAAGAGATCAAAGAGATACTGCAAACATCATCAAACAATTCTATGTTAAGTTCCCACAATATAGATGGATTACATTTAGGGATATGAGAGGTTTGACGGAAAAAGAATTTGCAAATAATCTAAAAGATAGTTTTCTTTCTGTATGGGTTGACCCAACAAGTGCGTTTGGGACGTACCCACTTGAGTCAATGAAAATGGGTATCCCAGTTATTGGTCAATTACCACATCTACAACCAGAATGGTTAAATGAAAATAATGGTATCTGGATTGCAAATAAAACTATTCTGGTTGATGTTGTTGCTGATTTTATTCAGAATTGGCTTGAGGATAATATTAACCCAGAACTTTATACTGAAATGGAAAATACTGTAAGTCAGTATAATGATTATGAAAAATTTAAAAATGAAGTCCTTTATGTATTCTCAGATATGATTGATACAAGAAGAAAATCATTTGAAGAGCAATTAACTAAATTTGAAACAACTGAATAATATGGAAAATAAAAACACTATCTCGGTAATACTACCTATCAAATCAGCAAGAGCTGTTGACTTTGATGAATTTTTTGGAAAATGTATCACATCTATTAAAAATCAAGACGGACTTGTAGATGAAGTTGTCATTGTTCACACTAGTGAGGATAAACTTAAAGAACATCTTAATTCATTTGATTTTGGAGACCTTAATGTTGTTTTAAGGGAATACGAAGGGAAACCAAGTTTTGCTGGACAAGTAAATGCTGGTGTTGACGAAGCGTCATCGGAATGGGTGTCTGTTTTGGAGTTTGACGATGAGTATTCAAACGTGTGGTTTAAAAATGTAAAAAGTTATATGACTTACTACCCAGAAATTGATGCGTTTATGCCAATTGTTGTTGATGTTGATGATAAAGGTGTGTTTGTTGGTTTTACAAATGAAGCAACGTTTGCTGCAAACTTCACAAATGAAATGGGAAGATTAGATCACGACACATTACTTACTTACCAAAACTTCCAGTTCTCTGGTCTTGTAATGAGAAAAAGTTCATATACAAAATATGGCATGGTTAAGGAATCATTTAAATTAACATTTGGTTATGAATTCTTTTTAAGAATGACAAGTAATGATGTTAAATTCTTAACAATACCTAAAATTGGTTACAAACATATGAATTTGAGAGAAGGATCTATTTTCTGGAACTATAAAAATGGTGAGGATAAAATGGTTGAGGACGAAGTTAGATTTTGGATTGATTTGGCTAAGAAAGAATATCTATTTATTAAGGATAGAGAGATAAAGTATGAACCACAAGAAGTTTAATGCTGGTTGATGAAAATGTAAATTTAACAGAAGAATTAAAGAAAAAGAAAGGGAGAAAACCAAAAACAACAGCGTATTTCGCAGAAAGAGAGGAAGAGGCAGTTAGAAATTATCTAACTGCTGAAACTTTTGATGAGAAAAACAAAATTTACAATCAGTTTTTAAGAGACCCTTTAGATAAAATGATATCTTCAATTATTAGAAGATACAAATTATACAGAAAAGATATGAATTTTGATGAGATTCATATTGACACACATTCTTTTTTGATGACAAAAATTGATAAATTTAAACCATCAAAAGAAAAAAAGGCCTATTCATATTTTGGAACAATATGTAAAAATTATCTGATGGGTCAAATAATGAAGGATCAAAAGGAAACAAATCGTAAAATACCATACGAAGATATTTCCTCAAATCTAGAACACACACCAGATATGATTTATTATATTGACAATGAAGAAATATCAACGGATGAAATTATTAAAAAGTTTTTATCAAAGTTAAAAGATGTTTTAGAAAATAACGAAAAAATAACTTCAGAAGAAACAAAGTTAGGTCAAGCGATACACGATTTATTTGAAAATTACGGTTTAACCTTTCCTGAATCTGGGAATAATAAATTTAATAAAAATGTGATTCTCTTTGAATTGAGAGAGATGACAAACCTATCAACTAAAGAAATTAGAAATTCTATGAAGAAGTTCAAAAAACTTTACTTAGAAATATTACAAGATATTTTAAAAGATTAATATTTATTATTATGCGTCCTAAAAAGAAAGAAATTAATTTAACAAAAGAATCTATGTTATCTCTTATGCAAGAGATATATAATGAACTTGTTGAGCAGAGAAGTACTGCGGTCAGAATTCAAAATAAAATGTTAACTATGATGAAGGAACCGGAGGATATGACACTTATTGGTCCTATAATTGAGAAACAACAAAAGATAATAAACGACTGCGTTGAAAAGAAATTATCTCTTTCTAAACTCCAGGCTCAAATTTGGCAAAAATCAAGTGATAGACAAGAAGAAATAACCTTATCTGATTTAGATTTGGATGGCGATATATTCAAAAATTTAATTGACAAAGATACGTCCACTGATAACACCTATAAAATGAAAAAATAATGGTAATTGATATAGATCAGGGGTATGAATCAATTGGGGACTCAATACAAAAAAACAAAACTTATAGAAAATTAATAAAGGATATTGAGCGACTTAAAAAAAAGAATGGTAATACTTTTGAGAAAAATAAAAAAAAGGTAACTAGAACATACAATAGTTATAAAAAAAAATATGATAAAAAGAAAGCTAATACACAAAAGGCTTTAAAGAATAATTTAACTCAATTAGACCAAATTCTTAATATCAAATTTTTGTCAGCCGAAGACGCTTTTAGTAAAAATTTAAATGAATCAAAAATATTTGACCCAGAAAAATTAAGAAAATATGAAACGGGTGGGTCCGTACAAAAATATGTTATTAACAGATTTATTACCGCATTAACAGATTTAAAACCAAAAATTTTAGAGTTATTAGAAGATGAGGTTTTAACTGCGGCTGGTTGTTCACAAGATCAAACATATAGTGCAAACCAAGACATTTATATTAAATTAACATCTATTGATTACCTAACACAATTGGAGGTTGACCCAACGACTAAGATTGGAAAGGTTGTTTACGAATCAAGGAATTTGCAGTACCCGTCAAAACCATTTCCAATGAATAAAGAGTTGTATAATAGAACTCAAAATCTGAACCAACCATTCACAATTCAATATTCACAACAATATAAAGGTATATCAACACAAGATTTATTTGACATTGCCTATGTTGAGTTAGATGGTAACGGAAACCCTGGAAGTTTTTTCAGGGTAAATCTTGCAAATAGAACGACCGGTAATAAAGTAAAAGATTTCTTAAAGGATTATTACAAAACTATTGATCCCATAGATTTAAAAAATGTTTTTGCAAATTTAATGAATATTTTAACTGGAGCAATTTCAATCGCAAAAGGAGACGGAGAGAATGAAATTGGTGGGTTACAAAAGTTATTTTTAATTATGCAAAGAGTTCTAGGTCTTTGTTTTGATAGTACAGAAGAAATTGATGTTTCTGGTTCTGCAAAAGTATCAGAACTTGATAATGTTGACGACTCTTTTTTTGAATTTGATGAGATTGATATCAATTTCATAAATGAGCAAACATCAAATGTTTTAAATGGTGTTGCAGAATTTATAGAATGTGATAATGTAAAATTACCAATAAATCAATCAGCGATTATAGACGCTATTGATGGTTTAAATTTTATACCGGGATCAAATAATAGTAATAGTATTAATAATGCTGAAAATTTAACTAAAGCTCTAACAGACAATCCAGATTGGTTACCATTAAAAATTAATATTGATGGTGACTTTATTAGGGAATTCCCAAAGGCAGTTGTTATGACCGTTTTATCACCAAAAGTTATTTTACCATTTGCGGCTGTTTTGTATTCACTTGGGAATAACATTATGGATACTATTAATTCGTATGAAGATTTTTATAAAAAATTTAGAACATTCTTTATAAATGTTGCGACAAAAATTGGTGCAATATTTATAAAAATAATTTTTGATATAATTGTTAAAGATATTAAAAATTTAATAAAAGATATTTCAGGTCAAATTCTGAAAGAAAAACAAAATAAAAAAATTGCGGTAATTTTAGCTTTGACCCAAATTTTATTGGCAATTGCTAAAATTGTTACAGATTTTAGAAAATGTAAAAGTGTAATTGATGATTTAAAAAATCTTTTAAACTTAACTAAAAAAAGTTTTGGGGATCAGGTTCCGTTACCACTTCTTTTGGCTTCAAAATTTGTTGATGGGTTTTCGGCTAGTAGAGCAACACTTAATGTGATTGAGGAGTTTGAAAAACTTGGGTTACCTACTGGGCCTATGCCAGATGGGAGTCCAAACCTAATGCTTGCCGCAGTAAAAGGAATAATTGATGGTATTGACAAAGAGCAATCACAAAATGGACAAGTTCAAGTAGCTGTTGATTTTCTATCAATAACCCCAATAGGACAAACAATACCAAAAGTAATTTATGGAAAATCACTTTAATGAATCACCAAAGATAACATCAAAAGAAATTTTGGATATAATATCCGAATATAAAACATCGTCTAATAAACAATTAGAAACGGTAATGGATTTTATTATGTTAGATTTTAATAACACAAAAGATCACGTAATAAAACTAACTAACCATTTAGATAAACTTGAGGTTACTTATAATAAAATATTAAAGGAATACAAATCTAGGAATGGTAGATAAAAGAATTATAATACCTGGCAAAGTTCTTGACAACAAGGATCCACTTATGCTTGGTCGTATTAGGGTCTTACCCTATAAGACAGAAAATGAATTACAAGCATATCCGGAAGGTTGGGAAGAAAATAAAAAGAACTTAATCTGGACAAAGGTTGACCCATTTGTCACGTTGCCTTTACTACCTTATTATGTTAATCAAATTCCTGAAGTTGATGAGTATGTAAATATTATTTATTCAACTAGGGAAGAAACAAAAGATGCTAATAAATTTTATGTTCAAGGACCAATTACAAGGCCTTGGAATAATGTTAGGGAGAACTATAAAAACTCCGAACAAATGCTCGCAAGTGGTGACTACTTAAAACAAGCCGACGATATTAGAGATAAACAAAGTGGTGAAGTAAAAAGTCAATATAAAGGTCTATATCCAGAACCTGGGGATAACGCATTAATTAGTCGTGGGACAACAGATTTTATTTTAAAAAAGAATGATGTTTTAATCCGTGCCGGAAAATATACTTTAAATAATGAAAATCAAATACCAAAACCATATACAAATAGATCGTTTGTACAATTATCAAATTACGATTTAACAATTGTTGATGATGGAACTGAGGATGTTACTATTTCCACCTTTGATGATAGATACGTTAAATTATATCTTGAGTGGTCAATAACAAATATAAATTTAACCGGACAAACAATTGATGGGTACGTCAGATTAAATAGTGTTAAAGAAACACCAGAAACATTAACAGCAACTTTTGATTTATCTAGTGGTAGCACAACCAACACAGACCCAATACCCGGAAGTAGATTTGAATTTACTGGATACTCACAACAGGAAGTCATTGATATTGTTAATCAATACATTAAGGGTGTTAATAATGGTTGGGTTAATTTTCCTAATTTGAATTTTTCATACCCTGCTGGTGGTGGAGCCGCAAATTTAGTTGGTCAGTTCCCATTTGTTTTTGGTCCTAACCCAACGACAAATCAACTAAGAAATAGTGATGATCCTGAAATATTTAGTTTTATTACAAACATTTATAATAATGTAAAATTTAATCCGGCTGATAGCTATTTTGGTTTTGGTTTATTATGGAATAAGGACACTGTTGGTCCTCAAGCCAGTGACACAACACAAACAATCAATAAAATTAAATACAACCAAACACCAGTTACATATGGTGTAATGGGTGGGGATTTTTTATATATGTTATCACATAATAGTCAAAAACCAAGTAGTAATAAAATTGATTTAAAAGACACGTTATATGGTATAACCCAAGAAGAATTTGTAAATAAAATTAAACCAAATACAAGTTCAATGGTAAGAGGTGAAGAGCTTTTAGATTTAATAAGTAAGATTGTTGAGTTTTTAACAAATCACGTTCATCCATTTCCTGGAATCCAACCAATACAAGAACCAAATAATGGTGTCAAAGTTTCTGATATAACAACTTTACTTAATAACGCACAAAATACAATTCTAAATCAAAATATTAGAATTAATTGATATTTATATAAAAAACATAAATGTCAATTCATAATTCATATTTCAGTAGAAATAATACAATTGTTTATAGTGGTCTAACAAATACCGGTAGAAACCCTATCGTTGAGTTATATTATGGTGATGGTAATGTTAAAGACCCAACCGGATTTTCAAGATACATTTTTGATATTGATTTAGAATCTCTTATGGAAAAATACAATCAAGGTATAATTTCAACGGGTTGCTCCACAAATATCAAACATATTTTAAGAATGACAAATACCGGATCTTTTAGTAGGGATTATTTAAACACAAAAACTTCAGACGAAAAAGAAAGGGCAACATCATTTGATTTAATCCTTTGGAGAATCCCATATACGGATTTTAATGAAACATTACCACAAAATTGGGACGAAGGTGTTGGTTATGATTTTAATGATGTAAACCCAGTTGAAAATGATAGGAACTACTCTGATAGACCCTCAAATTGGGTACAAAGAGAAACAATATACAATTGGGAACAACCAGGAATTTATAATAATTTAAATAAAGGAGTCTTTAATTTTTCAGCTCTTACAATTCTTGACGTGCAACATTTTGAATTTGGGAACGAGGACATTGAATTTGATATGACTAATGAGATAGACTCAGTTCTTAATGGTTCATTTACAAATCCAGTTGGTTGGGGTATATCTTTTTTACCACAACTTGAGAACTTAACCGGAAATACAAAAAGTTACTATACCGGATTTTTCTCAAGACATACGCAAACATTTTATGAACCACGACTTGAGACATCTTACAATGATTTAATTGATGATAGTAGAAATAACTTTGCACTTGGTAAAACTAACAAACTTTATCTTTACACATATGAAGATGGTGACTTTTTAAATCTGGACCAAAATCCACTTGTTACAATTATAGACCAGAATGGTGACCCAATAACTGGACTTGTTAATCTACCAACTTGTAAAAGAACAAAAGGTGTTTATGAAGTTACAATACCACCACTCTTGGGGATAAAACCAAATTGCATTTTAACAGATGTTTGGTCAAACATAAAAGTTAATAATTTCACACTTCCAAATACGGTAAATGAATTTGTTGTTTATCCTTACCAATCATCCTTTCAAATAGGGACCACAACTTTAGATCCTAAAGTTTATGGGTTTGATTTCTTTGGTATCAAACAAGACGAAAAGATTTTAAATACCGACATAAGAAAAGTTGGCGTAATAATTAAACAAGCATACACAACCAATAAAAGGTTACCAAATGTAGATTCATATTATAGGGTCTATGTTAGAGAAGGACAAACAGAAGTTCAGGTTCAAGATTGGACAAAACTTAATAAAACTCCAAATGAATACTATTTCATTTTTGATACAAGAGATAAGATTCCAAACGAATATTTTGTTGATTTAAAAGTGATTTCTAACGGAGAAATAAATACTTATAAAAGAACAATCAAGTTCCAAATAGTGAATAAAAAGTAAAAAAATATAGAAATGGCAAATTATTTAATAACAAATTGTGGTGGTGGTACAGTAATAGTTGATTCTGGTGAATCTTCGTTAATGATAGGAGGTACTTATTATCTTGGTTTTACAGGTGAAACATCGTCTGGTTGTTATACTATTAATTCTGAAACTTCAGACCCCGCTGATGATACTATAAGTACTATAGTAAGTAGGTATGACAATTGTTTAGAGTGTCTACAGAATAACGAGTTTTCTTTTTTAGCTTCAGCTTGTACAACTGAGTCAGTTATTTTAATAAATCCAAGTCAATTTACTGAATGGCCAATTGGTAATTTCTACACAATATGTGATGATGTAGAATGTGATTGCTTTGAAGTTTATGGGTTTATTGAAGCTATAACTTCTAGTGTTTACACAATTTCTGTACCATATTCCGATTGTAGCTGTGAAATTCCACCTAGAAGTGCAAATACGGAAACATTTATTTGTGTTACAGATTGTGAGTTCACAGGATCTACCGCAGTTTCACCTCCACATCCAGTGTGGACAGATGGCTATGGAACACCGGTAACACAATTAAATATGGTATTAATTGGTTCTGGAAACGGATTAAATGGATAATTAAAAATATTATGGATAGGATTAGTCAAATATTAAGAAAAGTTTTAAAAGAAGAAGAAGGAAGGTCTAATAGATATATGTTTTTCTCTAATTTACAACAAATGAGAAGACAATGTGATTTGCTTTTGGATTTAGATGAAAGCATGGTTGAGGAAATTCTAGAGAATGGCCACGATTGGGCGCAAGATCATATTGCAGAAGCAAAAAACAATATGGATCAGGTTTTTGATTTTTTAATGAATGAATCAAAAAAGGATGGTATGGAGTTGTCAATGAATATTGATGACGATGATATGATGATGGAAGGAAGAAAAAAAAAGAATGTTGCAACTAATAAAAAATTATGGCAACAATCTTTATCTTGGGCTAGAGCAAGATACAACGTTTGTCCGAGTGCATATTGTAATGGTGCTGCCGTTAAGAGGTACAACTCCAAAGGTGGTAAGTGGACAAAAAAATAATTTACAGATTTAGACACTTTACCCAAATTCCATATATTTATATATATGGAAACAAAGTATTGTAAAGAATGTAATGAATTAAAACCATTAAGTGAATTTTATACTTCACAAAAAAGTTTATTATGTAAACATCACCACAAATTACGAGGTAGAACCAACAAAAAAAAGTATAGAGAAGATTCAAAAAATATTGAAAAAGAAAAATTAAAATCACAAGAAAGAAAATTGAGATTATGGGTCAATAATTTATTACACTCAACAAAAAGAAGGAATTGTGAAAATACATTAACTGTTGATGAAATTCTTGAAATTTATAAAAGTCAAAACGGACTATGTTATTGGTTTAATATACCTTTAATTCCAACACTGACGAATAAACACCCACAACAACCTTCAATTGATAGATTAGATAGGTTTAAAGGTTATACAAAGGATAATGTTGTTTTAACTTGTTACGCTGCTAACATTGGAAGAAACGAAACAAGTGTTGATGTTTGGCAAAATTTTATTTCTTTATTATTTAATGGTAAATCACAAGAATCTAAATTAGGTTCTGAAATTGCTAATTTAAAAAATAAAATACAAGAATTAGAAACTAGAGATGAATTTGTAATATATGATGAAAATTTAAATGAAACGGTTGTTACAAATTTATATGAATATGGTAGACAAAATAATATTAGTCAAAATACTTTAAGTTCTGTCAGAAAGAAAATAAAAAGAAACACACAAAAAGGTTTAATAATTTTAAACAGAAGTAAAAACGAAACAATTGAAAAAAGAGTTTATAAATTAATATCGCCAGATGGTGTTGAATTTAATTTGACTTCCTTGAGAAATTTTTGTTTAGAATATGGTTTGAATGACAGTGCATTACATAGGGTTGGTAAAGGTGAGTTACAACATTATAAAGGTTGGAAATGTGAATATAATCAAATATTATTGAAATAGTTTGGTGGTATAATTATTTTTTTATATTTTTGTAGAAATAATAAACAATGAAAAAAAGAATTAAAAGATTTTTTAAAAGAATAAAATTAAGATTTTATTTATGGTCAAAAAAAAGAGACATCATACCTTCGTATGAGGAAAATAAAACACCATATGAAAAAACTTGTTTTTTAATTTGTCTTAAAGCAATCAAAGATAAAAATACAAAATTTATGATTGCCCCCGTCTCAAACAAGAGGTATATTGAAAATAAAGATATGGATATCTTTATCACTTTAGATGAAGGGACTGTTGATTTAACAAATCACATTTATCATTATAATGTAAAGTTAACCAATAGGGATTGGGAAAGAATTACGTATGTGTTTGATTTAGAAGCTGAGAAAAGAAGATTAGAATATGAAGAAAAAATTAATTCTCAGATAAAAAATTCTTTACACGATGTCTTAAAAAGAATTTCTGATTTCAGATAGAACCCTATTAACAATATAATCAACAGATTCATTCTTTGGTTTGTATGAAACCATAACTGGTTTTTGTCCTTTACCGGTTTGAGTATCTTTTTTTTCCGCTCTTCTTTTTTGTTGACAAGCAGATTTTTTTTCCGAATCAGACATTTTACCCGCAACACCGGCCGCTCTACATTTAGGGTATGAACCTTCACTAGCATCAGATCTTCCGCAAGGTGGGTGTTTACCATTAACCTTTCTACATATATCAACCCAAGGACCCTTTGGTTGTGAAGAACCTTTTGGTTTTTTCTTTTTACCAAACCATACAGCAAGGTCTTCTTCTAATTCATTTGATTCTTTAATCGGGACTATTTTTTTTCCTTTGCCCGGTGTTGGGTTTAGATTATTTCCGTCTTCATCACTAAATGTTGAATTTGGGTGTTTTTTAATATAGTTTGTTGCTTTCTCAGCTTGACGTTCAATTTCCTTTCTTTGTTTTGGTTTTATATCCATTTTCCCATCAAAACTATCATATTGTAATAAAGGACTATCATAATGTGAAACCTCATCTGTAAAAGGACCTAAAGCCGTTTTATCAAAGTTTCTTAATCCTGGTTGTAATGGTATAATATAAGACCCTCTTGAACCAGTGTTATTACCGGTTGCTTCTTTTAATATTTTCTTTATTATTTCTCTTACATCCATTATATTATAAATATTATGGAAGATGAAAAAAAAGAGTTGTACGGAAATCTATTTGGGACTATTGACATCCTATCAGAAGATCATTTAAATATTATGTTAACAACAATGGATAAGGATAGTTCCCTATATTTTATTGTGGAGTCTTTGAAAGCCGCACACAAACGTGGTGCTTTCACAATTGGTGAAACGGAAGTAATATCAAAGGCTATCCGGGTGATTTCTAGTATGGATTGATTTAGTATATAACATTACGTGTACGTGATAAAAACAAAGAACAATAATTGCCCAAGTTTCCATCCAGTATAATCCATCAAAAGTTAAAAAAATTGTGGACAAAAGATATACCGGTAAGTATAGTCTAAATCTCTTTATTGACCACAAAGGAAACACACACACAATAAAAAAACCGACAGCAAGTACATTATGAATTGTGACATAATCCTCAACTGAAAAAACGGTTAAAAGTAAAAGAAGTACTGCTGGTATTCGCCAATGAGGTAAATCAAAAAAGAAATAACTTACAAGTGCGTTTGTAAAAATAAAAAGTGGTTGTAATGGTGTGTTCCAAGATTGTGAAAGTGAAATTAAGTCTCCACAAGTAAAATAAATAATAAAAGGTTGTAATACTGCGATTAATGCGGTAAACAACCTTTTATATAGTTCAAAATTACTTATCATCTAATAACCTTTCTCATTGTCCCATCATCATATATTTCTACATAAACATCAGAAATTTTAAGTTTTTCAGGATCAATTTCCTGACCATTTAAATTAACATATTTAATTATAGTTTTTTTACTTTCTAAATCTATATTATTTATAGTTATTGGTCCAAATGTGTCATAAACACCATTTAAATCATATTGTTGTAATCTATAATAGTTTATGTTTGGGTCAACTTTAAAATCAACAACATCGTAGGTTATTTCTTGTGTTGAATTTCCTGCTGCGTTTAGTGTTGCGATAGTAGTCCATATTTCACCATCTCTACTTTTTTGTAGGTTAAAGTGGCTTGTATTTTGTTCAGATACAGTTGACCAAAATAAATAATTATTTGGACCTTTATTCACACCATTAAAAGTTGATAATTCAACAGGTAATGGGTTTGGATCTGAAAGTGCTATTTTTATATTTGGTCTAAGACTAGATTGTACACCATTTGACGTGGGATATGACGCATCTTGGTGACTATACCCTACCGTATTAGTTTTTGATGTGTAATAAAACCAAGGTTCGTCAAAAGTATATGTACCATTTCTATTTTCCCATTTTATAAGTAAGTTATTTGTGTTATTCCAAGGAAATGGTGTTTGTAGTGCAATTTCGTTCCACCCAATATTCCAAGTAACACTACCATCATAAACCAATGTATAGTTAGATGATACATAATTTGTTTGTGCGTTTTCACTAACCGGTGAGGGTAATACTGATAGTGTTGTGTGACCCATATATATTTTTTGGTTTGTTGCGGTATAAGGACCTGGTGTGGTTGGGTCTACTTGGAAACGTATTTTTGTAATGTTTCCTTCTGTATTAATTTCCGACTGTAAATAAATTATTTCAGACCACCCATATTTGTAGTAATGATTGGCGGGTGCGTTATAAACAACACCTTCACCACTACCTATACTTACTATGGTACTTCCTGCCGTACTACCTTTTTGATACTTAACTATTGCACTAGCGTTTATGGTGTTACATGTACTTGAGGCAGACCAACGAGTTAAAAGTATTGAATAATTACCTGAAGTAGTACAATACCATGTTATTTCTGATTGTGTATTAAAATAATCATCACTCCACGCTAAAACTGAACCTCCAGTTGCTGTAGAATATAAACGAAGATATGTATCTACCGTAGTTTGACCTACAGTAGAAAAGGTGTATTCATTACCCGCTTCAGCATAAAAATTAAACGCTCTACGACCAGCGGCATAAGCTGGCGTATATTGTAAGGTTGTTGTTGGAGTAATTGTCTCATTTGTTGTTGCGGTATTACAATACTGTGACAATCCTGAAAAAGTCATTAATAAAGTAAAAATAAATAATATTAAATTTTTCATAACTACGTTTTTATTATTATAAATATCAAAAATAAATGTTATAATCAAGTTTTTTGATGTTATTTGTTTATACTACCACTTTTAAGTCGGTAAAACTAAGTTCTATATTATCAGAAACAACAAATTCAAATAAATTATTTGACAATATCTCCAAATCTTTACCTAATTCAAGTAGGTCTTCGTCAGATTCCTCATAAAACCAAATAACATTATTTTGTTTAAGATTGATTAACTTAATTAAGTGGAGTATAGAATTGGTGTTAATGTGATTTAATTTTACCATAATTGTTTTTATCTCATATTTTTTAATTTGGTTTATTATTAATGACCAAAATAATTCTGGTTCAAACAATATTGATTTACCCTCAATACTCAAAGTATTGTTGTTATGATTAAAAACAACTTTTGGTGTTGTATTAGTTTTTTCTGATAGTGTTGTTCTCATTTTTTTATTTTTATTTCATAACCAAAAAAGGCCGTTAATATTTCTTCTTCATCCTCTTTAACTAAATCATCTTCACAAAGATTTAATATTTCAGACAGAGTTGTTTTGTCTTTTATTTCATCAGTTACTTTTTGTTTAAACCTCTGAACCCCCCTAATCATTTCTAAAGTTTCTTCAATATCACTTATGGATTTTATATTTTTATCGTTAGAACTTTTATTTATCTCATCTAATAGGTCCCGTATAACTTCCCAACAATGGTCATCCACCATATTTATAACCCTAATTTTAGCCTCTTCAAGAATAAGTTCTATTTTCATTTTTTTTAACTTTTATATATTCTTTTTATTACCCCACCCTCAACCATAAAGTAAAAACCAACGGGGGCATTATCAAATCTAATTTGTTTTCCGTTCATATCTAAAACAATTTCTGGATTTAATTTTTCATTAGTGTTTATTATTTCTCCTATATTTAATATTTCTTCTGTTAAATTAGATAAAATTACATTCTCAGAGGACATACATCCATTATCATCTGTAACTAATACCTCATAAAAATCCGATACCACACTATTTAAATCCTCACTAATTTCACCATGATTCCATTGATAGTTATACGGTTTAGTACCACCAACCACATCTAAATCAATTGATCCAAAGGTATTTTGAGTTGGTTGTACGTAATTTAAACTTGTAACAAGTAGTTCGGGTTCGTTAATTGTAAAATCTTCCATTACAACACACCCTGATTGGTCTGTTACATTTACCTGATAGTACCCAGGTTTTAAATTTGTCATAGTACTTAATGTGTTACCATTTGACCATTCATAAGTTAAAGTAGAATCACCACCTTGTGTTGAAACACTTATCCCACCATTTTCAAAACCATAACACGTTACATGATTAATTTCGGATTGTGTTGTTATTTCACTGTAAGATTCAATTTCTCTTTCTGAGTAAAATTTACAACCTTTAACATCTTTAACTTCTATACTATAAAAACCAGTAGAATCTACTTCTATTTTATCATTAGTACTACCATTAGACCATTCAAAAGATAAAGGAACTTGACCTGTAATGTTGTTAAATTTTGCCTGTCTTTTTGAATCAACACAATTAACATCAGTTATTAGTTCACCCTCAATCGTATTGAATTTTTTTGCCATTAAAACAGCTTTATAAGAATCTAATTTACCTGAACCTAACATACCAATATAGTTTTGGTTAACTTCATAAATTGAGCTATCAGCAGTTTCTTTAAGAATATACTCAATTTGATCGGGAGTTAAACAAGGATTAACAGATAACATCAAAGCTACGGTTCCTGAAACAAGTGGTGTGGCGAAAGAAGAACCATTTCCTGTAACATATTGACCCGGTGATGTTGACAACACTATGTCGTATCCAGGAGCCGAAATATCTACTTTATTATTGTGTTGGTGTGTTGAATTTGGGTTGCCGATGAATCTTTCGTGATTGTTGTTCGGTCCAACAGATGTAACTGAAATTACGTGTTCGTATGATGCAGGATAAACTTCGTTTACTGACCCACCACAAGTACTTCCGTTACCAGCGGCTGCTATTATAACAGAACCGTTGTTATGAACCTCATTTATAACTTGTTGTGCGTAATAGTTAAAATAACAACTAGAAGCCCAACTAGCGTTTATTACTCTTGCTCCTGAATAAGTTGCTTCAAGTAATTCATTATAATCCATAACTCTTAGTTGTAACTTTGAATTGTAACCAATTGAACTTTTACCGGCGAAATTATTTGTGTTACCTGCAGCTGTTATAGCTACCGCGGTACCATGAGTATAATCAGTACTATAGTTGTCAATTGTTCTATAAGTAATTTTACCACCAAGATCTTCGTGATTGTGGTAATAGTTTGCATCTGTAATAGCAATAACTACTGAAGTATCTCCGTGTGTGATATCCCAAGCTTGTTCAGCGTTTATTGAATTAAGTGCGTAATCGTACATAAAAACTGAGATGTCGTTTGGGGTGTCAAGAGTTTTATATTCAGGACCTAATTCAGGTTTAACAAAATTATTATTTTTAGAAGTTCTTACTAGTAATTCATTAACATCACAATTACAATTTATTTGATAAACTTGTTGTAATTCAGAATTATGTGATGATGGAAACGCCTTTTTTATTTCTGTAATACTAAGGTCTGAGATTGAATTTAAAACCTCAGTTCTTTTTGATTCATAATTTGGGATTTTTACCCATACGTTGTCCTGAGATAAGACACTAATTGTTGTTGTTAAAATTGTTAAAATTGTTACTATTAAATTTTTCATAATGTGTATATTTTTTATTGTATACACATAGTTAGTCATATAATGGTATAAAGTCCTTTTGTGGGGGGTATAGTATTTTTAAATTAAGGGGTACGCTCTATAGTAGTATAAGTACTACATACGAATGGTTAGGTAAAAATACTTAAATGGGGTAAAATTTTGTATGATAGTTTATTTCATAGTTTTTTCTATAAAACCATCATCATATATAAGTAAATATATTTCACCTTCTTTCATATTTAACACCGCTTGTCCCATTAAATTTGTGATTTTTATAAGTATTCTATTCTTATGTTCTTTAATGTAGATAATACTAAGATTTTCAAATTTACCATCATAATCTGTTTGTCTTAAAATAAAATATCCAGAACCAATCGTATTTCTAATTGAATATTTATGTTTACCTTCAGATGGTACATTATATTTTGGTTCAAAATTATACCCATCCATTGAGTGTAATATTGTGTAATAGTCATTATTATATTCTGAATATATGTCCCACCATAAACTATCTCTATCTCCTTCAAAAGAGATTAAACTTACCGGTAATGGGGTTGTCATTTGCCACAATTCAAAATTATCTAACCACCATTCTTCACCTACGGAATTAACTCTAACATAAACTCTTGCGGTAAATTGTGTTACGTTTGTAAATTTTAAACGTATATCAGAATAAGTTCCGTTTTGTGCTGAATATGTTGTGAGTGTCCCGCTTGCTGTTTTTTGTATTAATGTTGTGTTGTAATTCCATAACGCATTATCATAACCATTAATTTTTATCTCTTGAACCAAAGTAGTATTATCGGTACTAATATAAAGTAATACGTAATCGGCAATATCAACACCAGCACTTAAAGATGACGATGAACCAAATTTATAAGACCCTAATCTAAATCTAAATTCATACTCAAATCCTTGGTCTAATCCTGTGATATTTGGTAAAACATAGACCCCTTCTTCAATGTTTGACGTTCCATTACCGGTACCGATTAAAGCTGCTGATGATGTACTACTAACAAACGCGTTGGCGTAATAACCGGTATTATTTCCATACCCAACTGACCATCCGCCTAACCAATTGAATGATTCAATATAGTCGTATTTTATTAAAGTTTGTGAAAATAAAAATGGTGGGAAAAAAACTATTAAAAAAAATAAAAAAAACTTTTTCATATTAACAATAAATAGATAAAAAGGTTAAAGAATGTAATGATTTATTTAATTATTAACAATAACTTATCATATATGATATTTTATTTAACAAAATAAAAAAAGGTCAGATTTCTCTGACCTTTTCAAGGGTTATTTAAGTTTTGATTATCTCAATTCTCTTAAATCAAATGTACGAACTCCATCAACAGTGATACGAGCGTAGAAACGGTTGTTAACCATTTTCTTAGCGTATCTTGTCATAATACCTTTGATAGGTGTGAAGTTGAATGGGTTGTACATTGTAGGTGTTAACTGAAGAGGTACGTATGGTGCGTAGATGTATCCAGTGTCTAACAATGATGTTCCTTTGTGACCCAACAAGATTGTGTTTGGTGGGAAGTAAGGATCACGATAAACTTGGTAACGTCCAGCAAGAGTACCAACTCTTTCAATACCCATATTGTATTGGTCTTGCTCAGGAGACGCGTTAGATACGTGGAAGTATTCTAAATCGTCAAAGATAGCTGAAACTTCAGAAGAAACAACAATCCAGTTAGCACCACCTCTAAGTGTAGACTTGTGGATTTGTGCAGACAACTGGTTGATTGCTGTAATCAACGTTTGGTTCCAGTCTTTCTGTGTGTAAGAAGTAGTCAAAGACAATCTTCTCCATCCATTGTAATCCCAACGTAGGTTCCATGCAGCACCTTTACGAAGGTCTCTTAGGATTTCACGGTCAATTTCCGCAGCAACTTGTTCTGAAAGAAGAGCAGTAAGCTCAGCTTCAGCATCAATGTTATGGAATGCCGCAACGTCTTGAGCAAGCTCTGGAGACCATTGTGCTCTTAATTTTCTTTCAGTAACTGATACTGTAACAGACTCAAGGTCAAAAGAAACCTCTCCGATTTTTTCTTCAAACTCTAGTTCTTCGTAACGTCTCCAAACAGCAGTAAATGATGTTGCAGATGTGATAGCAGAAAGAGTAGAACCAGTGTACCCATCAAGTGAAGTGTCACCACAAGATGCACAAGCAGGACAAGAAAGATCTACTTCAAGAATGATACAACCATTAGCGTTACAGATATTGTTAAAAGAACCACCATTTCCATCAACTGGGAATGTAGTTTGATATTGACTACCATAGTCAACAATTCCTTTACCATATTTTTGAGTTACAACTCTAAATAAAAGTGGTGATGCACCAACTGTAGGAACTGGACATACGTTAGCAGCATCAAATCCTAATCCTGTATTAGTAAGGATTTTAAGGTCAGAAAGGAAAGATTCTGTATCAATTTCATTTCCGTCAGGTCCGATAAGTTTACCAGCACCTGGGATGTTACTCCACCCACAAAGTTTGATAAGAACTTTTCTTGTGTTACCAACATAAGCAGCGTCGTCATTGTTAGCATCAACTAAGTCACCATTTGACCATTTTACAACAGTAGCCGCTGCCGTGATAGCAGAAAAACGACCTTTAGAATAATCAAATAGACCAGCAGGATCCAATCCTGGCTCAGCTCCTTCGTAGAATAAATCATAAAGATTTTTTGAGAAAGGTGCGTTAGCGTTAGGTGCTGTATCAGCTCCTGGGTAACCTTGACCCGGTACGTTATAACCACCATTAACCGCTTCAGGAGAACCAATTGGTGGATAGTGAACACTACCAGCTTCATTTGGGTTATATCCTTGGATACGAGGTACAAAGTAGAACAATTTACCAATTGGTAAGTTCATAGCTTGTACTGATACGATATCGTTAGCTAACAATTTAGAGAAAACTCTTCTAACGATAGGGAAAACAACCGTTTCAAAAGCTCCGTTTGAACCTTCTGAAGTTGCTTCGTTAATTAGGTGAGATGCTTGGTTCTCATATAACTGAGCCACGTTCTCTTTTAGATGACCTTTAAGTCCATCAAGGAATCCTAATTTATCCCATTTGTTAATTGTATCTTCTTTGATAACTTTAAGGTGCTTAAGACCGATGTTACCAACAAGACCAGATTCTAATAATGCTCCCATTTTCTTTTTTTTTAATTTATTTTATGTATTTAATAAATACTATGTACTTTTAAAAAGTTTATTTTATTTTTCCCATCAAGTCTTTCATTCTCAAAAATTGTGGATTTTCATACGTTTTAGACTCAATTAAGTTAGCAGCCGAACCAGTACTTGGTGTTTTAGAGACTGTTCTCTCAAATGATTCTGTGATTGTATTTTCCGTAGATTTTGGAGATCCTAATTCATCCTTGATAGATTTGTAAAGATTTTTTGATTCTTTTAAAGTATCAACATTGTCAAATCTTCTAAGAATATTAATCTTTTCTTGTTTTGTTGTTGAATGTTCTGTAAACAATCTAGTTGCATAAGCAAGATTTGAGTTAAATATGGCAACCTCATTTAATTTAGTTCTGAATAGATCAAGAGCTTTTCTGTATTCTTCATTTTTTGCTCTCAAAACTTCTAATTCTTCAGTACCTTCTTTTCTTAAATGTCTTGGTGCCGCTTTTGGTTTTGGTAAACCTTCTCTACCCCAATACTTGCCATTAGCCAATGTTCTTGACGCTTCTTTAGTTTCAGTTTTTTTACCTTCAACTTTTTTCATTTTACCATCAAGGTTAGCACCTTCTTTGTATTCAAATTTTGCTTTACCAGTACCCATAGTTTTGTTAGCAGATTTTTTAACTGTTTTAAATCCACCACCCATATTAGGTTTCTTGTCATATTTGAATTTAGATGCGTTACCCATTCCGATACCTTTAGGTTTAATTGATTTTTTAGATTCGTAAATTGACTCTTCTACGCCGATTTCGTCTTCTAACTCAGTATCGTCTAACTCAAGTTCAAAGATAATTTCATCCTCTTCTTCATCATCAAAAGAAAATTCATCATCCTCTTCTTCATCATCAAAAGAAAATTCATCTTCCTCTTCTTCATCATCAAAAGAAAATTCATCTTCATCTTTCTCTTCGTCTTTAGAAAAGTAAAAATCAAAATCATCAACTTCTCTTGAATAGAGTTCTTCCAATTCTTCATCGGAACCCATTTCAGAAAAATCATTCACTTCAGAAAAATCATCCATTTCAGATTCACCTAATTGTATCAGATATTCGGTATCATTTTCTGTATCTGATAGATGTATCATTTTGTCATCTTTTTTTACAATAACACCATCATTATCTCCCATTGCTTTAAACACAGTTAAAACTTCTTCGTCTGAAGCTCCGGTTAAATCAATTGTGTCATCTTCTGTATCAGTATCAAATTCCATTTCAAAATCATCTTCTGTGTCATCCATGCCAAGCATGTCATCTTCTTCTTCGGAATCATCAACATCTAAATTATCAGTATCAATATCTTCCACATCTGTATCAACATCCGTGTCCTCAATATCAACCTCATCGTCTTCAACCTCATCTTGTTCTTTAAGAGATTCTTTTACTAATGAACTGATTTCTTCCTTCATTGTTGAAGAAAGTATTCCTTCTGCATTCTTGTTAAGAGACTCCTCCAGATTTGAAATCTGAAGTAACGCCTCTTCAATAACATTTTTATTTTTTGTCATTATTTTGTTTTCTATTAACAATAAATACTAACAAAAATGAAAAAATTCGTTTTGCGTGATATAAAACAAAAAAGGATGAACATTTGTCCATCCTTCAAGTATTTTTAAATAAATTGTATTTTATTCAATTACCTCATCAATTTTACTTTCTGTAATTGAAGTGATTCTCCAATCCATTGTGTAGTTTTCATAAATCTTGGTAACCTTTGCCTCTACATCTGTTGGTGTATATCCCAAAACTAATTTTTCTTCTTTAACTTTTTTAACTCTACCGGATTCACTATCAAGTAAATCTGAAGTAATTTTTGCTACAAAATATTTTTCTCCTTGTTCCATAATTTTTATTTTAATTAATTATAGAACAACTATTTTTATTTATCAAGAAAAGCGGATAATTTATCCATTAATTTTTTTGATTTATCAATTGCTGAAGCATCATCCATTTCACTACTTCTTGTTGATTGCATTTTCTTTTCCTCATCAAGATTCTCCTCATAATTCATTCTATCATCTTTATTTAAGAAAAGATATGCACCAGGAGTTGAGGGAGATGATACAAGGTCAAAACAAATTAATTCAAAATCTTTTTGTACCTCATTTGTTTCACCAACTTTTTTAAGTGAACCAACTCCACGAGATGAAATACCCAAAGTAACACCTTGTCTTAAGTAGTTTGCTGCCAAATCACCTTTTGTGGAACAAACTCCCCTTTCGTGAAATCCTGGACTTGTAAGCAATTTTAATTTACCCATAAGAACATTTCCTTCCCACCATACTTCGGTTATAATGTGTGATACCCGGTCAAGATCAATAAGAGAAGATTCTGGGTGATTTAATTCAGAAAGAGAAGTTCCTCTTTCAATCATCTTTTTATAATTTTCAGCTTCTCTTTTTAAAATATCTTCAGGATATACTCTACCGTTTCTATTTGGCGTATTGTATTTTTGTAATACAGCGTAGAACTCAAATGGTTTTGAGTGATCAAGGAAACTTTTATTTTCCATTATATAACTATTTTGAGTTACTTTAGGGTTGATATATCCGGCATCGTACTCAATTAGAATACCCTTTCCAGTTTCACTTGGTGATAAAATTTTATAATTACTCATCTTAAGTTTTAATAATAAATATTAATCAATCTGAGTTTTTATTTTTTCCGGTTTAATATTTCCTTTTTTTGTTAAATAGAATTTAAAAAATTTGTTATGTGTGAAAACCTCTGAGTATATATCTTTGGATAATTTTTTAAGTGTTTTTTTAAGAATTGGTGATTTAAAGTCAATAGGATTTTCTAGGTTGTATAGATTTATCTCAAGATTCATAAATGATTTTTTCTTTAATTGTATACCACTTGTTCTTAGGTCTAAATCAACTATAAATTTTTCATCAAATAAATTTTTATCAATATTATTAAACACAGAATGTTTTATATCTCTTGTCATATTAAGGACAACTCTTTCCCAGTTTAGACTTTCTTTTTTTGGTTCTACCCAGGTTTGTAAATTTAAATAAAGGGATTTGAATTCTTTTGAGTCTACAGTACCATAACTGACTTTACAAGTTCTAAACCCATTTATTTTGGAAGTTTTTCCTTTTTTCATAAAACTTTTTCATAATTATTTAGTTTATTTTTTAGAAGTTTATGTATTTTTGGGATATATATCAATATAATATCAAAATATGTTAAAAGTAGAAGTTAAAAGAGGTGATATAGAAAGGGCGTTAAAAGAACTTAAAAGTAAGGTGATTAAAACAAGACAAAATTCCCACCTAAATGATAGACGGGAATTTAAGAAAAAATCTGTTGTAAAACGTAGCCAGGTTAAAAAAGCAATCTATATTCAGAAACTAAAAATTACTCCTAAAGATTTGTAAATAAATCTTTTAATTTGTAATAATTTACTCTATTGTAGGTTTCGTTATTTAATTTATTAATTGTCTGATTAATTCTTGATGTTACTTCAGTATCATCGTTTGTTGATTTTAAATCATTTAATTTATCAAGAGTACTCTCTTTTAATACTTCATATTTAACCAATAATTTATCATTGTCTTCTGACAAGATTTTTTTAACTTCTTCTCTTTCAGATTCGTTAATACTAGATAAATAATCTGAAATTGTCTTATTAGCAACATCAACAATTTTACTTACTGGTAATTTTACCATATCAGTGTATTCTTCTTTTTTTGATTTTGATAAAGATTCTAAAATAAACTTTTTACTTTTAATTCTTGATTCAAGATTTAAGTTTTTTGTGTAGACTAGATTGTCAATATTTTCATATATGTTTTTAGTCTCTATTTCAGATAACCATAAATCTAATTCATTAATAGAGTTTGAACTTAAATTTTTAATACTTTCCTTTAAAGTGGTTATTGATTCGTTAAGGAATTCATTTGCAAAATCATCACTATAACCCTTACTTGAAGATAGTTCGTCGTACATATAATACATTTCTTTTAATGTCTTGTTTTTTAATACAAGTTCACTAAAAATAAAAATGTCTTTTTTAAATGATTCCTTAAGGTATGAATCTGTTAGACATTTCTCTATTTTACTTTTTATAAGTCCAAATTTCATTTTAATTGTTTTTTAATAAATATATTACTTATCTAAAATCTTCATAAGTTCTTTTTCTATTTCACCTAGAGAGTTATTACCAATTAATATTTCATTATCAATATTTTCTAATAATAGATTTTCCATCTTTGCCTTACTTTCTGGTAGACCACCTTCTGGTCCTCCCGGAGGTGGTCCTGGTGGTGGTGGAGGACCTCCTAAGTCACCACCCATATCCATTCCGCCACCTTCGGCCGGTGCTGCGGCTGTTGAGTCGGTTACCCCACTTACAGTTTTATACAAATTGTCAATGTTATCAAATAATCCGGTATGTGTAATAATTGTTGGTGTGTTTACAAGTTCTGCCGCAACCGCTTTCTCCATTCTTTGTCTTTGGATATCTAATTTGATATCCTCGTCTGACCAACCAAATATATGTTTCTTAGCCCAAGTCGCCGATGTTGGTGCGATTGTTCCTTGGATATCTGTAACCAAATCTTTATAAAGTAATACTTTTTCTTTCCAAACCTCAACCATAAGAAGATCAGCTTGTTTTGACGGGTTTGTAAGACCTAATGTAAAGTTTGTAAGTTCGTCCTCAAATCCTAAAAGAAATAAATGAATAATTGCAATTTTGTTTAATTCAGATAGCATATTTTTCTGAATTTTATTAATTGTTCTTGCAAAACGAATATCAAGTAGAGATAAATTTTTACCATCACCAACTGGTTCTTCAAAACCAAGGTAAGCTTTTGGTACACGAATAGCGGTTACAAGTTTCTTTTGGATGTACTCAATATCCGCAATTTCAGAAAGGTTCTGAGCACCTGCTAATGTCTCAATTGGCATTGTTTGTGTTGCATCACGAACCGGAATAAAATAATCTTGATCCACCGCCATTTGATTAAATCGTAAATCAACATTACCTGTTTTATTATCTACAATTTGATCCCTTTTAAATTTATTGGCAACACGTTGTACGTATGGTTCAACATCTTTATCGTCCATATTTCCAACGAATACTTTGAATACCCTTCTTTCCGGGGCTCTTGATGTACGATAAATTAACATCGCATCTTCAGCAAGTACTAATTGTTTCCAAATTCTTCTTGCCTTTTCAAGCATAGAAGTTCCATATGGTAATTTTCTATCGTCACCTAGAAGTCTAAAGTGTGCTACCTCCCAAGTGTTAAATTCCATATTTTTTTCTTTCCAATTAAACCTAACACCCTTCTCGTCTGGTTTTACTTCAGTGTTAGGTCTTTTTGGGGACATACCCTTTTCTAACCTTTCAATTTCAATATTCGGTAACTGAACACAACCAATGATTCCTTTTTCTGGATCTAATTTTAAGTAAACAAAATTATCACCATACTTACAAGTGTTTCTAATCCACATCTGTAAGTTTGTGTTGATATCTAATGTATTATTAAATAAATCGGCTAAAATTCCTTTTATTCTTTTTGATTCTGAATATATTTGAAGTATATGTCCGTTTTCATCTGGTGTTGTTGACTCTTCAGCATAAATGTCAAGTGCTGTTGATATCTCCGGAGTAAACTCCATTGATTCATAATCATAAAATGCTGCAAGTCTTGTTGGTTCATAATATATTGCTTGAGTATATAAATTACTTTCAATCTTTTGCCATTGATTTGCTAAATATAAAGTTTGTTGAGATTGTAGTAACTCTTTTTCGTATTCATTTCTATCTTTAGTTCTTAAAAGTTCTTTCTTATCAAACTTATACGTTGGGACATCTTGACCCAATAAAGAGTTGGGACCAAAGGCCTGGGTCAGTCGTTGCCAAACAGTTAGTTCATTATTTTTATTTTCCATATTTAAAATTTAAATATTTTTTTATAATATTAAATATTTTAACACCAAACCAAGACATAATTATCTTGTGTTGTTATATAATCGTAATCTTGTGTTAGAATATAACAAGTTGTTATTTCTTGAGTGGTTGTAGTTGTTGTTACCGGTGTTCCGGGACCACCTTCTGGTAATGGTCTATACTTATACTGAAAAGTATTTGGAAATTTTTTAACCGAATAAATAGGTTGACCAGTCACAGTAAGTGTTGATCCACCAATTAATCTGCCAGATGTTTTTCTACTTTCTAATCCCATTTTTTTATCTTGTCATTCCACCAAATAACCAGCCGTATTTCATATACTCCTCTCTACTTGGCCCACTATTATTTCTATATCTATCATTCATTGTATTCATATTTGGAAGTACCGGGTCAAAATGAAGTTGTCTACTAACTGAATCATTATTTGACACAGTCCAAGATTCAATCATCATTTTTGTTTTTTCAACAACCTTTTCAAGTTTTTGGAATGACGATTCCCCAACATAAATTGCCATTGATATCCCCATAATTAAATCATCGTGTTGTCCTTTCTGGTGATCTGGTCTACCATTTACATAAATAAATGTGTTCATCTCATTGTACAAACGAGAACTTCTAATTTTAAACTTGTGTCTTACATACTCCTCAAACGCTGCAATAATCTGAACCCGTTTATTGTTAAAATTAATCCCGGGGATTTTATCCAAGGCTTTTGCGTTATACGACCAGATATTTGTCGTATCAACCCCATCAATATATAAGTTTTTATAACCAAGTTCTTGCATTTTTCTAACTGTTGTAATTCCCATACCTCCGGTAATATCCACAACACAAAAAGCATTGTACATTAATCCCCATTTGTATGCTATTTCAGCAAGTGCATCCGGTGGTATTTTCCCAACATATTCAAGAACTTGTTCTCTTTCATCAAAGTCAATAATTTGAATTGATGAAAAGTCTTCACTATCACCTCTTGATACATCAACACCCATAATGTATTTATGTCCTTGTTCTGGTTCTTTCCACATCCAAAGAGAATTTCCCATCATTTTATTTGGTGCATCATAGATTGTATTTGATTTTAGATATTCTAGTTGTTTTGCGTCAAATACGTTATCTCCAGATCCTAAGAATTCACAATTTAACTCTTGGTTAATTTTTCTTTTATCGTATTTTAATTTTTTAACCATTTTCTCATACCAGGATGAGCATGGTTTATATCCTTTAAGGAAATATTCTTTTATGTGGTCATAATCTCTTTCGTATGGGTCAGAATCCCCAAATGAAATATTTCCAGAATGGTCTCTTTCTTCTTTGTGTAATAAATAATCAACCATATCATCTGTTGGGACAAGATATAAGTCTTTGGAATATCTTGGGTCTTTCCACCAAAACATTTCAGAGATTTTAAAGTTATTTATACCTTTTGTTGATTGATCGTAGATTTCATAATAAATTGGGTCATATCCATTTGGTGTTGATACAACAATTACTTTACCACCGGTAGAAAGTGACGCCATACAAGCTGCCCAGAAATCATTGTCAGCTTCAATGAAGGCTGCTTCATCAAAAACAAGTATTGTTGGTGTGTAACCCCTTAGTGCATCTCGTGATGTTGCAACAGCTTTAACTTCACAACCATTTGTTAACTTATAATGTCTTTGTGAATTTTTGTCGGCTGAAAATCCGGTACCAACCCACTTTGGCCATTGGTCAACAAAGGCTCTAATCTTGTTTGCCATTTCCATTGACGTATCAAGTTTGTTTGCAATAATTAGAATTTTTTCTGGTTTTTCTTTTTTAGCAAACACAAGTCTTTTTGATACCCAAGCGGCGGTTACCGTTGATACACCAGCCTGGCGATACTTGAGGGCTATATTTTCCTCATAATCTTCATAATCTTTTAGTAGAGATACTTGATCTGGAAATAACTCTAATGGAACATACTTTGAGACTGTATTATCATATGTTTGTAAATAAGTTCTTAAAGCATATGGTGTGTCTCTCATACACTTCACATACTCAAGCATTATTTGTTCCTTTGTCAAACTCATAAAAGTATTTTTATATAAATATCAAACCCCCTTGTTATTTTAAACAAAGGGGTTTATGTTATTTTTAAAATTTATAATATCACCTAACAAAGTATAATGATATTTCATCATTAATATCTTTCATTTTAATCCATCTACTAGGGATTTGTTGGTTTTTTAGAACTCTTATTTGACCAAGTAAACCAACAACATTCCATTCAGGTCTTTTGGCTCTAGGTGTGTAAGTAATAGTTGGGTCAAAATTTGGTGTTATCTTTGGTCTTTTCCCCGTAATTGTTTTATGAGTTGTAACTCCACTCACAACATTATCAACAACGTCATAAGAATAATCCTCCATTACTATTTTACCCCAGATATCTTTTTCATATTTACCAACCCATTCATCTGCTGTACCATCTTCATTGTTACCAACAAGTGTAGGTGTTGATGATATGACACCAATTGCGTTATTAGCGTCTTGACAAACTTTTATTTTATCCCCGTCTAATTCTACAACGGTGCCAAAAGGAAGTGCTTCACCTGTTACGGATTCAAAATATTCAGCGTAATCGGCACCAGTATTATAACTGGCACCAGCGCCATAAACATTACCACTTGTGTCAACTCTAAATGCGTTTGACCTTGCGGAATTTGATGTGCCTTTACCTATAATAAATAATTGATTTGGGTTTGTTGTGTCATTCCACGTACCAGAAACGTGTTGATACCCTTCGTATGCAATTGTCCCATTACCTTCAGCGTGTGACCCAATACTTAAACTTAATGTTGTGTTACCTTCAGCGTGTGAATAGGTGCCCCCCTGAAATAAAGTTTGGTATGGTAGACTTTTTCCCCACATAAAGGCTCCAGGGTTATAAATAGAAAGTGGAACTCCGGCACTAACAAATAACCCCGGTGTTGCTAATGTGACATTTGTTTTTGTTGTAAACGTTGCTGTAGTTACGGTGTGTATTGACCCATCTAAAATAACTGTAGTTCCACTAGGGAAATAAGCCGTTAAATCCCCAAAAGAAGCTGGTAAACCAACAACACTACTACTTGTACCGTCTGTTTCCCAACCAGGTAACCCAACTCTATTGTTATAGCCTTCAGCGTGTGACGAGTAACCAATTGTTATATTACCAACACCCTCAACGTGAGAAACGTAACCTAAACTTAAGTTGTCATCACCTTCTGCGTGTGATCCAACACCTAACGCAACATTATTAAAAAAGTAACCACCTTCAACGTGAGCCCCAAAACCTAGGGATTGGGATGTATTTTGGTTTACCCCTTGATATGGGTACGTTGTTGCTAATGAGGTTGGGTCATAAATTGAAAGTGGTAGCCCTCCGCCTGCATTTAATGTTGTATCAGTTAATTGTATGTTTGTTAAAGTGGTGAATGTTGAGGCACTTACAGTGTAGAACTGACCATATAAAACAACTATAGTTCCGGATGGGAAATTGCTAGATAAATCACCGAAACCGCTAGGTAATTGAATTAGGCCATTAAACGTACCATTAGTCGTCCAAGCAGGTAAACCTGTAACACCATAAGCCCCTTCAGTGTGTGAAGAACCACCATATGTTCTTGTTTGATACCCTTCTGCGTGAGAATACTCACCGTTAGATGTTGTATCAATACCTTCAGCATGGGAAGTGAGACCTTTTGACGTTGTTTGATAACCTTCGGCGTGAGAATAACTCCCACTAGCTACAACGTTATAACCAAAAGCCATTGATAAAAAATCATCAGCTATAGACCCATTTGATTGTATGCTATCAAAAAAAGTTATTGGTGAACAACCAACAACATTACAAACGTGTAGTTCGTTAATTGGACTTCCTGATGTGTTCCCAGTAAATGAAGATACAACACCTGTTAAATTACTACCATCACCATAATATGTAACAGCAGAAAATGTTGTAGCACTTACAGCACCATTAATTATCTGTTCTGTTAGTGTATTGTCTAAATTATCTATTATATATTTTACGCTCATTTTATGTTATATTTTGTCTATTATTTGTGCTAAAATTATTTTTGATCCTTCAGCTTTTTTTATTGTATCAACACTTGAGATATTCTCAACACCTAATTGGTATTGACAATCACCACAATTTTTAAATTCTCCACCTAGTCCGGGGTTAATATAATAGTCATACCCCTCAGTTTGAGTTTGATCAACCACAGTAAAACAACCGGCAATCGTATCATTTGATGAGTTATAAACAAATATTGTGACTGGTTTTATTTCACCTTTTTCAGCATTAGCCAAAAAGTTATCCTTTGACTCTAGTGCTACAATATCACCTAATTGTTTTTCATTTTGAAACACCTCAACACGCCTGTTATCATATTGTGCGATTATTCGTTGTCCTGGATTTTTACAACTTTCTAATATATAAAATTCACTACTTGCCATATTCTTTTTTTTAAGAGTTAATATTTGTTATGTTTAATACGTCACTACCATCATAATAGCTTAATCTAATAGAATTACTTGAGTTTTCAAATACATTACAATTGTAGTTGTCATACACAAAAGTTGCTGATGTAAAATCATAACCGCTAACAATACAGTTTATAATATTTTTTTGGAAGTTTGACCCTATATTTGTCGCACTTTGGAAGGCGTTACTAATGTTATTATAATAAAAATTATTACCTATAATTTCATTGTTATAAAACCCATACCCAATTACATTATTACTAAAGTTGTTTCCGGGTGTTGGGGACGTGAACATAGAGTTCCAAGTTGTGTTTGTTGGTGAAACTGAACTATTAAATGATCCCTCAACAGCAACATTATATATACCACCACCATTGTCGTCTCTTTTAATTTCAAGTACTCCAGGAACTATAACATCAATTGTTGATGGACTATAATCTGGTCTTTCAAATGTGATTGTAGGTCCAGATGTTGGGAAGACCAATTCTCTAGTATATTTAAATCCACCGCCATTTCCTCCTTGAGTCCATTTGGTAAATACAACTTTATGATATTCATTACTAACTGTATCATACATAATAAGTTCTCTACCAATTATATTATTACCAACATTACCATTTAAAGCATCTCTAAAATTATCATACGTTCTAGTTGTAATATCTGAAAAGTCATAGAAACCATATCCATCACCAAATCTATTATTACTAAAATCACTCAAAATAGAATTACTATCCATTGAGGACAATCTATTATTCCCAAAATAATTACCAATAAAGTTATTGGTGACATCGTAATTAAAAATATTACCATTAACACCATTGCCAAGTTTATTGGTATCAAAATAACTTACTTTGTTGTTATTGAATCCATTACCTATGGTATTTTTTAAGAATTCATTACCACAAATGTTATTATTAAATTGATTTCCAATTTCGTTATTTTGGAATTCGTAGTATACAATATTCTCTCTAAAATCATTACCAATATCATTTCTATAGAAAGAACTACTTATACTAGGTTCCCCAATAAAGTTATCATAGAAACTATCCCCAATTAAATTATTGTAGAATGGTGAGTATATTGTATTTCCACCACTTGTTGGTCCGTCAAAACCAAAATAGTTACCTATTTTATTTGATCTAAATTCACTATATATTGTGTTTTCAGTTCCGGAGCCACCATTACCAAAATAGTGTCCTATTTGGTTGTCCTCAAAATCATTATCAATAATGTTAAATGCCATAAAATTACCAACGTTATTTGAAGTAAACACACCATTAATTGGATTTGGGAATCCACCAATACCCGCGTTTCCAACAAAGTAATCACCAAAATTATTTAGTATTGATAATGTATTAAATGAATTAAACCAAAATGAATTTCCTATTTTATTATTTGTAAAATCGGAATCTATTAGATTATATATGATATCATCACCGACAACATTGTATTGGAAACCGGTATTTATAACATTTCCACCATTTCCACCTGGATTTGTTGCACCAGGATAATTTGTGTCATTACCAAAGTAATTTCCAATTTTGTTAAATTTAAAGTCGTTGAAAATTGTGTTTGTTACTGGTGGTGTGGAATCTGAATTAAAATTACCGAAGTAATCGCCGATTATATTTGACTCAAAATTATTACCAATTGAGTTGTAATAAAAATAATTTTTAATTGTGTTATTTTCAAAATTATCCCCAATAACATTATCACGGAATTCATTACCAATAACGTTGTTATACATAAATTGACCAATTAGGTTGTCTTGGAATTTATCATTAATAACGTTACCCTGTTCGTTACCCCCACCATAACCAAAATCACTACCGATTATGTTGTTTTGGAAAAGGTTACCAATTTTATTATACCCAAATCTTTCACCACTATTAGGCTCGGTATAAATAGAATTCCATTCAGTATCACTAGGGCTTACAGAACTATTCCAACCACCTTCAGAAAAACTATTATAAATACCACCATTGTTACCTCTAGTTATTCCAACTCCAGCAACACCTGGTACAATAACATCAATATCATTAGTGTAATTTCTTTTTGTAAATAATATTGTAGACCCAATTGTGTTACCGGCAGAATCAATTTCAGTTCTTTCGTATTGGAACCCACCTCCATTATTATTTTGTGTCCATTGTGTAAATTTAATTATAAAGTATTGTGATGTAGAAATAATTCTCATAACAAATTCTTTACCTAATAATCTATTACCTAAATTGCCGTTACCTACAATATTATTAAAGACATCATATGTTCTTGTTGAGACCGTAGATAAATCATACCACCCAAATAGAGTTTGATTTTCTGGTACATTACTTTGGAAATAAGTTTGTATATCATTATAAATAAAATCATTACTAATTTTATTATTATAGAAATAATAATCTGTAGAGTTATTAAAAAAGTTATCGTTTACAATATTGTTATTAAACCCATTACCGATATTGTTTACTCTAAAATTATATCCGGTTTGGTTATTATTAAACCCGTTTAAAATTGTGTTTCCAATAAATTCACCATTTATTTGATTATTTTGGTAATTAGTACCAACTCTATTGTTTTGAAACGTTTGTCTAATAGTATTATTTAAAAAGTCATTACTTATATAATTTCTATAAAACTCAAAATTATCTAAGTTTCCAAAATCACCTATTATATTATCTTGAAATCTATATAAAATATCGTTTTCGTAAAAATCAGAATAAATAGTATTATTACTGAAATTATCCCCAATTATATTATTCCTAAAATTGGTACTATTTTCACCTAATATTTTGTTATTGGCAAATTGGTTCCCAACTTTAGAGCTCTCCATATTAGAGTTTATTAAATTATTATTAAAATAATAACCAAAAGTACATTCATCTATATCATTGGTTGACACATTTTCATAACAATAATCACCCCAAGTATTATTTTGATTGTCAGTACCAAAAGTATTATTATAGCAGTAATCACCAAATTTATTACTTTCATATTGCCCTTCTAAGAACACATTATTTGCCAATAAGAAAGTTCCTGGTCCTACATTTTGATAATTATTAGCGTAATTACCAATATATGTGTTCTTAACATAATCGTTTGATATTGCATCTCCGAATGTTGTATATTCTAAATAGTCATATGTTTTAACGTTTGTTTGTTTGTAACTAAAATAACCAGAACCATTATTTTCTTCAATTCCCATATAAAAATTACTACAACAACCAAATGAATTTATAGTATCACCGGATACAGCCATTGTTGTGTTATCGGTAATACTTATAATTTCGTGGAATCTACTATTACCATCCATATAAATTACATCACCAACAGATAAACTAGTAAAATAAGTATTAGTACCAAGCACAGTACCATCGCTTTGTAATTCAATAGACCCATTTAATGGTTGTTGTTGTCTAATAGTAAACAACCTATATCTTTTAAATAAAATGTTTCTGTGATCGTAATCAGTCCTATTGTTAAACTCATCAATTCTTTCGGAAATTCTACCAAAAGCAGGATTAGTAGTAACTTCAGTTGTACTATAAGTCCAATCATATAGTATTCTATCTTTAGGATATGTTGGTTGGTAAGCTATTTCACTTATTGTATTTTCACTTGTTGCCAAAACTAAAATAGGTTCAACCGGACCTTGTTTATAGTTACCACTAGTAATTGGGTTACCATCATAATCAAAATCTGGTTGGTCATAACAAGTTTGGAAGTCCGTGATTAAATAAAAAGTACTGGCCGTTAAGGTATTAGTACTTATTCTATTGACAAGGTCAGAATATGTTACTTCTGTAGCCCCAGTTATACCACCTCCACCACCTCCGGCTTCAAGATCTATAATGGTTCCATTTGGATTTAATTTGTCAAATGTCCCAGTAAGTGAGTCAACACCGACATAATACACATCAGTTTGTGGTGTTAAGGTTGTAAAATCAACACCATTTACAAATTGTGTTTCTAGACCATTATTTTTTAAAATTAATTTACCCATTTCGTGTTTTTATTTATAAATATTTTTGTTTATCAAATAAGTTCTAAAAACGTTTACTTTTTTGTAAGTTTATAAGCCAAATCTACTTTTTGTCATATTATAATTATAATTTATTTGTGGTTGTGTTAAAGCATAATTAAACACCTCAAAACGACTCAAATACATTTTAGAATAAGAACCATCACCCATACTCGTAGGACAATTACTGGCAATGGCGTAATATAAATTTGTACCATTATTATATGGGGCTGCTCTATTGAATGTTAGGGTGCCTGCCGATGAACCATTAACATATGCAGTTAATGTTGTGCCATTATAGACCATACCTATATAATACCAATTATTTAAAGGGGTTGCTATTGATGAAGTTATAGAACTAATAGCACTACCATCCCACATTCCAAATTTTAAAGTACCACTAACCATTTCAATTTGAGAGTCAAACCAAGCTGTATTTGGTGTTGGTGATGTACCTTGTTCACTAAGAATAACACCATTATCCATTGGATAAATCCATAAAAATATAGATGTAACTTCTGATTTTGTTGGTGATGTTCCATTAAAAAAACTATCTAATGCAGTATTAGTTATTAAGTATTCATTAACACCATCAAAATATATTGACCCTGACGTAAATGCCGAATAGGTTGGTGTATTACTTAACGTTCCATCTGAAACATCAAATAAATCGGTAACTACAGAACCGGTTGTTGGATATGAATTTTGATTTGTAAAATCATAACACAAAATTGGTTTAGCTGGTATACTAGATAATATCGCTTTATATTTATTCATAGTCTTACCTTACTATCCAATACTCCACTCTTGTCCCTTCAGACCATTCAGCATAAATTATATTAACAGTACTTGTTTGATAAGTTGTACTACCCAATAATACCCACCCAACTGGAACTGTGGGCGCTGTACCACTATTATGGTATATTTTTTGGGTAACCCCTAATTTAGCATTTGTTAAAGTATCTGTTAAATTAGAAGATATCGGTGAAGAGTAAGTACCGAATACTGTGTTACCGGTAAAATGTATTGTTGCTGTAGTACTAGATAATGTGGTTATTGTTGCTGGTTGCCAAGTTCCATTACCACTAGCATCAGAGGTTAATACATATCCACTTGTTGCTCCCGATGTTACTTGTAATGAGGTCGTTTTTGTTTTACCACTAACCTCTAATCTTTCTGTTGGGGTAGAGGTTCCAAACCCACTTAAATCACCTATAACATTTACAGTACCATCTTCAGATCTAAAATGAGCAGATGCTTTACCATCAACACCACCCCTATCGGCTGAATAAAATTTGAACCCATTTGTAATACCACTAGTAGGTGAGGTACCATTAGGTATGTAAATACAATTTGAATCCGTAATGTCTTGTTGTAAATCACCTAATAAAAAATTACTAGTACACGTCAATGACGCCTTTTTTAAAATACTAGCACCTGGATTTCCGTCTGTCAACCAAAAATTAAATTTACTTCTAGAAATAGACGAAATGATTTCTGTTTCTGTTTGTATTCTACCAGTATCATAACTAACACCAGCACTATAGTCTGTCCTAAATAAAATTGAGGCCTTTCTTGTTTGGTTTTGGTTTTGTGAAAATAAAATATGATCAAGTTCGGAACCGTACCCATTACCTGCAAGAGATATGGGGTAATTTCCGTGAGTTAGACTACCTAAAGTTAATTTACCACTGCTGGAACTTAAACCATTTTCACTTAAAATAATTGCTGGGTTACCAAACTGATTGACTGATAGGTTTGTACCATATTGGCCATTTTTTCTCATAGTTAGACCAAAATTAGAGTCACCATATTGTAAAGTATAATTGTCATCCCAAGTGGTGCTCACTGTTGAATTTGTGACTGAAAATAAATTACCACTATCTACACTATTTCTAATTCTAAAAGTTGTGTCGGTAAGCGTTGTCCCAGTAGCTATTACTTGTAATATACCATTATTATAAGTCAATTGACTACTTCCACTTAGTGATGAAGATGTATCAAATAAAGCAATTTGCCCTGTAAATCCACTTCCTGAAACACCTGAAGGTGGTAGATTATAATAAGTTGTTGCTGATATACTTGTTGTGGTTAATGTACCATCAACTAGTCCGTTTCCCTTTGATACGAACCCATTTTTAATTATAAATTCATTTGCCATTTAATCTTTTCCCTTTCCAAGATTTATAACAATAAATATATGTGTTAATTAAATCTGGATCTTAATGTATTATAATTTTGTAAAATTTATAAATACAATCAAAACCCAAATCTTGACTTTGTTGAGTTATAGTTTTGTAATATTTCAGACGATGTAAGAACCCTATTATAAACAATACCCTGCGCAATACTACCAACCATATATTGTCCAGCAAAGTTGGCTCCAGCAAACTGAATTGGTGCGCTATGGTCCGAATGTAATGTTGTTGTAGTTAATACTGGTATACCATTCACATAGATAACAACATTATTATTTGGTGGTCCGGGTAAAACAACCCCAATGGTCTCACCAAATGTCATAGCAACGTGAGTCCAAGTGTTTGTACCTAAATTGATTCCAGTACTTCTTATTCCCGCATTTATATTACAACTAGGACAAGTTGCTAAGTAATTACCCCAATCAAATGCACATAATACATTATCAATTAAAAATAAACCCCAAGCGTTTTGTTTTGTAATAACACCTCTAAAACTACTATTACCACTTGTTGCTTTAATCCAAGCACTGATTGTCCCTAAAGTTATTTGTAATTGTGGTGTGTTTCCACAATTAATATATTGGTTAGACCCATTAAAAGTAAACATACCACCGACAGATGTACTAAATATTGGTGTATTAACCAAAGAACCATTATTTATGTTTCCAGAAATATCTTTTAATGTTGACCCACCCTGTAAACTATAATAAGAATTCGGTGAACTTGGGTCTATATAAATTAATAAACCATCTTCAACAATATTAGGCCCTCGCCAATTACCTACCGTACTCATAACCCAAACCTACGTTTTAATGTATTATAATTTTGTAAAACTTCTGATGATGATAAGGTTTTTGTGTAAACCATAAAATTATTTATTCTTGCAGGTAAAAACCAAGTCTTCCCAGGAGTAGAATATGTACCCAAATTAAAATGGGTATTTGTGTTAAAATAACAATTCAAACTAGTTGATGTACCTTCTAAAACCCCATTTACATAAAGTGACATTGTACTTGTTAAAATATCATAAGTACAAGTTATATTATACCAATTATTGATAGTCCAATTATTAGTTGTGGAATATATAATACCAAATGGGTTAAATGTTTGAAAACTAATCCTACCTGAAGCATTACCTAGTAAATGTAAATAATTATCAACACCATTAAGTAATGTGTTTTGGGCTTCCATAACCATATAATAATTTGTATTTGCTGGCGTTATATTAATTGTTGGACTAAACCAAATACTAAAAGAATAGTTACCAAATGTTTGGTTTGTTGTTATTTGTGGTAATCCTATGTAATCATTAGATCCGTCTAGTAATAAACAACCCTTATTTGTTTCAGAAAATGTTACACCATTAATTAATGTTCCACTATTTTTTTGTTGTACACTAATATCTGACCAAGAAGTACTGCCCGAAATATAAGATTTAGGATTTGAGGTATCCAAATAATAAATTAAATTTTCTAAAATAATATTTATACCACCCTCTGTTGTACTCATTATCCATTACCATTAAGTATAGTTTGATTAAATGAAACTGAATATGGATTAACCCATTCAGGAGTCTCCAAAATCGTTAAAATTTCTTCATAGGTATAAGGACCTTCTTTTGTTGTTAAAGAATCAACAGATGATGGAATATCACCATCCCACTTAACAAATGTTTTTGTTTCATCTACTGAGTTCCTGACTGTTTCTTCAGATGTTTCTAGTACCTGAGAAAAATCAATTTGATTTAACTCCGATACATTGAATATCATAAATTGTCTGTTGTTATAAACTGCTCCCATAATTTTTATAAATTAAATCTACCTTTATGTGCGTTAAAATTCTGTAATACTTCTGATTCAGATAACGCTCTATTATATATTCTAGTTATTGCTATTTTTCCTTTATAATTTATAAGATTATTACCAGTACCTCTACCTAGTGTTAATGAACCACCTAAATAAGTAATCCAAGAAGGGTTAGATGATATTGTTGCACCTGTTACTGTTGTAACCAAAGTGCCATTAACGTATATTTTAACTGTGGATAAATCTCTAGTTACTGTTGCCAAATTCCATTTATTTGCTGGTGCTACGTAATTTGGTGAACCTATAAAATTAAATGAACCTGGTGATGGATAAGGATTACCATTGTTTGATCTAAACCATAGATACCCTATTGCACCATAATCATAAATATAATTTAGTTGGAATTGACTATCTTCAACTTGACCGGCTCTCATTAAGTGACCCGAACCATCAAATATTGCGTTTGTTCCACGACCAGTTGAGTAAAACCAAGATTCTAAAGTATGACCACTAGCAACACTTAAAGTTGGATTATATGTAATATTTGCGTAATCATTTACACCATCAAATAAAATACTACCACCATTAGAAGTATCATAGGTCGGTCCATTTATTAAAGTAAAATTATTTCTATTACCTGTTAAATCAGACCATAACGTACCGCTACTCGGATATGAATAAAGATTAGCACCATCCAAACATACTACTAAACCATTTGTTACCACATTAGGTGCTACATTTCCACTCATTGTCCAAATCTTGTTTTTAATGTGTTATAGTTTTGTAAAACCTCATTAGCTAATAAACCTCTATTGTATATTTTAACGTTTGCTATTTCACAATTACCATTTGTTGTTTGTCTTCTAGCTATTTGTAGTGTTCCGGTTGTATTTGTAATATTTCCGTCGGCAAAAACACTACTTACAAATACACCATTAATGTAAAATTTTAAATCATTACCATCATAAGTAACACAGTAGTGGTTCCAAACATCTATACATTGTGAATTATTTAAAAGTGTAAATACAACTTTTTGACCTGTACCAGCCCAACGTTCAGAAGCAATTGCAATTACATTTGGGCTATCCCTATAAAACCACAAATTGTACCCATTTCTTGGCGCTCCATATTCACGATTAAGTAATCCGTGAAAAGTACTATTTGCTGTGATTATTTTTGCAAATAAACTTAAAGTATAAGGACTTCTATTTAAAAATTGTAAATCTGACAATATAGGGAATGTACCTTCATCATTTAAACCATCAAATAAAATACTCCCTTTATTTTTTGAATCAAATGTTGGACCATTAACTAATGTACAGTCATTGTTTCTACCACTTAAATCAGACCATACAGTTGAACCTGAAACATATGAATTAATGTTAGCAGCATCCAAACACAGAACTAAACCATTTGTTACTATTTTTGGTGAAAAATTATAACTCATAATCCGAATCTTGTTTTTAAAGTGTTATAATTTTGTTTTAATTCACTTAAACTAAGGTCCCTATTATAGATATTAACAGTTGCAATGTTACAGTTATTATAATTTATAAACCCAGGGAACCCTATTAAAAAATTAGATGTTATATTGATTATATTACCTAATGATGTGGTTTGACTTAATAATTCACCATTTAAATACATTTTAAGTGTTGACCCATCATAAGTTGATGAAATATATACCCAAGAACCTTGTATAGAACTACGACTTACATTTGCCCCTGTACCACTTGAACCAGCGGTTGAGAATCTCTCTGTGTAAATATAAACCTGATCTGATGGTTGACCTTCTATTGTGTATAATAAATTATAACCATTTCTAACACCACTAATAAAGTCTTCTCTTCTTATCCAAGAAGGGTATGTTGATTTAAAATTCACAATTTTAGTAAAAACAGAAAGTGTATACGGACTATTATTTAAAAAAAGAATGGAACTATTCTTACCACAATTTACATAATCGTTTAACCCATCAAACACTATACTACCCATATTATTGGGATTAAAAGTTGGTCCATTAATTAAGGTACCATCGTTTTTATTTTTTGATATGTCATTCCATGTTGTACTACCACTAATAAATGATTTAGTATTGGCAGCATCTAAATATAATACTAACCCATCCGTAACAATTTTTGGTGAAAAATTAAAACTCATATTATATACTTCTTATTATTGTTTTAACAACCCAGCTTGATGTTACGGCTGATGTCTCTAATATCGCATTACCACTACTCACAACCATATTAAATGTTATACCACTTGTGTTTCCAAAATCGGTTGTTGTTGTTTCTGTAAAATTAACTGAAGTTCCACTCCATATTGACATAATGTTTCCGGCTCTCAAATTGGTACCATCATTAACTGTGTAATCAAAGAAAGCTCCGGTGTATGCGCTTGTAGGAATTGAGTATATTGTTGTAGTTCCGGCGTTTGCGGTCTTTTTACTTGTAGTATTTAGTGATGGTGCTTGGTAACTACCCATTAATATCGTATTATCACTAAAGGCTTCAAGTACTGGTAGACCAGAAATATCGTTAACACTAAATAATGAACCAATTAAACTATCTGTAACACTAAATAACTCACCACTTGATCCTTGAATTGTAAATATTGGTGTTGTCGTTCCGGAGCCATAAATTTTAACAACGTCTGTTGTTTGACCAGAAAATATTGAGTTCCCATTAACATATAAATTACCATCAACTCTTGTATTTCCACTTACGTGTAGTCTTTGTTGAGGAACTCCTTTAGTCCCAAGACCTAAATAACCATTACCATCACTAATAACCTCAAGGCGCATCATTTCGGTATTGAGACCTCTAGCTGTTAATACTGGTGCCGCATGCCAAGCAAAGTGTTTACCACTTAAGGTTCCAGAATAGTGAGAAAGGTCAAAATATAAATTACCATTACCGCCACCGGCATTTTCGTGATATGAAGATAGCATTGAACTACCAGCAAAATAAGAACCCCATAAACTTGCGGTATAGTCTGGTGAAAACGTTGAGAAAAATACTGATGTTGAAAACGCCCCATTTTTTCTTTGAGCAATTTCAAAATAAGTTCTTGACGCTGAAGTATTACCTTCACCATAAAAATTAATTATGTTTGCACCAGAACCATTTGATTGGAAACTTAAATTATTTCCATTCATAGTAACAGTTCTACTACCAGTTAATGTGCCATCAGAATTATATAAATTAGTATTAAACGGGGCTTGCCAACTAGCGTTACCACTCACATCTGATGTTAAAACATATCCACTATTAGCCCCATTTACAATTTGCAAATCTTGTGTGACTACTTTTCCAGATGGTAATTCTATTGATACTTGGTTTGTTGAGCCAAAATTAACATTACCTTCGTCGCCTGGATTAATATTTAATGGTGAACAGGCGTGTAAATTTGATACGTATATATCCGCAATACATTCAGATATTGTGTTTCCGGTAAATTTAAGTGGTGCTAAATCAACAGAATATGCATTTGTCAAATCATTCCTATTAAACTCAACAATTGTACCATTAAGTGTTGCACCAGTTGTGTAGGTGTTTGTATCGTCAAGTAATTGACTAACGTCAACAGAAAAGTTAGTCACCAAATCATTACCAACAAAATCAATACTTTCACTTAATGAATTATATGTTCCGGCAGTTAAATAAAAATTATCTGTTGATAACGAACTTAAATCAACATTAAATGGAACAAATCCAGTATTTCCAGAAAAAGTAATTAATTTTGTTCCGGGATTAAAAGTTCCTGAAGTTACATAAATATCATTCTCTGGTAAATCAATTAAATATGTTGTTCCGGAACCTATAATGGACCCGCCACTTAAAATTATATTACCATTTAATACAATTAGTTGGCCTTCAGGTTCTAAGTCCAATGTACCCTCAACGATTAAATCACCATATATAAAACTTTGGAAATTATTTTCAATTATATATGTTTGTCCCGATGGAATAAACCATCTATTATATCTTGGAATATCGGCAGATAAACTTGTTCCGTTGTTTAAAGATAATGTTAGATTATCCTCTAAAGTATTATATGTTACCCCGGTTAAAAAAGTATCGCTTGAATCAAAGTAATTGGCTAACTCACCAATAGTTACTTTGTTTGTTACATCTGCTTCAACATTAACTATTGGTAGAACATCAAGTGATGAAATATCATTTGCTAAAATTAATGGTAAGTCAACTATTCTTTTATTTAAGTTGGGCATAGTTTTTATTTGATAAATATACTTTAAGTTATGTTTTTGATTCCCCAAAAAACAAAACCCCCAATTTTTTTATAAAAGGGGGTTTTTAAATTAAATAGACATTATTTTATAATCCTAATTGTGAAAGAATATCATCTTCATCTTCGTCCTCATCTTCCTCATCATCGTTTTGTTCTAATTCTGCGACAAGTTCATTAACCATTCTTTGTATCTTATCCATACCAGCTTGTTTTTCCGCTAAAACATCTTTGAATAGTTGGAAAAATTCTTGTGCTGACATAGTACTAATTTTACTAAAAAGATATAATTGAATGTGTCTTTGGTCCTCATCACTTAAAAGATCAATTGGGTATGCTCTTTGAAGTAACTCCCAAAATACTGGCCCTAATCTTAAATCCCAGGCTTCAGCTGGAACTGTATCTTCGGATGCCATAACCATTTCAGCTTGTCTTGGGTCGTCAGGTAATCCTTGAGTCCCAAGAACTTCATAAACACCTTTAACAAGTTCGTGAACAAGTGTTGGGAAATTAATTCCTCTTGCAATTACTGTTGGTGGATTTGTTGATGCGTCAATTTCAGAAGTACCGGCTTCACTACCTCCTTCTCCAGACATAGCCTCTATTGTTTCTTCCGGATACAACCAGTATAAGTGGTCAATAATTGCTGTTGATAAACTATAGTACTCAATTAAATCTGGATCTATTTCATCTAGTTTTTCAGAAACTAAATGATACATATATTGACCTTTTTTTGCTGCACCACCAATAAGAGCATTAATCATTCGTCTCTTATTTTTTTCCATATCAAAATTATCCATAGCATCCAAAAACGCCTCAACATCATTTTGATTCTCTTGAGCATTTTTAAAAGCTTGTGTCATTTCTTCTCTTGATGGTTTTTCAGATTCTCTTCTCATTTTTTGAGCCGACTCACTTTGACCCATACCAACAAGTTTTGCATCAAATTGTAACTGACCTTCAGGAACCCCTAATTGTTTTTTAACTAAATCAACAGCCATTTTCTCAAGGTCCGCTTTGTGTCTAGACTCCATTCTTGATGTTTGACTAATTGCTTGTGAAACAAGCATTAATAAATTCATTAGTGGATTTCCAGTTGTTAACTGAGTTGTTTTACCAGTTGTTCTTTGGAGTATTGTTTTTAATTTTGTAACAGTATCCTTAAATCTTCTTGAGGCAACAAGTTCAATAAAATCTCTATCCATTCTTGGCATACCGGGATGAGAAGAATATGGTGTTTCTTTACCTAATATTTTTCTTTCAATACTTGGGTCCATTCTTTCTGGTCCTTCGTAATCAATTGGAGCTTCATTTAAATTTCTTCTTATTAGATTTTTAATTTGTCTGTCGTTTAACTTTGCCATTTTATTTATTTTAATTTAACTCCAAGTTTATTCCAAGATAACCAAGATGGTATATTTGATTTACCGGCTTTTGGTTTTGGATTATGTTTTGGTTGGAAAGGGGTTCCCTTTCCTGGTGACTTTTCTTTAGTTCCGGGTTTTTTAACTGGAGTCGGAGCTGTTTCTGTCCCATACATTTCTTTTAACTCATCAGATTTTGCTTTTGGTTTTGGGTTGTGTTTTGGTTCAAAAGGATTTTTTCTTTCTCTACCTTTATCCTTTTCTTTTTTGTCTGTATCTGTATCTGGTTTTGTTCTTTCTTTTTCTTTTGTATCACCAGCTTTCGGTTTTGGATTATGTTTTGGCTCAAAAGGATTCTTTCTTTCTCTACCTTTATCTTTCTCTTTTTTGTCAGTGTCAGGTCTTGTTTTTGTTCTTTCCTTTTCTTTTGTGTCTTCTTTCATTTCACCAGAAATTGAATATAAATTACCAATTGGTTTTGTCATTTTACCTTTTGGTTGAAACATAGTATTCTTTTTTGGGTTTCTCAACACGAAGTTTTCTGACTTATTAACTTTTTCCATAATTGTTTGGATAAGTTCCCCTTTTGTCATTTCTGGATCTGTGTGTCTTTCAATTAAACTAACAATTCTATTTTCAAGGAACTTTTCATATTCCTCTTCTTTAATACTTTTTCTTTTTTTAACTGGAACAGTTTTTTCTGGGTGTAATTTTTCTGACATTTTTTTGTAGTCTTTTTTTGTTGTAGAACTTGCAAATTCATCTCTTAATTTACACCATTTTTTTTGTTCTTTTGTTTTACCATTACCACATTTAACAAAAAACAATTTTTGTTGCGCCTTTGATGCAAATTTTTCATCAAGTTCTTGTGATTCTTCACTCATCTCACCTTCTTTTGTTATTGCAGTTACAAGACCTGTTGAAGGGTCAATGCTAACCTCACCATCAACCTTTAAACCTGTTTTCTTTAAATCTTCAACAGTACCTGTTACTTTTTTCATTGCCGGAACATTTGTGACTTGGAACGCTTCAGTCGGTTCATCTTTCTTTGTAAACTTCTCAACCAAAACCTTAACTTGGTTTGGTGTTAGATTTTTAATTGTTGAAAATGTAAGCCCATTTTCAAATAAAATTTTAATATCCTTTTTAGTTTTCATACACCATTTTTTTTTCAAACTCTAATACAAGATCTCTCTCATATAATTTATCTTTAACTATTTGTTCTTGGTCACCATATCTAAAAACAAGACGTTTAACCAAAGAAAAATCAATTTCATCTTCCTTCTCCCATCCAAGAGCAATAACATCATCAATTGAGTCTTGAACGGAAAAAACATCAGATTGTTGTACTAGCTCAAGTGTTACATCACCATTTGTTAAAACACCAACCTTTTTTACATGCTCAATATCCGGAGGACTTGGATAACCGTTTGCAGGTCTTGCTTCCCAGTTTTCACCCCAGATATCTTCTGTGGTGTCAGAAAAAATAAATTCATAAATGTTCTCACCTTTGTAATTTGATCCTAAACCATTTATGTAAATTAAATAACTCACAGAGGCTTACCATTTAAGTTTATTTTAGTTTCAACAATACCATTTTTGAATACTAAATTACCTTTGTTTGTTTTACCAATTAATTTATAATTTGGGTGGTTTTCAAGGAATTTAAGAGCCCCTCTTTCTTGAGCTACAGATTCCGATAAGTTACGCACATTTTTTTTGTTTAACTCTCTTTGTTTTTCAAGTTTTTCTAATTTTGTAATTCTTTGTTTTTCTTCTTTGATAATTTCATCCTCATTAACATTAAAATATTGTGAAATAATCTTGTCAACTTCAGACTCGCCAAATGTTCCGTGTGTAAAATGTTTGAACTCACCAGTATCGCCATAAGTGTGTCTTGGTTTTCTAGCTCCGTGCATTCCGTATTCTGTCATATCACCTTTAGGTAATTCGTTTTTCATCGCACTCGTATATTGTGATGCAACAGATTTATTAATACCTTGTGCAAGATTCATAGTTTCACTCATTTCACCACCAAAATATTCGGCAACTTCACCACCTTCTGGCGCTTCTGGTGGTGTTGGTAATTCCTCCTCATCTGATGGCATTTGTGGTTCTTCCATATCTTCATCTTCCATATCCATATCTTCATCACCATCCTCGTCTTCTTCGTAGTTACCCTCAAGACGATCAATTATTTCCTCAAGATCGTCATCATCTAATACATCAACATCAATTGCAGATAAAATGGAATTCACAATGTATTTCACATCATTTGAATCCATTTCATCTTTTGTGTTGTAACTTCTGATTTTTTGAGCTAGTTTACCTGTAAGTTTTTGGATTGTTTTAAGTGAAGGTCCTTTTTTATCTCCTTCATCTTCTGGCATATCTTCATCGGCCGGTAAGTCCATTTCATCTTCTGGCATATCCTCATCTGTTGGTGGTTCCATCTCATCTGTTGGTGGTTCCATCTCATCTGTTGGTGGAGCAGGTAATTCACCACCCATTTCGTCTCCTGCTGGTGGTGGAGGAAGCTCACCCCCCATTTCATCTCCCATTGGTGGTGTTGCGGCCATATCTGGAGCTGGAGCAGGTGCCGGTATTGGTTCTGCGGCAGGTGGTGGTGGTAACTCAGGGGCTGGAGTTTCTTCTGTTTTTTTACCTCCAGGTAACCTTAGTTTAAACTTTTTTTTTTGCTCAGTAAAGAGCGACATACCTTCATCGTTACCGTAAAGGGAATTAAATTCTTTTGCCATTAAATTTAATTTTTTAAGGGCTTCAGAATACGAAGAAAAGTATTTTCTATTCTGAATAGGTTCAATATAATCGTTTACAGATTCTGAAATTGTTCTTTTGATTATATATCCTTGTCTTTCTTTTACAATTGAATATTCATTTCCATCAGCTAATTCTGCTGTATAATCTGTTCTTGTATTTTCATTTACTGGAGTTGGAATACTTTCATTATATCTGGCAATTTCCATAATTCTACGGATTTTATCCATTCCTTGTAATTTTTCACTTCCAATAGGTCTAAGTCCTCCCATAGTATTTTGTTTTGAATAAATTATTTTTTCTTAATAAATATATCAAATATTAAGATTATTTTGTTTTTTACTAAATTATTGGTTCATAGATAATTTCTTATCTATGATTTCAGTTGGTAAGTTGTAAAGTTTTTCTATATACCCATTTCTTCTGAGTAATTTGAAGACTAGATTTTCAAGCGACATCTCACCCCCTTTTTGTAATCCGCAGTTTCTAAACTTCTTAAGTTTTTCTTTATATGTTTTAACAATTGTTTTTATTTCATCCGGAGTTTCATCTTTGATATTGTCAACAACACCATCAATTATTCTCATCCATTGTTTTGCTTTTTCTTTAATTAATTCCTTGTCAATGTTTTTCATATCTTCTTTTTTAGGTTCGTTAACCCACATATCATAAAGTACTGAATAAACACCGGAACTAAAGGTGACTTCATTCTCATCCTGGACAAAACATTCAACGTCATATCCAAACATTTTAAGATTATGTTTTTGATTAAAGATTATTTTTTTAAGATCAAAAAACTCAACATATAAATCTTTTGTATTTTCTGGGAATTGGGAATAATTTACAACAACGTGTAAATCAATGTCGGAAAATTTTGACCAATTATAATTTGTTAATGAACCAATCATAATTATGTCAGTTACAAGAATATCAACACCTAAAAAATCAATAAATAGGTTTGAAATCTCAAGTAGTTTTTCTCTTACTTCTTGATTCATTTCGTATTTCTTACCTTTCTTTTCCCAAATTTTTGGGTTTAATTCTTTTTGGGTTTCAAAACTTTTTAAAATTTCCGAATTATCCATATGATATAAATATATGAAATTCTAATTAACTTAATTTTCTATATTTAAAAGCTTTTGAGATACTTGTGTTAAAGAAATTTCCTTGTGATTTTGCAGATCTAAAAGATGTGTAGGTTTGGTGTGGAACATCTTCATATTCATACTTCATCCCATTTTTAAATTCTGCAATTAATTTCTTTGTCTCAACGTCATATTCTGTTCTTACCAGATTTGACGATTCAACCTCATTTAAAATTTTTGTTCCTTCAATTTTTTCACTTGTGATTGCCATAATTTTTTATTTTTATATTTTACCATCTTTAATTTTTCTAATACCAGTTTGATTACCTTCTTTATCATAATCATAAAAATCACCATTCTGTAGTATTGGTCCTTGTGAACCCTTTCTAAAAATACCTTTAGCGTATATTTTTAATGTTCCTGATGGGTCTTGTTTGTCATAGTAATTACCCTTAAGGTCCGTATAGAAAGTATACTCTTTACTGGGGTCCAAAGTAGCGTTTAAATTGGGCCAAGTTACTGGTTTAATTGTTATTATTGATTTTTCTGGTTCTTTTTTACCACAAATAATACTAGCAACCCATTTTGTACCACCAATAGGTGCGACAACGTCAACAAAATATTCTTTGTTTGGTTCTGCTTTAAATGTGATTGTACCTGTGTCCATTGTTTTTATAGTTTGACCACCACCGAATAAATAATTAAGTTCACTACTAATTAAACCTAAATTTCTATCATCAGGAACTGTTGTAACAAACCCAGTATCACCTTTTGTTGTAAATTGGTTTGTTGTTGGGTCATACTCTTTTATTATAAACCTATCTGGAATTGCAAATGAGTTGTAATTTATTGTTACATCACCATTATAATTTTCTAAATCAATTTTTAATCTATCCGCAATATATTCTGGCGCCCTTCCAGAATTACCTGTCGCGTCGGCTCTAGAGTTACATTTTGATCTTATGGACGGTTTTTTTGGGTCTGGAATGTATGTTTTATTTGTTTTAACATAATCATCTTTAAAGATTTTGTTTGTTTCAAAGTTAGTCATAACACTAGTTGGTATTTGAACTATTACTTTTTTTTCTGGTAGGTTTGTGACTACCTCAATATTAACATCCTTTAGTTTAGGAATTAAGCTTTTTAAAATCCAGGACATAAAATTTGCTCTATTTATTGCTAGAACCTTATTACTAATAGTTACTTTAATTTGTTGATTAAAAGCAGTTGCTGTTTGATTACCAGTCGTTGAGTTATATGAATAATTAACAATTGACTGGTTGTATCCTTCTGGGACATTCGCTGTCGCCCTAACATCTGAAGCACCACTACTAATCCTAATTGTACCTATCTTTATATTGTTTTCAAGACGAGTCTTTAATCTAGTGATAAATTCAACCAAGTCTTGATTTAAATTACTTAAGTTTAAAACATCTTGAACACTGTTTATTGTTGAATTTGGTCTTATTGGAAAAGCAATGTTATCCGGATAAGAATTTGAAAAGTCAAACGTTTCAAAAGTTTCTTCTTGTTCCATTATTAAATCACCATATTTAAAATCTACAAGTGATTTAATTCTTTTTATTTCTTCTAGTAAATTAATTTTTTTGTTGTCCATAGAAAATATTATATATACTATAAATAAAACAAAAAACAAAAAAAGTATATTTCTTTTTGTAAATTAAATAATTTGTTTATATTTGTAGAAATAATCATTTAATAAAACTCGTTATGAAAAATATTATTATTTCTTTTGTCTTTACGTTTTGTTCTTTTGTTGGATTTTCCCAAAAGGATACAAATATAATTGACTTGTCTGTTGTTTCACCAGCTTTATTTTCGTATTGTGATAGCTCAATTAACTTAGATTATAAAAACTTTAAAATACCACAATCTAACGATAAAAATGGAATTGAGTTGTTTGAAGCTGCAATCCAAAAGGAATTTAGTTTGGATAAGTATAAGGCTTATGTAATTACTTATAATGGTAACACCGAATACATTTCTGATATCTGGTTGGAGGTTGGTAATGGTGATGATAGTGTAATTATACCTTTTTGTTCTATCATTAAAATTAAAAATAAAAAGACTTTAACTGAGGAGTACACTAAAGTCTTTTCAGTTCTTTAATAATTACTTATCAGTTACGTCAGGTTCTAAGGTAATAAATCTAATAACACCAACTGGGGATGTAACATTTGTATTTTTAGTTTTATTATTAACGTGATACTCAACCTTTCCATTTGGGAAAACCGCTAAATAAGGTTTCTCATACGGATTAGGTTCATTTGGTGCCGCTGATAGTAAATATAATTTAACGTCACTTGTTTGAACATTTGCTTTACCGGGTTGTATATTATTGATTGTAAATGTAAGGTTGTCAACTAAATTTGATTTTGAAAATGGGTAGTTAATATTGTTAAACAAATAAGCCTTTTTACCAACTGCATTATAGTATGTTAAATCTCCATTTGAAACTCTTTCACCTGTGTGGTAATATTCTAAAAATCTATCATAATTTTCAGCGCTTAATTGCTCCTCATAGCTTCTCTGTTGTGGATCTTCATTTCTTGTTTTTGCAGACCACCCAGTGTCCTCAGCCCAATTCGTAAAATCACTTCCAGTTTGCTCAACTAAGTACTGTCTATTTGTTGCGGATTGGTGCATCTCAAGAATTCTTTGTCTTTCAGAATCATCTATAGTAAATAAGTTCTTATTCATAGTTTTTTTATTATAAATATACACATAAAAAAAAACCTCCGAAGAGGTCCTTATTATTTTAACGATTTTATTTTGTCTCGGAGTTCAATACACTTTTCAAAGTCTTGGTTTTGAATGTGACTTTTTAACTCGTCGTTTAACTTTTTAATTTCTTCTTGGTTTTGTTCAAGATTTTTAATCTTATCCCTTAACTCAACCGCAAGTTCAAACTCTTGATTCTCAATTACCATATCAAGTTTTTGTTTTAATTCATCAATCTCATTTCTATTTTTTCCATTTTTAATGTAGACAACGTTTACTGACCCATCTTCGTTTGTGTAAACCCTTTTCTCAAGGTTATTATCACCAGTTAAAAACTGATCAAAGTTAAAGGACTCATTTCTAGAAAAAAAGTCGTCAAATAATCTGTTAAATTTGTTAAAATTAAATCTATCCATTTTTTATTTTTTTATTTGGTTTATTTTGGTTAATATTTATACTAAAAGGATACCAAAATTTATAAACCTGACATTTTGTCATATAACACAAGACATTATGACATTGTGTCAATACTTTACTAAAAAAATAAAAATTACTAAATTTAAATAAAAAACATTATGGCAATAGAATTCATTGATGACAACGACAAGAACAAGAAAAAAAGTGATAGTGGAACTCCGGTTCTAGACAACTTTAGTAAAGACTTAAATAAGTTAGCTCAAGAAGGTAAATTAGACCCTGTAATAGGTAGAGAAGATGAAATTATTAGAATTGCACAAATTTTATCTAGAAGAAAGAAAAACAACCCTATTATTATCGGTGAACCAGGTTGTGGTAAAACAGCAATTGTAGAAGGGTTGGCAATGATGATTCATAGTGGTGAATGTCCTAAAAATCTTTCAGAGAAAAGAATTGTTTCCCTTGAGATGAATTCAATTGTTGCCGGTACAAAATATCGTGGACAATTTGAGGAAAGAATGAAAGTAATAATTGAGGAACTTCAAAGTAATCCAAACATTATTCTTTTTATTGATGAGATTCATACAATGGTTGGTGCTGGTAATAGTTCTGGTTCACTTGATGCCTCAAACATCTTTAAACCGGCCCTTTCTAGGGGTGAAATCCAATGTATTGGTGCTACAACCCTTGATGAATATAGAAAGCATTTTGAGAAGGATGGAGCTCTTGAGAGAAGATTCCAGAAAGTAATTGTAGAACCATCAACAAAGGCTGAAACTTTTCAAATTTTAAAAAATAGTAAAGAAAAGTATGAAGAACATCACAAGGTAACATATTCAGACGAATCACTTCTTTTATGTGTAGAACTTGCCGATAGATATATTACAGATCGTGAGTTTCCGGATAAAGCTTTTGATATTATTGATGAGGTTGGGTCAAGAATGCAAATTGATATTAAACTTCCTGAAAGTATTGAAAATCTAAAACAAGAACTTCTTGAAATTAAAAAGGAGAAGTCTGACGTTATAAAAAAACAGAAATACGAAATGGCTGCTGAGTTAAGGGACCGGGAAAAATCAGTAATGTCATCACTTGATGCCGAAAGATTAAAATTTGAGGAAGAACTTAGAAATAGTAAAAGAGTAATTCCGGAAGATTTAATTTATGAGGTTGTTTCTAAAATGACTAAAATCCCGGTAAGCAAAATTAATGTTGACGAGAAAAACTCTCTTGTTAATTTAGAGAACGCACTAAATAGCTATGTAATTGGTCAGGCTGAAGCGGTAACAAAAATATCAAAATCCATTAGAAGAAATAGAATTGGAATTAAGGACCCAAATAGACCAATTGGTTCATTTATCTTCCTTGGGTCAACCGGTGTTGGTAAAACATATCTTGCAAAGAAACTAGCAAAAGAAATTTTTGGTAGTGAAGATAGTTTGATTCGTGTTGATATGTCTGAATATCAGGAAAAACATACTATATCAAGGCTTATCGGTTCTCCTCCAGGATATGTTGGTCACGAAGAGGGTGGACAGCTTACAGAACAGGTTAAAAATAAACCATACTCTGTTATCTTATTTGATGAGATTGAAAAGGCAAATAAAGATATCTTCTCAACACTTCTTCAAATGCTTGATGACGGGCATATGACCGACGGACTTGGAAGAAAAATTAACTTCAAAAATTGTTTAATTATTATGACATCAAATATTGGTGTTAGAAAATTACAGGATTTTGGAACTGGAGTTGGGTTTAAATCAAATAGTAGTGAAGCAGTAAGAGAAGAAGAAAAAAGAGATATCCTCAAAAAAGAATTAAGTAAGTTCTTCGCTCCAGAATTCCTAAATAGAATTGATGACGTTATTGTCTTTAACTCGCTTAAAAAAGAGCACGTTGACCGGATTGTTAAAATTGAAATTGAGAAGTTAGTTAACAGAATTGAGTCAATGAAATATAAAATTACATACGATGAGTCAGTTGTTGAATTGATATCTGAGGTTGGGTTTGATGAACAATTTGGTGCAAGACCAATTAAAAGGGCAATCCAGGATAAAATTGAAGACCTTATCTCTGAGAAAATATTACTAAATGAAGTTCTAGAAGATGTTGATTATAAATTGACAGTTGTAGATAAGGAAATTAAGATTGATGTTCTTATTGAGAATAAACCTAAAAGGGGTAGAAAGAAAAAGGAGGGTTAAAAACCCTCCTTTTTTAATGTTTGGTATAACCAAGTTCCTCAATCATTAACTTACCTACCTTTATTCCGTTGTATGTATCATCAATAACAACGTACTCATTTCTTGTGTGGTAGTTGTAATAACCAATTGAGATATTAAAACAAGATATCTTATATCTTTGATTTAAAGGATAAATATCCGTATATGGATGTCTATGGTATTTTGTGTCCTTTGGGAAATGTTCTGTAATCAACCTTCCACCAACCTTAAAGAAATCACTATCCCGGGTAAACATTGGCGCACTCATAAGAAACTCAGAAATCATATTATTTTCTGGTGCATCAAACTGAATAACATAACCCACGTTTTCAAAGAAAGCCGAATCTGAGTTAAATGACCCTTTACATCCAGTTTCTTCAGCAACAAAGAACGCAGCTTTTAGGTTTGGCATTTCCTCAAGAAGTTCAAGACAGGCAAATACGCCACATTTATCATCACCACCAATACCGGTTGGTTCTCCTTTATCGTTATAAGCTTTAAGTGCTAGTTTTATCTCTTTCTGTGCGTTTGGAAGCATCTCCTCAACGACATTTATTGTATCAATATTGTGAACAGTGTCTGTGTGGGCTACAACACAAGGAAAATACTCAATATTGGTATCTGTTTGTTTTGTAGCATATACATTATAGTATTGGTCCAGATAAAATGGAATATTCTTTGACTCAAGCCAGTCAACAATAAACTCAATCATTAAATCTTCCTGGTAGGTCTTAGTCGGAACCGAAAGGACCTTTTTTAGTAATTCAAAATTTCTTTCCATAGCCCAAATATAATAAACTTATTTGATACTACAAAATTCTATTTAAAATATCTTTAACACTTTCAAATAATTCTGGGTGGTATAAATTTAAATAAAGATCCTCAAGATTGTCAACACTTCTTTTTTCCATCTTACCACCTTTTTTATATAATTTAAAAACTAGTTGTCCGGTATGTGGATCAATACTATCAAATATAACAGATATTTCCTTTTCTTTTAAATCAAGCATTTTATTGAACCCTCCAAGTTTTACAACAACATCATATATTTTTTGAAACTCGTCGTGAACCCCTTCTTCTTCAATTATCTCAATTATTTTGTCAAGTTCGTGACTAATCTCCATTTGGACTCCTTCTGAATCATAGTCATCACAAAATGAGTTATATCTAATCTCTTCCCAACCACCAATATCACTTTTTGGGTTATATTTTTCAAATAAAGATTTAAGAAGATGTTTAATATCATCATCTTCCATTTTTAACATTCTATACCAATTAAGTAAAATACCAACTGTTGTTTTAAATCTGGATCCGTGCCATACTTCAATAATTCCAAATCTATCAAATGGTTTTTCTGTTTCTCGTCTTATAATTTCTTTAGCCCCATCAATTTGACATCTTTCATTTTCATTTGCATATGCCGAAATGATATTTTCTACTTGATCTTCATAAATCCCAAGTATTCCATTTAAAATATCACTTCTTACTGAAGTTTTTGGTGAAAGTGATAGTCTTACAATTTTTTCAAATTTTTCTTTATTCTCATTGTTAAAACCATCTAAAATGTATCCTTCTTTCCATTCATCTCTATAGGTATACCAATCCCAGTCACTAGAGTCGCCATACATTATATAGTTATATGTCCAGGCGTCATTTTCATCAACACCTAATATCTCTAGGAAGTCACTGTCCTTATCAAAATCTAAAGTAATTTGTGATGCCAATGGGTTTTTTTCGTTAATACGAATATCGTGGATTAAGTCATCCGGGTAATTCCATCTATTATACCCTGAGTCCTCACCTTTTGCAATTTGTTTTAAAAATTCGTATGTATTTGTTGGCATATAGTATAAATATGTTTATATTTGTATTTATATATAGTTCTTTGATAATAGTCATTTACAATATACGGGGATGTATTGGATTTGACAGGCGTTGGTTGAATAAAAGGAGCATGTCGGGACTGAATTAATCTCGTTAAAAACTGATTCACTTTTTAAATGGCAATGTGCTAAACAAAATGGAAGCTGTTGGGTTAATCCGCACTTCTGAGGTTGCTGTAGCGTAATCGCAACAAAAACCGGGGGCCGGCAGACATATAGCCTAGCAACAGAAGTCGTAGTTTTATAGAGCAACCTGGTCGGCTCTCTAAATCCGGATTAGAAACCATTGGTTGTTGATTTACGATGGAAAAGAACAAATCAACTATTTTGGGGTATTAGAAAATACCAACCTAAGCATGTAGTGGTCTTTTAAACAAGACGAGCTGGACCGGGGAGTCGGAGCCCCGCATCTCCACCAATTAATAACCTCATCATACGATGGGGTTTTTTTATGTCTTAAAATTATATATTATTGCTGTACGATTTCTATATTTTTGTGTAAACAAAAAAAGGGATCAGTTTCCTGTCCCTACTAATTTTTTTTGTCTTATAAGATTAAACCTAAAAAGAACGTTGAGATTACACGTTTTATTGAGAACCTTTAGAGTCATTATTTATTCTACTCCTATCCACTTCCTTTTGAGAAGTATTTCTCAGTGACGGTCACTTAGGGGAACCACTCCTTGAGATTTGGACTACTCTCACCTTACTTGACTCTTTCCGAGGATGCCTCCCCAGTTCGTCCTTGCGGGACTAAAGGTTTTTCGGATAATTACACTTAGACTTGGGATCCTTGTGTGCAATGAACGGCTCATTACTATGTAGTCACCTTTCATCCAAACCTGACGGACACTTTTCCTTTCTGATTAAATTAATTTCATAATTTTTTCTTAGGTTTTTGTGTCGTGGATTATGAAAGTAGTGGTCCGCCACCAGAGCCAGCTCATCTTTTGAACGAGCCGATACTCAACTACTCTCTGAAATGTCCCCATCTCAATATTTTAAGATTACTTCGTGACTTATGCCTTGGTAGGCAAGGGTCAAGGATAATGTCAGCACCACCTGTTTGTTATCATACCTTTCGGTTTTAAGTATCCTCTGATATTGGGACACGCAATAATAAAATTGGATAATCTTATTTTTTGCAATATCCCTACGAGTTATTCCTATTGGTGTTCCCACCTCAACCGGACGACCCACATCGCCCAATCATCTAACCACTTTCCCTACAGCGTTGCCCTCGGTACTAAAGGTTAAACGGTATCCCGCTTGTATACTTAAGTTCGGTTACCCAAACCGCAGATCAGTTACACTACTGACCCACTTTATCCTGGTTTCCCAGTTTATTTATTGACTATATACGGCCAAATATCTTTATCAGTTTGTTACTCAGAATCAACCGCAAGGATTTCATCATCAAACATTCTGAATGGATATTCTAATTTTTCAAAGAACGATTTCGGACGTTTCCGAATTTGTTTTACAAAGTTACGACACTTTTTTCAGTTTGTCAAGTACTTTATGAACTTTTTTTTAATTTTTTTCTGTGTAGACATCATAAGTCCCAAAATGGTATGCTCTAAGTTTCGCAAATTCCTGGTTGGGAGTCCAAAGTAGGTTCCCAGCAGAATCACGATACCCAAACATTTGGGGTTCCTTATTTTCTACTTCATTAAAATTATCTTCTGACATCTTAATGTGGTTTTAAGGGTTAATAAATTAAAGAACTATCTGTTTTAAATACATTACAAAGTTATGATAAATATTTTGATTTGACAAGAAGTTAGAGAATTTTTTTAATAATTTTTTTTAATCTCTCATTTTGTTCCCACATTCCCTTATCGGATGCTTCGTATTCCTTCTCAACATCGGCAGCCATTTTTTTGAATAACTTGATTGTTTCTGATTTGTCCAACAAATCCCCAACTGGTTTAAGGACATAATCATTAGCGATACTCATTAGTGTTGCCGCTAAACCATCATCACTCAAATCTTTTTTATTTTCCTTACCACCAAAACCTTTTGTGATTGGTGCTCCATTAATGTATGGTTCTGGATTTACCCAACCACCAGTAACTGATTTTCTTATCTCAAAATGTAAATGTGGTCCTGTTGACATACCCCCACCACCAGAAATACCCTGACCTCCACCGGATTCGGCAATTTTCTCTCCTTTTTTAACCTTATCACCAACATCAACAAGTCTTTTTGTTAAATGTGCATAACAAGAAAAAAAGGTTTCACCATCAACATTATGTTTTACAATAATAAAATTTCCATACCCATTTTTGTCTTTCATATCTGATCTAACAACCTCACCGTTAGCGACTGATATAACACTTGTTCCGTCTGGAATACCAATATCAATACCATTATGGTGAATAGTGCTACCTTTAACCGGGTGCTTTCTATTCCCAAATCCAGATGTTTTAACTCCTTTTTTTTCTAATGGATAGACTAAATTCATACTACAATAAATATACTAAGATTGTAAAAATTATTGATTTAAATGGTTCATTAAAACACCACCCAAAGATGATGCGTGAACCTGAAGATGATTTATTGATTCAATATTAAGTTTTGTTTTCTTTTTTGTGTAATCAAGACCTAATGTACCAATAAATTTTTCATCAATTGTTTTAATTGCAAATAAATAACCAGATTTACAGCCAGTGTCTTCGGCAATATACTTAAGACCGAAAGTTGCAATTGTTTCATCTTTATAATCTGTAATTTCAATAACGTCATTTACAAGTAATTCATTGATTGATTTTGAAAATAGATTAACTGGTATATTATGAAAGTTTGACTGCACTGAGGATATTCCAGGGTTTACAGCTTCATATATTATTGAGAATTTTGCCATTGATTTTCCAGTTGGGTAAAAGTTGCCTCCATTATGAAATTGAGTAACCCAAACACGATCAGCATTAAACTCTTCTTTAATATGTTCTATTTTTTGATTTACAAGTTCAGAAACTTTAAGTGTTTCTCTAACCATATCCGGTTTCTTTTTTTTCTTATCAAAATAGTTTTTAATAAGTAGGATTGAAATCGGTCCCAAGACTCCAGTTATAAAAGCAATAATTATTCCAGATAAATTCTCCATACTTTATTTAATATCAAAATTTTCAGACGCTTTAACCGCATTTGATCTGTGAGTACTTGTACCACCACCAGCATTTATATCAGCAAAATATTCTGCTGCTTCTTTTTTACTATCAAATTTAGGAAAATCTGTTTTTCCTTTTGTTAAAAATTGTAACGCAACTTTTACCGCAACTTCTCTATCATTTAATTTATCTGGATTACTTACCAAATCAATACCGGCAAGTGAACCATATTTTCTATAGTTACCCTTCCCTGTTAACTGATTAAACCCTCTCCCACGATACTTATATCCATCACCACTTTCTACATCACCATTTCCAATTATATTTGCATAAACAACATTAAAAAATCTCTTTGGGTTTGCTTTTAATTTATTTAGTTGTTCATCGGAATATTTTCGTACTCTTTTACCGAATGTGTTTCGTATTCTTGAGTTTGCGGTATCTGAATAGTCAACTTCACTTTTTTGAATGAAGTTAGTTTCTTTCATAATTACAGATAAAATCCCTATTTGAGTGTAAGGGTCCTTAATCCCCTTTTTCTCCATTTCAGATAAAAGGTATTCAATATTTTCCTTTTGTTCACTACTAAACCCTCCACGACTAAAGTCAACTTTTCCTTTATAATTGGTGTTAGATGATTTGCCACCAATATTGACCTTTGATTCAAGATCAATTCCTGTAACTTCCTTAAATTTTTTTTTGATATTTTCAAAATCCGGTAAATCTTTTATTTTGTCAACAACATCAGAAAGTAATGACTCATTAATTGAGTACATATTTTTAATGTTTTTAACTTCAGACTCTGTAAGTATTTTTTTCATAATTATAATATAAATATATTATTAAATAAAAAACCCCACCGTTTAAGTGGGGTTAAGTAAGAAATGTTATCAAATAAATTACTTTTTGTCAATTATAGACCAAACAGCACCTGCTAATGTCATAACACCACCAATAATTTCAACCACTGCTGCGTTATCAACGTAACCTTTAGCAACAACGATACCTCCGGCAAACGTTAATACGTGTCTAAGAATACCTAGTGCTTGTTCTTTTGTTAACTTCATAATTTTTGTTTTTTAAAGTTTATTTATTATGATAAATATTTAAAAATCTTACAAAGTACTGTTTTTCTTAATTAGCTTTTCGTTATAGTGTTCCGGACAAAGTGTTAAATACCAACCCAAATCATTCCTTAATTCACCATCCTTACCACATTTTTCACAGATTTTATAACTATCCCTTTCAGCTTTTATTATTCTATCAAAAATCTCATCAGACCCTTCATTTATATAAAATCTAAGTCCGCCAAATTTTTCCTTAACTTGACATACTTGTTTATTCCACCCAAGACTTATTAAGTCTTCAATAAGTTCTTTGAGTAATTCATTCCATCCGGAATCACAATTAAAATAATACGCATTTTTAATTGGTGGTTTATCCGGGTAATATCCATTTTTAAGTCCACCAATTGATTCTAGATACTCACTTAATTCTTCTGTTGTCATTTTTTCTTATTTTATATTTTGTTACTAATTGTTTTATAACCAATGTATCTTTACAATTAATTTGAACTGTGTCAGCCTCAAGCTCAACACAATGCCAAATATTATCATTATCACAAAAATGCCAGTGATCCTCCTTATAAATTATTGTATCATCCCAGGTTACCGGGTATTTTTCAATGTTATAAATTTCAACATATGTTGTTGTGCAACCAACAAATAAAAATCCAATTAAAAACAAAAAGTAGTTCATTATCTATTTTTTTCAAGTTGCTCAATACGATGATTTAAATACCAAAGAGCTTTTTTCAAATCCTGGAGTTCTTTATCGGATTCTTTCTTTCCGGCTCTTGAGATGTATTTAACTGTATTTCCCAGAGAAAATCCAAGGTCCCAGGCATCAATAACCTTAATTGCTTCATAAACATTATCAGATCCTCCGTAATGTTCTGGATGGTTTACTTGTTCTTTATTCATTTTATTTAATTTAAATCCCAATATGGTCCAACAATAAATTTAACATCGTTTCTTAATGAAGAAATAATTTCTTTTTTAAACTCTTCATTTAGTGTTGTAAGTTCTTCGGTAATTCCGTCAAATCCCGGTTGATCCGGATGGTTAAGTTTTACAAGTCTAGTCATTTCGGAATAATCCTCATCATCAATTTGATTTTTTAGTCTAATCAAATTAATTAAACAACTAAATAAGTACAATTCTTTACCATCAAATAAAAGATAATAATAATCATATTCATCTTCAACCATTCCAATAAGTCTATATACAGAAAAATCACAAATGACAAGTTCACCTTTTAGGTTGTCAAAGATTTCCTGGAATATTTTAAGGTTTGTGTCCATATTATACTAATTGCTCCATTGTCCAGACATTATTACATACCCTACATTTGTATGTTACTTTTGTGGTTGTATCCTCTGTAGAATCACCATAATACATCCCAACAATTCTTCCTTCTCTGTTACAATTGTGTTTTAACATTTTTTTTAACTTTCTTTTAATTAATCTAATTCTTCTCATTTAATATTTTTTCATTTTTTATTTATTACATATAGGAAAATAAAAAACAACCACACAATATTTCTATTAATGTGGTTGTTTGCATCTTAAGCGGTGTGGACCTTGTAGGGTTTGAACCTACGACTCCTTGATTATGAGTCAAGCACTCTGACCAACTGAGTTAAAGGTCCGGTTGAGGATGAGAAGTCCTCTGTGTTGTGATTCATACTAGGTTAAATCCAAATCAAGACCATATCCCACCGTAATTCCTTTCTCAAGGGAATAACACAACAGTACTCCGAGAGGGATTTGAACCCTCACCCCGTAGGAATGCGGCTTAAACGCATCGTGTATACCAATTTCACCATCGGAGCATATTTTAGAAAATATTTCTTCAGCATTCTACTCCCAGCCCCGAGGAATCGTATCTTACTTAGCCCGTCTCACCGCTGTATGGGTACTGAAGTTAATATTTTCTTTTTTTTCTACCTATTAAAAGTATAAACAAAACAAATGATACAAACAATAACATATTCATCTTTTAATTGTATTTGTAGACAAGAAAGGATTTGAACCTATACGACAACTTTTACATTGTCTCGGTACAATCTTAGTTAGATCTACCTTAGCGTCTGCCGATTTCGCCACTTGCCTTTGTTAACACCCTAATTTATTCAGCTTACAGGTGCTCCGGTTGTCCCCACCAAAAAGGTAGGTTAGAAATAGTTTCTTTCGTCCTCAACCCAGGTCGGGCAAACTTTCAGTCCACCTCTGTTGAGATGTGCGTTTCCACTGTATCTAATACAACTTACTTTCCCAGTCGTTCTCCCTATACGACAATGTACGTTCCCCTACGGATATCACTCCGTTTCTCATTATGTGGGGCACACTAGGGGGTGATGAACCCTACCACGTGTAGTCAGGACAGGATTTGAACCTATAAGAGACCCATTGTTAACCCTCATTTAATGTCTCAACCCCAGGGTGTTGAGGTGCGTCTACCAATTCCGCCACCTGACTATTTTTTACTGTTCACGTAGAACACACAATCTTTTTTTCGTTTGCTCTTAAAGACTATCTCTTTATCTTCCTTAACTTGCCACCATATTCCTATCCAAGCATGACATTTCTTTTCTATTGTATAATTCATAACTTTTAATTTTTTGTAGTCCCGACAGGATTCAAACCTGTGACCTTCGCCTTAGAAGGGCGTTGCTCTATTCAGCTGAGCTACGGGACCATATTTTTTGTATTCCGTATGGGATTTGAACCCATGATCTCTTCCGTGAAAGGGAAGTGTCCTAAACCAGCTAGACGAACGGAACATAAAACCACATTACAAAACCATAAAGGTACAACTCCTGCGGTCGCGTTGTTCATTACAATATTTTAAATCACTTTCGCCCCCTGTATAGACATGCGTCAGATGCTTAAGGTCAGCCTTAACTATTAAGGGAGCCACCCGTGATTTAGATTTTTAAAAAATGGTAAGACCTTAAGATTTACTTATTCGTGGGTTACCCCATCCTTACTACCCACACCTCGCCTTTAACATCCGTTCTACCCAAACCATCGTTTATTACCAGTTAACCTCCCGGAAAACTTTGAGTACCTCCTCAACACGTTAGTCTGATAGGGGCTCCGTTTTACTCATCATTTCTGATTCTCTATGAGAGTCTGCTGACGTAGGTCTATCTGCTATCTTACCAATCTATTATTTCAAAGAACTTCTTTCCTTATTTGTTTTACAAAGATAAGGAGAATTTTTCAATCCTCCAAATCTTTTTATTTAATATTCAAAAACGTTCCAGAACTGCCTGCCATTGTTGTTGGAAGTTTACCATCCCAAGCATTTGCCTTCAAATACTCAATATACATCGGTGTTAGTTTTTGTTGTTTCAACTCAATTGCAAGTGATGCCGCTTTTGCGTTGATAATTGTTTCTGCCGAGTCGGCTCTTGCGACAGCCACCTTACGTTTTCCTTCTGCAATTGCAGCAATTGCTTGTTGCTCGGAGGCTTCAGCTTGTTGGATAGCTTTTGTTTTTGCAATAATTGATTCCTGGAGCGCCTCCGGTGGTGTAATGTTTGTTCTAAGTTGTGACACATCAAACCACTTTGTTAATCGTTTATTACACTCAACAACAATTGCCGCTTCAAACTGTTGACGATTAGAAAAAATACTATCAACTTCCCATTTATTTGCTTCATCATTAACCGCCCCAACAATTGCGTTTTTAAGCCACCCTTGTTCAATTTCTTTAACACCCAATCGTAGGTTTTCAAACATATCACCAATTGCTTCCGGTTTCAACGAGTAGTTAAACGATGGTTTAATAGTTGCTGAGAACCCACCCTTTGTAATTACAACCTGATCATCATACTCAATATGTTGTTGAAAGGTTGGGAACTCAAGAACTTGCGTGAACCAGGTGTTATAAACAACCCACCCAGTTTTGTACTGATATGAAGCAACCCCTCTTTCAGATCCGGACAAGTTAACCACAATACCTTTGTGACCGGCGTCAATTCTCTCAAGTGAGTATGGTTGGAATACGCCAATCAATACACCCACAACACCAACAACAACTCCTTTTAGAATACTTGAGGACTCATCGTTAATTTTACCTTTTACAATCATCACCCCTGCGATAATCAAAAACACTAATGTTACAATCAAACTAATCATTTTCTTTTTCTTTTTTGTTAAATAAATTTGTTATTTCTTTTACTATTAGCTTTATTTGAAAAACGGTGTAGAATAAAGCTATAAAACTAGCACCGATTTGTAGGATTTCATCAACCTCCCGGTTGATTACATAACTGAAAAATAAATTCATTATGTAGATGTAAATCATTGTGGTACCTACAACACCCCACAACCCCAGTTTAAACTTTAACATTTCATTTTGTTTAGTTTTTAATTGTTTAGCGGTCCATCCGGGAATTGAACCCGGAGCACATCCGTGACAGGGATGTATGTTAGCCACTACACCAATGGACCATTTTAAGGGTGAACACGGGCCTAGCGTGCCGTCTTTTAGGAAAGGCCCTCCCACCTATCCACCCTTTTTGTTGTAGCAACGCCTTGGAATCGCACCAAGTTAAACCGGCTTATGAGACCGGTGAGATCCTCTACCTCCCGCCTGCTATATCTGTGATACAGTAGTTGACAACCACACTCGTTTCACCATCTTTTGTCAACAGGTCTATGAACTTAACGAGTTCACCTTTTCTTACCACCACAATATTTTAAAAAGTTGTGATTTATATGTATCAGCATCATTACTCCATTATTAAATGCTTCACGGCGGATTAGACCGTGCTAGTCGGAGCAAGCTAGTTCAACACATACTACCTAAAGTTTTCCCCCTCGCTTTAGTGTAATAAATCACAATGTTTTCAAAGAACTTTTTTCCCTTTATCTGGGGGTAGGATACCAATTTCTAAACTTCCTACCCCCATCGTTTGTCTTACAAAGATATGTCAAATTTTTTAATCTACCAAATCTTTTTAATGTAATCTTATAAGATATCTCATAATTTTTTCAATATCTTCTTTTGTTTGGTATCCCAAAACATCATTTGTTAAAATTGTATCATAACAAAGTTCCCAGTTGTTTTCATCACCTTTTAGGATTGCAACTTCCCACTCATCTTCGTTACTTGTATAAGACATATATCTATCACCAAAAGGAGATTTAAATCTAACACAAGAAATTCCATATCCTCCCGGAAAGAAAATAGTACCCTGAAGACCAACACCCATGCTATGGGGTTTAAACTTTATATCACTAAATTTTACCATACAACAAAGGTATATTTAATTTTTTATATTTCCAATATGTCAAAGAACAAAAAACCCATCTTTTTTGAAGATGGGTTTCTAATATTTTATGTATTAATTTATCACACCATCTTCACATAGATAGAATCCTCAGCTTCTGCTAACCCTCTCAAAGATATGATATGTAAATTTTTCATTTGCAGTTTTATTATTTTTGTTATAAATATATAATACTTTTAAAAAGTGTAAATATTAAACAAAAAATTGTTTTTTATGTTTAATCTTTCGTGTGTAAGTATTTTTTGACTCCTCAACCCGGGAAACAAATCTACCGTCAAAGAATCCGGCTTTTACCTGGTCTTCCCTGATCTGAGTTCTTTTCATCTTATGTTGGTCATACGTTTTCATAATCGTTTATTTTTTTAAAGTTTTGTACCCCTAGCAGGACTTGAACCTGCAAAATTCAGATCCTAAATCTGACGCGTATACCTATTCCGCCATAGGGGCATTTTGTTGAGAGAGGTGAGGGACTTGAACCCCCGTACTGTGGGTTGCAACCACAGACCTAACGCCGCTCGGACAACCTCTCATAATTAGCGGCAGTGGTGGTCTGCCGCCCTTGTTGCAATTTGGTTGTGGGGTTTAATGTTTGTCTTGTACCCCAGTGAAGTCGCCCAACCAACAGCCGGTTGGACTAATTTTGAGCTGAAGTGTTTTAAGTCGCTGTTGTAATCTAAATCTATTTCCACCTTTACATTCACTTTTGTGGTTAACCACTCTGCAACCTCAATTGAATAATCGGCCTCATTCCATAATCTGGTCCATTTATCTTTAATCTTTTTTGTCTTTTGTTTGTGATAGATATAATGAACCCCCCTATTCCCAAATCTATAAGCAATTGCTGTAACATATATAGTGCTTCTTCTATGATTCTGAGAGTCAGTACCAATGTGTACCTCAACCCAGGGACATTCCTTTAATATATCAACAGTATGTTTTACAATGTCAGGAACAGATTCTCCGGTTACTTTTCTGAATACTCTGTTCATAATTTCCTTAATTTATTTGTTTGTGGAACCATAGGGAGTTGAACCCCAACCTTTGGATTTTCAGTCCAACGTGACACACCACACTTACACCATAGTTCCTTTTATTTAATTTCAAATGCACAACGCATCGGTCTTTTCAATTTTTGAGAATCCTCAAAGTTTCCAACAACAACACCATCTTTAATTGTAAAAGCGTGACCTTTAACAAGTACAAAAAAAGTTCCCTTTGGATTTTTCTTAACAAAGGTACCAACAGTCATTTTTCTTGTAACCACTTCACCTTTAACCTTAACGGGGTAATCCAAAGATCTTAACATATAGTCGTTCTTTCTTTCACCAACAATATGAACTTTTTTTCCGTTTATCATAACTCTGTTATCGGACATTTTAACAAATTTTAATGGAGTCCCAAATGTCCCTCTTCTTGGTTGTCTATTAAACTCTTCAGCGACATACTTGTGTGCATAGTCATATGAAACCTCAAATGAGGACGCAAATGCTCTTACAACACAATCGTTTGTTTCACCTTTTGCAATTTTAGAGTCACTATACCCTTTGATTGCCTTTCCTGTTGCTTCGTATGGTAGTCTGTTTTTCATATCTCAAAGATACAAAAAGTTTTTTAACCACCAAAATTATTTTTAGCGCGTGGTGTAGGAATTGAACCCACCCAGTGAGGTTTTGGAGACCTACCCGACACCTTGTCTGTACCACGCAAATGCCCGACCTAGCTCGGGACCGACATCGGATATTTAAATAGTTCTGGTCAACCACTCGCCACCCACCAATCTCTTGTATCAAACTTTTTGTAGTCCAAACGATTCCTTTATTGAACTTAATCATTTTGGTAATATCTCCTACGACTCATTCTCAACTCACTTGCCTAAGCCTTGTCCGTTGTGAACTATTTGTGTGTATGATGGGTTACGATCCCATTACCTTTGGTTCCACAAACCAACGCTCTACCGATTGAGCTACATACACCATATGTTGAGGAAAGCAGTGGTAACGATCCACAATCGGATTCTCACCGATCGCAATGCTTAGCAGGCATGCCCCGTCGCCTTCAGGGATTACTTTCCATAGAGCGTAGTAGGACTGCAGTTCCTTGAGGCACCTACGCAAGTTATTCCTCTTTTGTGTTCACGACGGGTTACGATCCCATTACCTCCGACATATCAGATCGGCACTCTACCAATTGAGCTACGTGAACTTATTGCGGACAAGGAAGGGTACGATCCTACAACCTATCGGTTAACAGCCGATTGCTCTACCAATTGAGCTACTTGTCCATTTTGTTGTGGGAGAGGAGGGACTTGAACCCCCAAGGCTTTCGCGACAGATTTACAGTCTGCTGAGCCAACCAATTGCTCAACTCTCCCAAGTTTAGGAAATCAGAAGATGGTTCTGTGGACATCTGATTTTACGATTAGCTTTACTATGACAGTTAAAACTCCCACATAACTACGAACTACTGACACGTTAACGTTATGTACTTCCCTAATCAACCTATTGTACACCCTATAGGACTTGAACCTATGACCTGTTGTATGTAAAACAACCGCTACTACCAACTGAGCTAAGAGTGTGTGTTTTTTGTCCCCCCGACCGGTTACGATCCGATTCTCCCCATATTAAAAGTATGGTGCTTTCCCGATTAAGCTACGAGGGGTTTCGTTTGTCATACTTGTCACTTTTCATAAGACATTAGTTTTTGATTGTTTATTTTTATTTCTGTTTCCACTCTTTTAAGTTCTTCACTTAAATCCCCACGATATGATGGGTCCTTACTAATTTTAACAAGGCTAATATAGTAATTATTTAAACCACTCAACTTACCTTTGATAGAAATTTTTTCACATTCTTCGTTTGTTATCATAACTTATAGTTTTTTAGTAGGGTAGACAGGACTTGAACCTGCATCTTCCTCGTCCCAAACGAGGCGGCTTAGCCAATTAGCCAACTACCCTATGTTTATTATTGTTGTCCCGGAAGGGGTTGAACCTCCATACTCCTCGTTCAAAGTGAGGTGACTCTGCCAATTCGTCTACAGGACATTATAAAAGAGGAGAGATGAGGTGCCGACCCCCATACCTTTCGGTACTCACCGTTTTCAAGACGGGATCACAGGCCGCTGTGATTACCTCTCCTTTTAAGGCCGATATGTCAAAGAACATTTTCTTTTTTGAGGTCCCTGTCGGAACTGACCCGACAACTCAACTTTACAAGAGTCGTATTTTTCCAGTTAAACTAAGAGACCAATTTAAAACAAAAAACCCGGGTCTTTTGGATCCGGGTCTTTCACTTTTATATTTGATGATACGTTACATTGTACTATTAAATGAAAGACACGGAAATTTATGAAGCGTAATATACGACTTGACCCAGCTCTGACACGGGTTATTAAAGTTCATATTTATCTGTGTTGTTTTCATTTCGTTATAAATATATGTGTTTTACAAAAAGTTTAATTTTCTTTTACAAATATAGGTTATTTTTTTTAATTGACAAATGTTTTTTTAATTATCCTCTATATTCCCAAGGATTTTCATACTCCTGGTCATAAAAATCACAAGAAATTGGCCGATCACTTACGTCCCATCTTGAACTCTCAATTGACTCCATAAGGGTTTCTTCCTCTCCTTGGAATAGCTCATCGTACTCAGCTTTTACCTGTTCTATGTTTTGACAAATACGTTGGTTAACCTCTTCTTCAGTTTTTCCAAAAACCGTTAATTCACCAACAACAAATAAATTGCCGGTATCATTAACATCACATAATACAACAGCCCCATATTCACGACCAGGCATATTTGTTCGTTTTTTTCTTGCTGCCCGGATAATACAATCCTTACCGTAAACTTCATTTGGAAATGTCAAATCTTCCTCTGAATACTTTTCTTCCTCAACAATTCGTTGTATCAAAGAAACTAATTGACTTTCCGTTAATCTTATTCTTCTTTTCATACTTTATAAATATCACTATTCTTGTGATTCTTCATAATTGTATTCCATCATTTCTTTTATGAAATAATAATAATCTTCGGAGTTTACAAATTCATTATGAATTTCTTCAAATACATCATCCATTATTGACCAATTTTTTTGACATCATAAATGTAACCAGAATCAGAATTTTTTTCAAAAACATCTTTTATTTGATCGGCCTCACTTTTTGTTTTAAACTCCCAAATCTCACTTTGAGTATTTAAAAGGATAACCGGAAGGTGTTTATTTGTTTTTTTGTTTTTAATAAATTTTACAATAACATACATAGGTTTAATTTTAGATAAAAATATAAATAAAATTAATAACTATCAAATCCTTCTTGACTCTCTAGTAATACCTCCTTTAATATTTTCAAAAAGTTTTTTCTTAATATTAAGTGTTTTTGCAGATTGATTGTTTACCCCTTGACCCTGGTTTTTCTTATTTGTTTGTTTGTTGTAAATTACTTTATTTACTTCTTCGTAATTTATTTCTTTAGCTTCTTTTTGTGGTGTAGCAACCTGCGGTCTGTCTAGTATTTTTAATACAGAATTTTTTTCTTTTGGTGGTTCTGGTGTTGGAATTATGTTGTCAACATCTGATGTTTGGAATATGTAGTCCCCATTTGGAGTTATTTCAATGTAACCCCTAACATTTAGTTTATCTGGATTTCCGTGTCCTTTTTTGTTTTTACTTATGTTTGCATAATAAGCTCTTAGCGGAGAACTCATTCCAGTGTCCTTTCTATTTGTTAAACTACTTGAGTGAACTCTTCTTCTAAACAAAACTTGTTCAGTGTGTAGAATTCTTGGTTTTGTTTTATATAGTCTCCCCATAAAATCTGAGTCTGCTGCCATCATCCAAGGTTCAAACCCATTCATTTGTAAAAAAGTTTCTTTACCAATACCAAAAACACCCTCACCAAACTTACGTATTTTATTTCTGTCACCAAATTCTTCATATTTTGGTTTAACACAAATATAGTTATTGAGTTCTTTTATTGTTAGACCAATCATATTTTGGTTCATAATGTCATCAGAATCAAAAAATAATAGTTTATCTGACTTTGACATATTAGCCAAAGTGTTTTTTATTGAGTATGGACCCTTGTTTTCTGTAAAATAAAAATATTTAACGTTGTGGTAATTTTTATTCTTAATATGATTTAACGTATCAATACATCCATCAACACCAACCAAAATTTCAATATCATTATCTCTACCTGATTTAATAATTGACATAATACAATCATCAATATGGTTTTTACAGTTATATGCTGGAATCACCACAGATAATTCTGGTTTTTTTGTAAAACCAAACATTTCATTAACAATTTTAGTTTGTAAAGTGTCTTTATTTATTTCGGAATTATATATGGTTGTTTTTTGTGATGTGTAAGTTATAAAACCAGAATTATGTGCCACACAAATTATTTCAATTTTATTTTCTTTAGCAAATTTACCAATCCAAACGTCAGCCATATTAGGGTATATGAAATCATCTATTGATTTTTTTAAAATAGATGTATGAAAACACATAACCCCGGTTCCACCGAATTGGACTACAACGTCTTTTTTAACTTCCTTTAAACAATGGTATACTTCTGATGCCGAATTATAATAACTTGGTATTGGGAATTTATTAAAATTTCTTCCGTGTAGTGTTATGATTTTTTTGTTATCATTTTCTTTACACTTTGTAACCATAAATTCAACATAGCCTTGAGGGTAAACTAGATCATCATCTATTGTAATAAAATATCCGTTAGAATCATTTAACTTTAAAAACTTGAATGCGTCACCTTTTGAGTTGTCAGTCATTGTTAAATTAATTTTTGGTTGTTGTAAAAAATCTGGGATAACACCCTTATGGTCGTTCAAACAAACATTAATCTCATCACACTGGTCGTAAATTGACTTTAATGAAATTATTAAAGAATCAACCCTATTATATGACGCAACATTTACAATTCTCCTATCCATATCACATTAAATGTATATTGTTTGTTATTTTATTTTCAATATCACTAAACCCCTCTCTTTGCCACGCTATCACTGGGTTACATATAAAACATTTACCAGTTTCTAAAATTTCACTTATTAAAACATCAACTTTCCAATCTCTAGAATTTATATTATTTATTATTGTGTCAAAAAATTTGTTTTTAACTATAAATGCGTGAGTTGTATATACTTTATGTGCAATATCTAAAGATTCCGAATATTTTACCTTTTCCCCAATATTCCAACCACCTAAGTAAAGTAAATCCCAATCTTCCGGAAGTTCACTCATAACCTTGTTTAATTTTGAAATAAAGTTTTCGTCAACAACAACATCATCCTCAAGTACCATAAGTGTATTTATTTTACTTTCTTTAGCAAAAGAAAATAATCTTCTATGACTATCTAGACAACCCATAAACCCCTGTTCGTTTTCTGGGTGGGTAGAATATTTTGTTTTACCATCCGTAGCCTCAAATAGGGTATATTCAAATGGTAGATTAAGTAATTTTAATCTATCGTTTCTTCTTTTTAAGTTTATTAAAAATTTTTGCATTTTTAATTATCAATAAAAAAATCTTTATACCAGTTACTAAATTGTGTTATTTTATCAAAATTAACACTTCTCTGTTTTATTTCTGGATTTGTTTTATAGAAAAAAATATCCCATATTGATCCGGCGTCAATAAAAAAATTAGTATTACCATATTCAGCAAACAGCACATTAATAAATGAATTTGTTGCCATAGAAGATGAAAATAACACTATTTGATTTTCTTTTAATTTATTTCTTATCTCATGCAGAATTCTATCTTTGTGTAAATAACAATTTTTAGTTGGTACCTGAATAAAATCGGTAATATTTAATAATTTAAACTTATTTAAATATTCTGGACCAACAATCATAATTTGATTTTGATTTAAAATATCAATAAACTTTTTAAACTCTTCAGGTTTGTACCTTAACATAATTTGTAGAAAATCACTACTAACGTATTGACCATTTAATTTGTTATTTTTTAATAACGTTTCAGTGTACTCAATATATTTTGAGTTGTTTATAAATGCCGATAAGTATTGTATGAAATAATTTTTATTATCGGCGTTATTTAAAGATTGTATTAAATCTAACCCTAAATCTGGGAAATACTCGTGTTTATCACAATTGTGTGTTGACCCAACTTCTGTAAAATTTTTAATGGCGCATATTAATTCACCATCATTAAATCGTGAATACGAAAAAAAGTCTTTATTTTTAATTCGGTCTAAAAAATAGTCAATTTCTAAATCCACAATTTGATTTTTTTTAAAGTTTTCAACTAATATCATTATGTATAATATATAAAATAAATATTTATATTGTATATTTTCCAATGAATGAAGTTTTACATTTTAACATCAGATAGATTAGTCAACGAAACCTGTAAAATGATTGACTATAGTTTTAAAAAATATTGGCCTGAAATTGAAGTTGTGATTTTAGGTTATAAGTCCCCGGACAAGCTGCCAGTACATGCTAAATTTGTTTCTATAGGAATAGATTTAGGTGTGGATACTATTTGTTCTCAAGTTTCTGAATATTTTGAATCGGTGTCAGATAAGTTTTTTGTTTTTGAGGTTGATGATAAGCCATTAGTTGATAGAGTTAATCATAATTTATTTAATACTCTTGTTGATGTAATAAAAAACAATGATAAAATTGGTAGGATTGGTCTGACCAAAGATAATTTCAGAAGATTACATAAAAATATAGAACATAAAAACGGTTTAGATATTTTTGAAAACGAACATAATACCGAATATAGAATTTCTTGTACCTCATCAATATGGAATAAAGATTTTTTTGTTAATTATGCAAAAAAATGTACAACACTTTGGGATTTTGAAATACGCGGATCTGAGTTAAGTAAAACTAGTGACTGGAAAATTTTTGGGTCAAGTCCTTGGATTTTAGATACTGGACATTTATATAGAAAAGGTGGTAAACTAATTGAGAAATGGTATTATGGGATTTACACCGGAAAAAAATTACCTATTGAAGATATTGAATATATAAAAAAAATATATCTTTTATAAAAACAAAATAGGAACCTAAGTTCCTATTTTGCTAGATAATGAACACCTCCTTCTTTTAGATGGTTTATACATACCAGACAACTACATCCGGTAAGTTTCATTAATAACCTTTAATCATTCTAATTAAATCTTCGGCTATTACATCTCTTGTCTTTTCTTTTCTTTTTGCAACTACCGCTTCAGAAATTAAAGAACTAATTTTTGATTTATTATTTCTTTTTTCAGTTAGTAGGTTATTAACCTGGTTACTAACAATACTTTCAGTTTTAAGTTCAATTTGATTTTTAACATCATACAAACAGTATTCGTTACGCCCTTTTTGTAATTTTCTATTCTTTTCAGTTCTACATTTAATCAATTCCTGAAGTTCATCTTTAGCGCCAAATACTTTTCCAAATGGGTATTCTCTTGCGCACCAGATTATCTCTTTTTTAGCTAATGGAATATCTTTAATATCTGACTCATCAGCACGAAGTCTAGGTGGGAACGCGGCCAAATGAAGTTCTTTAATTTTATTTCTACATGCGTCTCTTGATAAGTCAAACTCTTGTATCGGTTCTTCAGATCCTGTCATTTTATTTTGTTGTGTTGTTTGATTAGTTTGTGATGTTGTTGTCACACTACCTTGTTGATTAGGTTGTGTTGTGGTTTGTGTACCAGTCATTGTATTAGGTTGTGTCACTTGTTGTTGACTAATTTTAGATTTTGATACAGCCTCATTTTCTAGTCTCTGGCATTCAGATTTAACTTTTTCTAAATTGGTTCTTACTTGTTTTGCTAAATCAACAATGTCTTTTTTACCAAAACCACCTTCATTAGCCTTAATCATTTGATTTAAAAATGTTAAATTTTCATCAATTAGAGTGATATTATCACAAGCTTTAGAAGAATCAAAATTCTTAAGTAAAGTTATTGCATCATCTAAATTTTTTCTATCTTCTGGTGATGCCGCAGCCTTAAATTTAAGATTTTCTTTAATTTGGTTTAATAATCCAATTGTTTCAAGTCTTATTGGTTCAATAACCTTTTTAACATCATTAGGATTTGGTTTTACATTTGTAACCCCAGAACCGCCAGTCTGTTGCACTCCGGATGCCCCAGAACCACCAGTCTGTTGTACTCCGGATGTTTGACTTGTTGATGGACTACCTCCAGATTGGTCAGAACTTCTTCTATCTGCCGGACCACCATAATGTTTTTGTTCGGATAAAATATTATTTAATAGTTTCTTTATACTACCTTCCATAACATCAAATGACTCAATGTTTTCTTCAGCTTCCCATTTCCAGTTTTGATTCTTATCAACCTTTACTTTTCTTTCACCATTTGGTGTTGTATAGAAAATTAATTTACCATAATTACCTCTTGTTTGTCCTTGAGGAATTGGGAAATAGACAAAGTAATCAAACTTTTCTGGATCAGCTCCGGATAGTGTATCTAATGGTAATTTTTTATCTGTGTTAAGTTCTCTTTTTATGATGTAAACTTCAGTTCCGTCTTTTATTTTGTATTTAAGACCACTATTATAAATTTGCTCATTCTCAATTAAAGTATCCCAACTAAATGTTGTTGTACCTGCTCCAGATTCACCATCTGGTGTTAATTTTCCAGAACAAATTGCATCAACTTGATCCGTTGTAAAATATTCTTTACCAGTTTTTAGTTTTAATTGTTCTTCGGTTTTTGGACCAAAGAAATTATCTTGTTTCACACCAAGACATCCTTGTACTCTATTGATTATACCATCGGTATCTTTACACCCATTGAACCTGATTTTCTTACCAGTACAATCTTGGTATTTACTTGAAATAGGTCCTGGTGTTGGGTTAGGGTCTGGGTTAGGGTCTGGGTTAGGGTCTGGGTTTGGTGCTCCTTTTCTTTTTACGTGATAACTTGTTGTGTTATTATATTTACACAAATAAGTTTTTTTATCGTAATTCGTAGTACTTAAAGTGTCATAATATTCTTTCTTTACTCTAGTGTATCCATCGGATTTTATAGCGTCAAGATCTGTCTTACATTTTTCAATAGTATCCACATTAGCAGGTTTTTTTCTAATATCATAACCCTTCTTTTTCCAAGCAACAGCTTGTGATTTAGTACAATCAACCCAATTACCAGTTGATTTATTTTTATATTGCCAATCTTTAATTTCTGCCATTTTAATTCTATGTTAAATTTTTAAAGATTAAACCGGTTTAAAAGTTCCATCTTTGTATTGATATAATGTATCTTCCCCATTAATAACAACAATAGGATAACCATCATCGTCCCAAGTACCACTTAATCCGTTATCTCCAAGCCACTTAGTGAATCCTTCGCTAGTATTCTCATATTCACCAGTAACCTCTTCTCTACCACAGGCTTTACTAATGAAATCAGGTTCATAATGTGAAAGCATTTTAGGTATATCACATAAATAATCACCCACTGTTACGTCACCACCACTAACAATTGAGTGTAAGATACCCCAAACCATATAACCAGTAAATGCGCAAATACCAATTTTACCCGCAGTAGATAGTTTACCACCTTGCCCACCACCAGCTTTTTTACCAACACAAAAACCAAGTACATCACCGGCAATATTTTTTGCACGCTCAATATTCCTAGCTCGTCTAGTTAATTGGTCTGCCTCTTCAGTACGACCTTCAGTTCTAAGTCTGTCCGCTTCCCTCTGAAGTCCGTTTATTTGGTCGTCACACATATCATTTAATTCTCTACGAATCATAGGTAATTGTTCGTTAAACTCTTCTGGTGTTAGACTACCAAATCTGTTACGAATATTATTGGCAATCAAATCTTTCTGTTCACGAGCAACTCTACCATAGATAGGGTTGTTAGTTATTAAATCAATTTGGTCATCTAATGCTTGTCTAACATTAAATGCTGGTGGCTGACCACCACCTTGGTTTCCTCCACCACCTTGGTTTCCTCCACCACCTTGGTTTCCTCCGCCACCTTGTTGACCTCCGCCACCTTGTTGACCTCCGCCACCTTGTTGACCTCCGCCACCTTGTTGACCTCCACCGCCGGCTCCAGTACGTGTCGTTGGGGTTGTTGACACATAAGCAGAATTTGTTGCGGTATCTATCATATCAATTTGATCGTCAATTAGTTTAACTAATCTATCTTTTGTTGCTTGATCAATATCGGATAACGAAGCATTAATAATATTATTTTTTAAACGGGTTAAATTTGCCGCATGTGATGTTGCTGTTGCATCACTAACAGCGCCAGTCTCAATATCTCTACCGATTGTACGATTAAATGTATTCATCTGATTTTGTAAACTACCGGCTAAAGTGTTGTTGGTAATGTTCGTTGCTTGTCTATTGAAATTTGACATATTAACATCACTAATTCTTCTGACAATATTACTAAAATTGTCCCTGCCTGATGTTGCCGCTAACCAGTATAATGCCTCAGCATCAGTTGTTATTTGTTCACCAGCAGCCCTAGCTTCAGCTCTAGCTAAAGTTGTTAACTCATCAAAATTTCTAACGGTTCTTGATAGTGTATTTGTTGTATTTGCCCAATCAACCATTTGAGTTTCAATCTCATTTCTGATTGCCGGATTTAAGTTTACGTCAAAAGCCTTAATTCTAGTTGGGTTTCCTATTGTTACCGCTTCATTAACCGCATTTGAGTTTAATCTAACACCCATAATTTCTTTTATTCTTACTAGTTCTTCAATTAAAAGAGTATTTCTCATAATATAATTTTATATATAAATATGTTTATTATTATTAATATTTCACTTTTGTTCTACGTTTTTTGGAACTTCTCTAGTATTCTTACCCTTTTTCTTCCAAATTTCATATTGTGTTTTTGAAATTGTTTTCCATTCATTTTGTTCAGTATTAAAATACTGGTATATCATATTTTCATATTCGGTTGGTATTTCTTGTTGTTGTTCTTTTTGTTTAAGATATAAATTTCTATTTTCCTCAAGTATTTTTTTAAATTTTTCACATTGTTCAGGACCATAATCAGTACAGAATTTATCTGGATTTGACGTATATTGTGTAACCAATTCAAACTCATCTAAACCAATTAGTTTACCAAGATTTATCCCTCTTTTTTTAGCTTCTTCCATTAACATCAACATAGAATTTGCGGCCTCATCAGCTAATTTCTTTTTTAGGGCTTCACCAAAAATACCATTCTCAACTAAATTCTTGGTGTCTTCATCTGATATTGTGAATTTTGGTGTTTTAATATTACCAGTTTCTCCATTTTTTCCAGATAAAAAGTATTTTGTCCATTCTGGTAATAATTTAATTTCCTCATCAATCTTTTTAATATTTTTTGCAATTTTTTCTTTTTGTTCTTTTGGTAATTGATTTAAATCAGTATTTTGTTTTTTCTTTATTGATTCATAAACACCTAGTATGTTTTCAACTACTTTTATGTAAGTTAATGTTATACCAAAATCTTTTACAAGTGTTTTAAATAAACTTTCTGTTGGCTTTTTAAGTAAAGCAACAATTTCTGCTTTATAAGCTAAATAATCCGCACCTTTATAAGATTTTTTGGCAATATTATCAACGGCTTTCATTATTTTTGGAGATAGATTATTAGCTTCTTTAATAACTTGTGTGAATAATGCTTTTTCTTCCATTGTTAGTGTGTTCATAAAGGCTTTAATTTGTGCTTGAGTCATATTTGTCTCAAGTTTATTTGCCATTATTTTTGTGGATATACCATAACAAGTCTGTAAACTAAAATCTGGTAATATATTAACAAGTGGTGTAAATCTTTGAACAACTGGTAATGCTATAAATGCTAATGATAACCATCCAGCGCTTTCATAACCTTCTCTATTGAAATAGTATATTGCAACTGGTGCGTTAACAATTGTCTCAGATAATATTGAAGCAGCAAAAAGTCTAGATCTTATTGCATTTACAGAAGCAATTTCTTGAGCGGTTAATCGTGCTATAGCTAAATTTCTTGTAAGAAGAGTTACACCAATTGCAAGACCAATTTGTGCTAAAATACCAACCCCGCTATCCATAAATTTATCAAACCCACCTCTGGTGTCCAAATCAAACGTTGAGTAATCACCCGGAACAATAGGTGCTATTATGTTATATGGAATCTGCGTTTCTCCTTCTGTTCTATAGTAACCGGATCCACCATCATTACTTAACGCTGTTTTTGATCCTGGGTAGCTTAAGGCCCAGCCACGACTTTTATTGTTTGGGTCTTCTAAATCAATAACAGATTTTGTTGGTTCAATTAGTTTTAAAATTAAATGAAAATATTTTCCATCTGGTGTTTTAAATGAATAAGGAATTCCTTTTTTCTGAATAAATTTCCAATCTTCCCAATCATTTGTTGGGTAATACCTTCTTACCGGTTCTCCATAATTTTCAACGTCAATCTCATCATAGTAACCATATTTATCTTTTTTTGTTAATCCAAGAATTCTACCAGTATCTATATCTGTTAAACGATAAAATTTGGTGCCAACAACATATGGTATTTTACTTAATCCACCAAAATCAAAATATTTTATTTTATCATCTTTTTTTTCTTTACCACTAATAGGTGTAAACTTATTGAGTACTTCTTTTTGTTTTGCTGCTTTTGGGTCGTAGTTGAAGTTTACAGTACCATCTTGGTTATACTGATTTATATTATCAACAGATTGTTCAGATAAAAAAATTGATTTATTAAAATAAATTAATTTATCAATTTCAGTTATTATATCATTTATTTTTTTATCCATTTTAAATTTTTATAATCTTTTGTTTAATAAATGTTTTAATCTTATCTTGGGTCGGCTAAAGGTTTAATTGGGACTCTTTTTAAAAATTCAACAGTATAATTTGTTTGTGACTCCATCTCGCTAGGTTTCTTGCAGAACTGAACGTTGTCTTCTCTAACCCAACCATATTTATAACCTAAACCACCTTCGTGCATATCCTGTTGTAGGTTTAAAAATTCTACTTGATACCAAAGCATATTTTTGTATTTTTTTGGTAATTTTTTGTAAAGTTCATCTGTGTAGAAGTCAATTGCATTATTAATACCCATCCCAAGTATATAGTTTTTTTGTTTTTGATTTCCTGTTAATAGAACATCTTTTATTGTTTTTCCTTTAAACCCTGGTGCTGGTTCATTTGAAACCCCTTTAGTATCTAAATGAGATATTAATTTATTTAGTTCTGTTTTTGATCCTATAATATTTTTAAAAAACTTTAAAAGTGTGTTATCATCACGTATTTGTCCGTTGTAAAAGGCCGAAACCGGTCTTTGTCTTTTTTGTGAGATATATTTTCCAACAACTTCATCACTTGACCAATTAATAAAATTATCAGTAGGGTCTAAAAGTCCTGTGTCATCATTTACCTCATTTGTTGTTCTTAAATTTACATAATTAACACCTTGTTTTAAACAGATATATTCACCACCAATAAATTCATTATTTTGTGAAACTGGTGATTGACTTATTAACATTTTTTCATCATTTGTTAGTGGTAAATGTGATGCCAAATCAAACCCACCAATTGCGGTTGAATCCATTGATAATTTTTTACTTTCAGTGTCCAAGTTTAAGTCTTCAATGTCAATTTTTTTAACTTTACCTTGATCAGTGTAACTGTAACTCATATCTGAACGAATAAGATATGGTGCTTGAGGTGTATAATTATTATCTGCTTGATATTTTTTATATTCCGTTAAAAACCAACTTGTATATGATAAATATATTTCATAAAAAGGATTTTGATTACCCGTATTCTCTAGAGCTTTTGAAAAGACCGAAAAACTCATAGTACACCCTTTTGGTTTGTTTTGGACGACAAGGTAAGAGTTATTCATACAATTGTAGACCAATTCTTCAAATGAGCTGTTTATTTGGTCTTGAATTATTTTATCATTACTCAGTTTTGCGTAAATACCGGTTTTTTTTGATATTTGATCTTTGATTATTTGTACGTAATAATTACAAGCAGTTAATTCATTAGCTTTATTTTGTGCTAATAAATCTTGTTGCTGTTGAATGTATTCACTGGTTGATTTATTTTTATATGGAACAACACTAGCAAAATTTGGGGATACGTATTGTTTACCTGTTTTACAATCAATTATTGTTCTATCAGTTAGATTCTGATTACCTTCACTTGATGTTATTTTTGGTGATTGGTTTGATTGTTTTTTTGCGGTAATAGTTACTTCTGGTTGTGCACTAACCGGTTGTTCAGACAAAGTCTTTCTTGAGTCATATTTCATATTAAGAAGTATTCTTTTCAGTATTTCATCAGAATTATTCATAATAAAGTATTTGCTTTACCTCGTGTAATTTTATTTAATGATTTCCAAGTTACCTTATCATCAATTGTATTCGCATTACTTCTAACAAGCCCTGTTTCCCATTTTGTAACAGCAGGATATGCACCTCCACCACCAGATGATGTTGCACCTCCTCCAGCGTCATCCTCCTCGCCCAATTCACCATTGTTTGTTGGGTTAAATGTGTATTTCTCAAGAAGTCCTATTAATTGGTCTAACTCCATAAAAATTTTTCTTTTATAAATATTTGTAAATAGAAAAAAAATAGTATCTTTGTGATATAGATAATATTTAAATAATAAGATATGAAACGAATTTTTGTACTTTTCTTTTTGCTTGGACTTGTAACTTCTTGTACAAAATATGCAGAACCTAGTCTTCTTAGTCTGAGTGGCGAGTATCGTGTAGATAAAATCACGTACGAACAGACTGATAATACAACTAACTCAAATAATATGGTATTTTACCCGGGTGATATGTATATTAACCCAAATGATTCACACCCATTTGATACGATTCCGGTTGGTTTTTACAAATTACATTTTGATTATTCTATTGTTAGTTTTTCACCAAATCAGAATATGGATGGGTCAACAACTTGGTCTGAACAATATTTCTATCACGTTCATAATCAAACAACACAATATGCTGGTGATTTAGAAATTGAGATGAATGGTTCAAAAAGAATGTTCTCAATTATTGAAGATGGTCTTGAGCATATTGTAATTAGGTCAAAAGGGGCCTGGTTCTCAGGGTCGTCTGGACCAAACGAATCTATTACATTATTTTTAACAAGAACTGGTCCGTGATAAACGGGCCTTTTTTATTATAGGATTTCTGACTTTGGAAGTTTGTCTTGATTTACAATGTAATATTCATTTAGAAAGGATATAAGCTGCTCTTCATCTATTGACTGGAACTCTTCATCATAATAGTCATCTTCTTCGTCCTCAAACCCAAAAAAATCATTGGTATCATCAACTAAATCATACCCAAAATCTTTTGCCTCATTTAAATCAACAATATCATTTCTGATTTCATCATCCGAATCACTAGATAACCTGAAAGAAATTTCAATTCTTTTAGTATCCTCAAAAAGATAGTACGAAACTAACTCCTGTATTTCCATTTTTAATTGTAGTTTTTAAATCTCTTAAACATATCTAAAGATTTATTTACACTTTCCATTAGATTATTATCCTCATCAAATTCGTCTAATGGTTGTGAACTAAAATCATCAAGCTCATCAATATCATACTCATAATAGTCCTCCATCATTTCTTCAGTATCAATATCAAAAACAATATCCAAATTGTCGTCATCACAATTTTTACACTCACCATCATCTTTCATTCCAAGAGACATATAATCAATTTCATCCTCGTTTGGTGAAGGATATAAATCATGCATAAAATCTGGATTATCCAAATCAACAGTTCCATTTTCTAAATCATCCGAACCATCAGCAATTTGATCTCTTCTATCAATATCTTCGTTAATTTTTGTATTTGTATAATGTTTTACCTCACCTTTATTTGATACTGTAATTCCGTTCTTATCATTTGCCAGATCTTGCACATAAAGAGGTTGCATGTTGGACCCATTTGCGTATTCTGTTACATAACCATCATAAAGTGATTTATGTTTGTCTAGAATATCATTTTTCTCAGTTTGAGACATCTTAAAGAAATATTGTGCCATATTATTATTTTTTACATTCTTTTATTATTTGTTTTTTTGTTTTAAAAAACAAAACGCTTTCATTTATATCTTCAACATCATCAATTTCAACTACCTTTCTCCACTGATCAATAGGTTCTAATTCTGTACTTCCACAATTTTTACACTCTGGAAATTCAGAACCTTGTTCGTTTCCACATTGTTTACATATTCTACCGTCAATAAGTGCTAAACTAGAACCACTTTTCCAATTTACATAGTACTGATTTAATCCGAAGACGTTTGAAACTGACTTTACGACACCCGGTGTTCCTCCGGCAACACCAGAGAATTTATCAGACATATTAATACAAATTACTTTGTCACCAGGTTCTAATAGTACGTTTTTTTCATATTTAACTTTCTTTGCCATACAAATATAAATATAGCGTAATATTTATTTGTTATGAAGATAATACTTACAGAATCACAATATAAAAATTTAATACTTGAAAACTTAGGTAGGGAAACAATTAATAAATTAAAATCTCTTCAGGAATTCTTTGATAACGTATCTTCTGAAAGTAAAAAACAAATAGGATTAGACTTAGGATTTCTTGCGACCTGGGGTGTTACAATTGCTGGTTTTGTCAGACCGATTAGTGAATTTATGAAAGGTGAATTTCCGGAACTAACATCAACGGAAATAATTCTTTTGTCAACTGGTGTAATTTTAACTTACTTTACAACAAACAAGGATAAACTAAGAAAAGTTCTTGATTTAATAAAAGAAAAGAATCTTATTTTTGAGTTTGACATAGTTCTTGAAAAGGCGGATAAGTTAAAAAACGTATTTTTTGCTTTTATTGATAGTCTTGCAATCCCTATAAGTAAGATATCAAATATGCTTGCTTATACATTCATTATTCCGATAATTCCTGAACTATATGAAATGGCTCAAGGAAATGAATCAATGGATGTATCTGAAATGGTTGGTAGAGTTCTTGGTTTTGTTGGTATCACATATGGTGGAAATTTAACAAAAAGACTTCTTAATGAAATTGTAAGAAGATTTAAATCTTAATAATTTGAGTAATCACCATAAGCTTCTTCTGGATCCCAGAATAGACCTAAAGTAATTTCACTAAATTCTGAATAAGATAAATTAACTTCGTGTATTATTATACCCCTAAATGAATTTGTCTTTTTATTAAGTTTTAAGTCTCTTGATAAACCCACTTGACAAATCTCTTGAACTACATTAAAATACCATTTTAAATTATCACCAATTGCGTCAGGTTCAAAATCACAATTATCACAATCTGCGTTTTTTATTGTTAAACCTAAACTAATTTCATAAACTCGTTTTTTACCTTCTTTCCAATCAAAATCAATGTTGTCTAATTGAATTAAAATATCACCTCTATCAATTTGTGGATTTAAACCAAGATTTACTGTTACATAGTTTTTTAATGTTTCAATTCTTGTTTGTAATTCTTGTGGGATTTGTTTCATTATCTATGATTTAATATTTTGTTTATCACATCTGGTATTTGCTCATCACTTAATCTGTGAACTTCTTTGTTTTTTTCAAACCAGTTCTTAATTACAAAATCAAGAGGTTTTTGTGTTATTTTAGCAAGTCTTTTAAAACCGAATAATTGGGCATCAAGTTCTTTTGGTTGTGTGTAATACTCATAAGGGTCTTCCGGTTCATCCCCACCAAGTTCATAAGTTCCCTTTATGTTTTGATCTACGTGTCTTATTTCGTGAGCTATTAACTCATTTAGTTCACCAATTAAATCATACATAATCTGCATTTTTACCTCTGGGTTATATTCAATACGGATAATAATTATATCATCCTCGTGTAAATATTCCCCATTGATTATAAATGATTGGATCTCATCATTTTTTACAAGTTGCATTTCAACCGATAGTGGTGTTGGGAGTTCTTTAAATTCATAAAAATCTTTTTCTTCATCAAAGTAATTTGGAAGGTAGAATTCACCATCTTCTTCTATTTTAAAGACTTTTGTAATACCAGACACTATTTGTCTTATTACATTTCTTCTTCTGTTGTCTTCAAGTAAAATTTGTTCTTTGGTCATACAAATAAATATGTAAAGGTTATTAATATAACTATAAAAAAAATACACCAAAAATAAATTATGGTGTATTTTTTAATTTTTTATTAAAATAAAATTATTTTAACCAAGAGTTTCAGTACATAACATTGTTATTTGTTCTGGCGTTAAAGATTCACCCATTTTCAATTGATTAAGAGCGTCTTGCGTTTTACAACCCCAATAACCATCATCTTTAATACCAAGTGTTGGTAATTTTTTAGCTAAACATCTTTGTACTTCTTTTATTTTTTCACATTTATCACACTTGTGGTAATGTTGTGATTGTGAACAATCTTTGTATGCTGGACAAGCAGGAATTCCACTAGGGCATTTTTTAGTTGGGCTTACTTGTGATCCTTTACATTTATAACCATCCTCACCTAGTTTAGCCCAAGCTTTACTTCCAGGTCTATCGGTATCAGGCTTTAATTTTGTTCCACAACAAAACATTGATTTCATTTTTCCTATAAAATCAACCGGGTCTGTATATATATACTCATATCTGTCAACCCAATTACCGCTATCGTCCTTCAATTTTCCAATTACTTTATTAGAATCACATTTTATTGTTAATAACTCCCGATAAGCATAACCTCGTTGTAAATTATTCCAAAATGTTATCGCATTAAATCTTTCATCTCCCCAAACGACCGTTCCAAGTTTTAATTCAGCTGTTACACCTTTACCACCTCCTTGTCCAATTTCTTGACCTCTAAAAGTAACATCGCCTTGAGTTATGTATTGACCTTTTTCGTTAAGAATATCCTTTTCTTTACTATATTGCTCAAGAATTGGCTTTAAAGATAAGTTTTTGTGCATATCTAATATTCTTCTTTTTTCTTCTTCTGAAATTAAAATTCTTTTGTTCATAATTTAACTTTTATTATAAATATATTTGATTATAAAAAAATAATTTAAGTTTGATTTTTACTAGAGCAAAAATCACCATTTTGTACATAATAAGACCCAATGTCTGCAAGATTAAAAACATATGAAGGTATTTTCATTAATTCTTGGTATTTAGGATTGTTAATTACCCATTCTGGAACATTTATACAACCGGATGATAAATTTGATGATTTATTTATACTTTCATCATCTAAATCAAAAATTGTTCTATCTTTTGCCTTAATTAATGCGTCTTTTCTTTCTGGATCATTTAATACTTTATGAATTGCTTGTGACAATAACTTACCATCTAATGTTTTTAAATATGTGTAGGGAACACTTAAATTACTTGTTGTATATATACCAGGATTTAAAGAGGCTCCACCACTAAATTCAAAAACCTCTTTATCGGAAACATCACTAACTTTTTTATTTTTATATTTTGCAATATAAGCCCTTCTTTCTTCAAAATTTAAAAGATTAAATTTTTTAAATTCGTCTGATGTTGCTTGTTTTTCTCTACCGGTAATAATTGGAATTGGGGATTTTTTTTGTAAATCTTCATATGGCGTCACATCGTTTAATTCTTTATCAAAAAAATAAATTGTATGTCGCATAGAGTTTATAATTATTATATTTTTATCTCTAAATCTTGGTCTTATTGCAATGAGTCCCATTTCGCAAGCCGTATAAGTTTCAACCCCATCTGAAATTAATTTTGTTGCAAATAACTGAATATCATTATTTATTCCTGAAAAAACAACATTTAAATCATCAGTATTTAACTTTGTTTTGTACTTTGCAATAATTTCATCGTAATCAACAACATTAGTTTTTGATGATTCGTCAAATTTAAGACAAGAGTTTTCGGTCTGTTCAGTTACAATACCATATAAATTTTTTATGTGGTTTTTTTCACTTTCTGTTATGACAAATCTTTTACTCATTTAAAATTCTTTAATTTTTACAATTAGTTCACCATCACCTTTGATTACTCTGTGGTAAACACCTTTAGGGATAAATATTGTTTGCCCTTCCTTTAGTTGTTTTGGTATTTCATTATCCATTTGTAGTTTCCACCCATTTGATTTGACAACTTTTACTTTTCTATCCCTTTCGTCAAAATGCCATTTTAGTTCGTGTTCATTTATACCACTTTTAAATGTTCTACGTTTAACACCACTTTCATTTACCTCATCAAATGGTAAGTCATCTGTATTTTGTTGTTTTGGTCCTAACTTGGGGTCTAGTAAATATTTTTCATTTAACCAGTTTCTTAATTCGTTTTCAACAAAGTATTCCGGAACCTCTTCATCTTCTGGTTTCGTACTTGCGATATCAGCAATATACCTAGCAAATTGAATTTTGTCGTTTTCTCTAATCATAGCTAAAAGGCCGTCCGATATAAAAAATATTTTAGATAATGGATCCTCAACGTTTAGTTCACCCTCAAATACATCAAAAGCCTTAAGGGTCATCTTTCCCCACCAGGTTCTATATTTTTCAGTATCCTCAAGTGCCGGTCTTACAATTTTATTTATAGCCCTTGTAATTGATGCGGCGGCTCCAGCTAATGCAATTTGTGGTAAAAACCAGGGTAATAATCTTAATGTCGCTTTATACCCACCAACACCAAGATGTGTAAAAATTCTTTTTCTTGTTGCAGATTCAAATATTGCTTCTAGTTGACCAAAAGTTATTTTTCCTTGTGCCTTACAAAACTTTTCAGAATCACAAATATTTTTTATGGCTCTTCCAGATGGGTTAACCTTTTCCTGGATGTTATTCCCAGTGACATATGTAATTGGGTTGGGTGGTCTTTGATTAAATAAAAAATTCACCATAAAGGTGCCTCCCAATCCAAAGTAATTATCCAGATTAAACTCCAATATCTTTGAACCTCTGTCAAACATTACTTCTAAAAAAAAATTTTGAGGTATATCGTTTGATGTGCTATCAATAAAAAAAGTAACCCCTAACTCATCTGACTTGTAATCAGAAAAATCTTCACCTGGTATATAAGGTTCCTTTGGTTTTATGTCAATTCCATATAAACTAAAGTCAAATTTACCACTATAATTTTTTTTATACCTTTCACTAAAAGCCGGCTCAACCACTTTTTTTAAAAAGTAGTTAAATTTTTTAATGTAATTTGGGTTTGTAAATTTATCAAATAAATTCATTTTGTATTACCAACTTCTTGATGACTTTAAGCCAAGTTTTTTTCTATATCTTGAGACATTACAACTCCAGTATCCGGCAGTTGTTCTATCTTTCTTTTGGTCACATTTATGTCTTGCTCTAAAAGACTTTGCTCTTGCTTTACTTGCGTTTCTTACTCTCAAATTAGGATCTCCAAAAGTAACTTTTTTTACATTACCACCCGGGGTTTTAACATATACCGCAAATTTCTTTGGTCCTCCTGGGGTTCTAAATGGACTATTTAATTTAACATTTTTTCCACGATGTTTTACTTCAGTTAAAGTTTCCTCAATTTCAAATGGAGCGTCAAGATAAACAACTCTCCCATCATCAAGAGTTATAGATTTACCCAAATCACTTTCAATAATCCATTTATCATCTTTATTTAATTCAATCAGACCAAATTCATAAAGATTTCTAACTTCATTAATTAAATCAAAAAAAGATTCGGAATAAACTCTAAAAACGTTTTCCGAAAGTGTAATTTTATTGTCTAAATGATATTTTAAATTATCTGATATTTCAACCGATTCTTTTAATACCATTTTAGAATCCAATTCCTCAGAAAGTATTTTCTTTATATTATTTTCTAAATTCATACCTTATTGTGATATTTATATCTATAAATACATTGAAAAATATTTAAATAAAAGATATTTATTATTAAAATCATTATATGAAAAGAATTAGATTATCAGAAAATGATCTTGTCAAGGTGATAAAGAAGGTTCTTAGCGAAAACGAGCAGCCAGAATCAAATAAAGGTAAAAAAGAACCACCAAAACCTAGATGTATTCCGGAAAACATAATCCCACTTGATGAAATTGTTGGTCAAGCCGATGAATATGTTAAATATTCCCCTGGAATCACAAAAAGAAGAATGGGTGTTAACTCAATGGTTGATACGTTAGGAATCTTAAACAACATTAGATTATTTAAAGATGTAAAAGATGGTGGATCTCATCTTGCTTATGATATAATGCATAACTTAAATCGTTTTAGAAATAAAAACTACTACGATGAAACAAGTGGTGAATGTCATAAAGCTATGGATAAAATCATTGAACTTTACAAAGAAAACGAACACGGAACAGAACTTGTTAAAGATATTGAAAGGATTTTGAATCTACAGACTAAGGATGACGAATACACTCCATCCCCAAGAGCTAAAGAGTATTTAAAACAATGCGTTAACCTAGTTAAAGGACAATAAGAGTTTATTTAGGACCGTTGTCGTTAAGGCAACGAACAAAAAGGGACAATTCGCTACTGTCCCTTTTCTTTTTTTAAAAAGTAAATATTTATTGATATAAAAAACAATAATTATGAAAGGATTTTTTAGAGAAATGTTAACGGATGAACACGGAGTTGTATCAACAAAGAGAATTTCTGGGTTGATTTGTACACTAGGACTTGTTTTAGCTCTAGTTATAAACACCTTTACTCACGGAGATATTAAACCGTCTGATGCTTTAGTTGACGCAGTTGCTTTACTTGCTTTTGGTTGTCTTGGATTGACCTCAATTGACAAGTTTACAAAGAACAAATTTAAAAAAGATTAAAAATTTACTGGAAAATTGTTTGCTAAACCCTCATTATGTGAGGGTTTTTTATTATATTTGTAAACTATGAGTAAAAGTAAGTCAAATACCAAAGGAGAACAAAAGAAATACGAAAGAACTTTTGTTTATGATGATTGTATTATCATCTGGAAATACGATAATTACAAAGCAACCTCTGGACCATACGAAATTGAGGTTAAAAATACACCTAAAAAGGGGTAATTTTATACCTAATATGGCCTAAAAACAAGGGTTTTATCGGTGTTTTTTAACAATAAAACCCATTATTTTAGGTTAAAAAAGAGTAAAAATGGGTTATTTTTTTGGTTTTTTACCCATAATATCCTGTAACATCTTGATTTGTTGCTTATATTCATCAATATTTGGCATTTTTTTACCAAAATTAGCCGAAAATGCGTCATTTTTACCAAAATTTACCATATTTCCCATATTTTTTATGGTTTTAAAGAGATCTCTACCATATTTTCTCCACCAAAGGTACATCATAAGGGTCATTGTACCCAAAATTAACGTAAAAACGATTAAAACGATTGTAAATAACATAATTTTCTTGTATTTTACCTAAAAATATGGTAATTTATAGGAAAAGTCAAACAAATACTGACATTTTATATAAATTGTACTATATTTTAGGTATGAAACAGAAAAAAACACTCCAAAAGTTTCTAAATACCCAGTTAAGGCCGACTATTGAGTCATATTTTGGTAAAAATAGTAAAATTAACATAAATAATGTGTTTTATGTGAGAAAATCAGATTCATATGCTATAGATGTTACCTTACATACCGATAATTTGGAAAAATTGGAGGATTTATACCCAGATGGTGTTAATTTATGTGTTCAAACAGCCTGGAAAGTAGTAGGATTGGGTAATTCTATAATAATTAAGTCATCTTTTGATTTAAATGAGTAAAAACACATTTACAAATACATATAAAAGAATTAAAATTGATTAAAACATTAAATTATGAGTAAAGTTAACGCAAACAGCACGGTGACTGTTCATTACACCGGGAGATTAGATGATGGTTCTATCTTTGATTCTTCTTTAAATGAGGGTAGAGAACCATTAAAAGCAACTTTAGGTCAAGGACAGCTGATTCCTGGGTTTGAGTCCGGTCTTATTGATATGACTATTGGTGATAAAAAAACAATTGAAATCCCACATACTGAAGCATATGGGGATGTTGTTGATGATTTGTTTATTACAGTCCCAAAAACACAAGTTCCTGAAGGGGTTCAAGTAGGTGCCCTACTTCAAACTATGGGTCCTAATGGTCCAAGTGTTGTAAAAGTAACTGAAATCCAAGATGAGGTTGTTGTAATTGACGCAAATCACCCACTAGCTGGTAAAAAATTAATTTTTGATCTTGAGGTTGTTGAGGTAGAATAAAAAAAAGGAGGTTTTAAACCTCCTTTTTTTTATTTATGTGTTTATCCTAATGTTTGCATACAAGGAGACCCATCTTTACGGGTAGCACCTAACTTTAATTTTTCAATAGCGCTAGCGTACTTTGTAGAGTCAAGTTTAATCCATTTTATACCTTTATCTTTAGATGCGTACCAATTATTATTTTTAAAGGCGTAAGTCCATTCTTTATCACCACTTAGCGTACAATGTTGGTTAGCTGGTATGACAATTTGGTTATCAACCACTGGTCTTTTCTTTAATTTTGTTCCGTCGCAAAATAAAGTCAAAATTGTTTTAACAAATCCTTCTGGTGACCCAAGAGCTACTAGTTTTTTATTGTTATGATACATTATTGTTCCTTTACCACCACTTTGCATTCCTGTAACATCACCACAAGTCATTGAAAATTTTCCGTCTAACTTTTGTGTTAAAGTTTCATTTCCGCGAGTATAATCAATATGACCATCAAACATTATATGTTTGTCATCTGCAGCTGGTGATAAAATAGTACCGGTTGGGATTTTAATTTTAATACCTTTCATATCACCAGTTAATGTTACTGGTTTGCCTTCAATTGTTGCTTTTTGTGTGAAATCATCAGCATCAGTACCAGCCAAGCTTAATGTTTGTGTATTTTTTAAAGTGTAAGTTCCGTCGGAATTTAACTTATAAGTCTGTTCTTCTATAACTCTTCTTACAATTCTTGTAAGATCTGTTTCTGTAAGTGTAATTATTCTTTTCATTGATTTTTATTTATAAATATTGGGTTTATATTGAAAATTTACATATTTTTAGTTAAGTTCTTTGTTTCTTCATATATTATTTGAGGATATGTTTCTTTAACCCAAGTTGTAAGGTCCTGGAATGTTTTAAAATTCATTGGTGTATCAATATAACTTTTAAAATCTATATTATAGTTTTTAACATCTTCTGTTTTATTATTATGTACGTATTTATCGCTAATTTCAATTGGTAACATTTCATCTCCTTCAAGAAAAGGTGTTGCATAACCATAATACGAAATCATTTCTTTGTCAGTAAAAACGTTTATCTCAATAGTTACGTAATAATTTCTATCACTACCAAAAACAATTTCAACGTTATCAAACATAAAATTAACTTCAGTTAATTTATAACGAATTAAAAGAATAATAATATCACTAATTTTATCTACATCTAAATCAAAAACCTCTAAATCAACATCTTTTAGAATTTTATTAATTCCAGTTAAGTTTAGATTAAATTTTTTCATAGTCTTAATAACCCCAATTTGATTAACTGAACTTATTATCATTTTTTGTGTTCTATTTATTTGTGATTCAGATAATATAACTTTCATAAAAAATTAATTGTCTTCCGGTCTAGCCTGTGGTCTAAATTTATCAATTCTATTTTTAAAAGTTGTATGTGTTTTTAATAACTCTTGATAATAACTAAGAAAATCGTCAAATAAATCATTAACTAACTTGGTTACTTTATTTATAACTTGTTTTTTATTTAAGTCTTCATCCCCAAATCGTAAAAGCGGTCTTGTTCTGTTTGTAAAAGATTTTAATTTATCAATTAAAATTTCACCTTTTTCTATTGTTAGTTTTTCAGAAAAGTCATTTAAGACAATCTCCATAATTTTAACTATTTCACCAATAAGATCGTTTGCTGCGGTTATATTTTCTTTTAAATCAACACTAGAAATGTCACCATCATTTAACATAATACGCATTCCTTGTAAAACTTTAAGTAAGTCCTTTCCAGTTTCGTGAAGTAGTATCATTGAATGTCCTCCATGCATAATCATTGTATCAATGTCGTCATACCCAGATACCGCTTCGGCAATTAATTTTGCTAGTCTTTCTAGCTGACTTTCAGAAATTATAATTTTTTTTCCCATAATTTATTTTTTTAATTCTTTTGTATACTTGTTAAGTAACTCAACATTATTTTTAAGTCTTTTAAGAAATTTTTTTAAGTTTCTTTTGTTTCTTGGTTTTGATTCTTTTTTTTTCATATTAATAAATACTTTCTACCATCTCATTAAGTTTATCAAAATCAACTTTTGGTTGCCAGTAAGAAATTTCCGTTTTAACTGGTTCTTTTTCGTTTTGCCATCTTTTTGCACCTTCTAAACTCATTGATACCGCTTTTTCTAATTGATCATCTGAATAACCTTCAAATATTGAATACCTCATATAATCTGGTAAGTGTGAGTAAAAACTATTCATATGTTTTATAAATTCCGCATTATAATCTGACGAATAGTTTTCATCTGCTGATCCATCAACATATCTCATTAAATAATACCCCTCCTGCTCTAATATCTCCCATAATGATTTATTTACAATATAATTTTTTGGGAATGGTGCTCCGGATTTATAAAATTTAACTAAGTCAAACTCAATATCAAAAGATAAAAAAGTTCCATATCTTTCAAAAGCTTCAAAATTAGGTTTGAGTCCAGTTACAAATGGATACTTTTTTTTGATGTGGTTTAAAAGTAACTTGAAGCCGGCTTTTTTATATTTATCCATAATTAATCAATATCTATAATACCGATAATTTCTTGATCTTCCGGTAGGTTATCTTTAAATGATTCAAAATCAACTTCAGAGTCAAAAGTCATCATTTTTGATTCATAAACTGGTTCTAAATTATCTTCGTGTGTGATTTTAAAGGCAATACCTTTTTTTATTTTATCCGAGTTCTCAGATAAAATATATTTAAGTTGACCTTCAGTGATAATATAATTTTTCATATAAATTAAAAATCGTCTCCAGGTAGATTTTTATTTTTTGCCTTATCTAGATATTCATATGCTTTATCACCATAGATTTCATATAGTCTGGCAAATATTTTTGCTGGACTTTTTCTCATATACCTTAAAACATCAATTGGAATGTAGGCACCATATTTTTGACCAAACACTTGTTTTACATCCTTTTCCCTTGATTGTGTTGGTATTTGTGGTTCAACAGAGTATTCGTTCTCCTTAACAATTTTTTCTATTAGGTTTATCAATTCAGATTCCGTTAGTCGTATTTGTTTTTTCATTACTAGAGTTTTAATATAAATATCTAGTAAATAGAATTACAAACCTTCAAATGTGATATAATCACTTAAATCCATATTGAATTTTGTTTCAACAACCCTAGTTGTTAGTCTATATAAAAGTTCTAACTCTATAAATCCAAATGTATTTGTAATTAAATCTAATAACATAGGACTTATTCTATAGATTTTAACCCAACTATCAAATATAAATAATTGTCCTTCATTCCCAACTTTAATTATTTTAACATCTTTGATTATGTCAATGTCGGTAATTCTTGAATTTTTAAATATGTTATTAAGAAACTTCTGAATACTTTCTTCTTGATTAATCATAGATTAAATAATTTATTCATATCGTAAGTATAAAGAAAATAATTCATTTTTCTATTCCTCTTAACCTCACAGTCATCATACCCATTAATATATGCTCTATTAACAATGTCTTCTTCCATTTTTTTTAGTGTCTCAACCTCGGATCTTAATTTATTCACATACTCAAGAGTCTCTGGAGAAAGATTATCCTCTTTTGATTTATCTAAAATATTAAAAAGTTTTTTTGTAACTGTTCCCATATCAATTAAAAAATTTTTAACCATTTATCTTCAAAGTTAGGGTAATACAAAACAAAGTTTCTATGTCTTGTTATTAACTCGTTTAGATCTGTTGCAACAACAATTGATGATATAATTAAAAGTAAAATATCATTATTAATAAACGATAATATCATAACTGGGATAAAGATGTAAAGTAAGAATAAATCTAATAGAAATATTGCAAAATATTGATATAGTGTTTTCATAAAATCAATTATATGAAATATTTTTTAAATAAAAAACCCCTCCGGTTAGAGGGGATTGTTTTTTTAACCTAAAGTTGGTGTACAAGGTGATCCATCACTACGTGTCGCACCTAATTCTAATTTTTCAATAGCACTAGCGTACTTAATTGGGTCTAATTTAATCCAATTTATTAAATCTCTTTTGGTTGCGTACCAATCACTTCCAACTCTACCGTAAAACCATTTACTATCACCACCTAACATACAATATTTATCTTTTGGTATTTTTACTTTATCATCAGTAATTGTTTTGTCTGTCAAATCTTCCCAAGGTTTTATTGTTGTACCATTACAGAAAGTTTTTTTCAAAAATGACATTAAACCATTTGATCCTGGAGTTATATTTTCGTGATATTGCTTATCTTCAATATAAAATTCATCTTTATCACAATACATAATAGCTTCATTATATATTTTACGCTCACCTTTTTTTACTTCACTAAAGAATACACCATTTTCTGGGTTGTTATTTTTAAAGTCTCTGTAAACTTTACTTCCCTTTGGTAGTGTATACTGTTTAGGTTCGTAAAATTCGCCAGCTCTTCTATCAACAACGTGGTCTCTAGTTAAAGTGTAAGTACCTTTTGTTTTATCAAATTGTTCACTAACAACTTTATTTTGGGGATAATATTTTGATAATATTTCCTGTTTTTCTTTTTCTTCAATTAAAATTCTTTTGTAGCTCATAACATTTATAAATATTTAACTTTTATAAAAAATTCTTTTCAAGGTAATTCTTTAAATTAGCTTTCGCTTTAAATAGATTTGATTTAGACGTTCCGGTTGATATTCCAAGTTTTTTAGCAATTTCATCGTGTGTTAAATCATCAAAATAATATAACTCTAAAACTTTTTTATACATTGGTGATAGTGTGTCTATTGCATCTCTAATATCTTTTTCTGAATATTGACCCATAAATAAATCGTCATATTCTTCATCCTTTGGATTGTATTTTGAAAAATCAAAATCTTTGACCTGTTTTTTATTTTTTTCTTTTCTTAATTCATCCAAAATATGATTTCTTATTACCATTGATACCCAACCGGCAACATTTTCACCTCTAAATTGATCAAATTTTTGATAAGCTTTAATAAACCCTGTTTGACAAAAATCTTGTGCTTTTTCATAATCACCATCAGAATATTTTAAACAAACTGATTTTAACATTTTATCATAAAGTTCATTGTATATTTTATTAAAATTATGTTCTATTAAAATATTTTGTACTTTAGATTCTTTAATGTCAACAATTCTACTATATTGTGATTCGGTAATAATTATTTTCATATTTTATAAATATCCAAAAATTGTAAAATGATTGTTTTTACAAATCAAAAAATTCATTCATTAATCTTTTTGTTTCCGTCCAGTCTGGGTAATCCGGGAAACGCACATCTATCTGTTCAAAAACACCATTATAAAATAATTCGTTCATCATTTCGGTATAACTCCCAATATACTCTAAAGTGTGAATGTAATAACCTTCTTGATTCTCTAAAAAAACTTTAACATCATATTTAAAATCTTTAATTCTTATATAAGGAATATACCTTACCTTGTCATTAACTTTAAATGGTTTTTCATCAATTTTTGAACTAAAAAATTCTTCAAGACCATCATACACAGTTCTATAAATTTCATCTTCGTAAGCTGAGTTTTCAGCGTTCCAGTAAAGATGTACAAGTTCACTATTTAATTCATCCAATTCTCCATTTAATAATTCATTTAAAGCTTTCTCATTTATAAAAAGTTCCATAACATTTTCATTTGTAATTTCAAATGTATTTTCAGTTCCCTGCTTTTCTGAAAGTTCTTTAAAAAATGAAGATGTATAATCAAACGTTGACAATTTAACATTTCCAATTTCTTTAACAATTCTTTGACCTAGACGCTCAAGATTTACTTTATTTAAATTACTTATTACATCATCAAATACATTTACATTACTATCAAAATACCAATCGTGACTTAAACCGTGTTCACCAAATATTTTTTCAGCAATATATCTTGGACTTACATCTCTTCCGCGACTTTCTAAAAAATATTTGGCAAGTTCATCTCTATCTGTAAGTTTAAGCCAGTACCCATCATCTCTTATTTCAACATCATTTAATAAATTATTTGCAATAAAATTAAGAGTCTCAGTTGGATTTTTATCTAACCCCCAAAGTAAGTAACTATTTTTTACCTCATCTTCTAGTGGGTCATAATTCATATTTTTTAAAAAACCATTCTCAGATAAAAAATCCCAAAGTTCCGGATCATCGTTAAGTGCTTCAACTCTTAAATGTTCAATATCTACTTCGTCCTGTAAGTTATATTTAATAACCACTTTTAGGAAATTACGCAGCTTTACAAAGACTTTAATTAATCTTTCGTAGTCATCGTTATCTCCCTGGAAATCTTCTATGTATTGTCTTATATTTGCCATTACTAATTACTCAACATCCAATAAAAATTCTGATAAGTCATCATCGTAATTTTCGGTACACTCCTCTTCTTTAATTAATCTATAAAAGTTATCTCTAATATAATCTAAAAAATTATGACGAACCCATTTATGTATTAGACTTGTTGTGTTATTTATTTCATCAGCCGAATCCTCAACTTCAATTCCAAAATCCTCTCTATTGTCAGAGACAAGCCAGCATACTTCGGTTACAAATTCCGCTAATGTAAAATCGCAAATATGAGATTTAAGTTCCTCAAATGTTTCGTCAATTACGTTTTGAATTTGTGTAAACCTACGGATTAATTCCTTTTGTGATTCGGAGATAATAATTTTCATATAGATAAATACTTTATAAAACAAAAAACCCCTCCGGTTAGAGGGGATTGTTTTTAAGATCCTGGTAGTAGACTCATCATTATTACATCACCAACCCTAAAGCCATTTTTACTTTTTAAATCACATTGTGGATTCATAGTTTTTAAAGCTTCCTTTTGATCTATCTTCTCATAGACGTGACTTAACGTATCGCCTTGTTTTATTCTATATAATTCAATGTTGTGGTTTCCAGTATTTTTAATTTCTTTTATTAAATCAGAGTCTGAAAAACAATATTTACCACCTTGACCTGGTTTTGTAATTGATTTTTTATTCATAGCCATACTTTTAGCTTTTGAATCTGTTGGCTGTTCACTTATAACTCTTTTAACAATACGAACAAGGTCCGATTCTGTAAGTCTTATTACTTTTTTCATAAATTTTTTAATTAAAAATTATCACCAAAAAGGTTTTCATTTCTTTATTTTTCTAGTATTTTAAATATTTCATACATATCCATACCTTCGTTTGCAAGTTTTTTTGCCATTTCAAAAAAAGACTTTGCTTCGTCTGGATTTTCAGATATTCTCAATACTTGGTCTGGTACATCCTCATCAACACCAAATTCTATTTGTGGGAAATATATTGTATAATCACCATAATATGGGTCAAACGCAACAGAAATTTCAATACCATTTACGATGTCCTTATCACGATAATTTTCTTTTTTTTCTTCAGAACCAAATTCCGGATTATTAACATCAAAATCAATATCTTCATTGATTAATGGTTTAACATTTCCAAGTTGTGATTCAAGGAGTCTTTTAAAATTTTTAACATCAATTGTCTTTTCACCATTATATTGTTCAAGGATTCTATTTTTTTCATCCGAACTTAAATCATTTAATATATGTTTCATAATAATATTTTACTAATAAATATCTATAAGTTTAGTATTCTTCTTTATGAAGGGCGTAATAAAGTTTAAGATGTTTTTCATACACTTTTTTAATTACTGGAATAAGACCTTTCCATAAATCAATAGTTTTTTCTTCACCAATTGTATCAATCTCATCATCTTTATATTCGTAAACAAATTCAACAATTGAATACTCAAGCACCAAATCAATATACTGGTCAGCATTTGGTGCGTTCCAGGTTTCGGCATTTTCACTTATAAACTTATGAAGATTTTTAAAATCTTCTTCATTTAATCTACGAAGTAAATCTCTTGGGATTTCATTAAAGTATGGTCTATATGCATCTATTCCTTTCATAATATTAACGTACTGAATCAAGTCTTACTGTAAAAATAATAACTTCCCACTCTGTACCATATGAACCAAGGTTTAGTTTGAAAGTTTTATTTAACTCTTGTACTACTTCTTTTCCGAAATCCCCAACATATTCCCATCTCTTAGCAATGTTTCCTTCACCGACTTTGTAAGGATCTATAACAACCTCAAGAACGTTTTTATCAATAATTTCACCATCAAATTTTTTAATTGGGTATGTACTATACCTAACACCTTTGACATATGGGAATCTCATCTTTAAGTACTTTCCTATTGATCCGGCAAGTTTGCTTTCGGTTATTATATATTTCATATACGATAAATACTTTAAATTGTTGATAATTTTGTTGGTTCTAATAGATAATTTGGTTTTCATAATTTCTATTATTAAATAAAAAACCCCTCCGGTTAGAGGGGGATTAATATTATTAAGATTAAATTACCTTTTTCTTTTTCCTTTATAAGTAATTGTAACTGTTCTCATACAGCCTTTACCTGTCTTCTTCTTCTTTGGTATCCGGCTTGTTAGTTTAACAATTGCAACAATTAATATTGTAAGAACAATTACACCAATTGCAACCCAAGCCCATAGTGGTGCTGTAATGCCGGCAATTGTTGTACCAACGGCCGCCGCAGCAATAGTTTCGGCCTGTTCATTTGTTTCACCACTTTGTCCTTCTGTTTTTTGTTTATATTCTGATAAAAATGATTTTAATCCTTCTCTATCACCAGAATTAAAAAGTTGTTTAATTTTTTCTCTTACTTTAGTTAAAAGTTCTTCCGCTTGTGGTTTTAAATTTAAACTTACACCAGCCCCAACCTCATCTAAAGAACAAGATTCTGCCTCATTTTGTAAATCAACATCAATTTCAGTTCCAAGTTCCTGACCTAATTTATCATATGAGTCTTCAGTGAAAATTGGGTCACCCTCAACTTCCATTAATAATCTTTTTTCAAGACGCATATTCACTTCCTGAATATGTCTTATTTTGCTATAACTTTTATTCATAATAATTTTTATTTATAAATATAAATACTTAGAAAGATACGTTTTCGGCTTCCATCCCAAACTCTTTATTAAACCATTCAATAACGTAAAGCATTTTATCATCACCAAAAACAGTTTCAAGTCTTTCAAAAACCAATCTAAAAAGTTCTAAAGTTCTTTCACCTTCATAATATCTACAATAAGAGACTCCGGTTTTCTTATCTTTATATTCAATGGATCTTACGTGACGAAGTTCATTACCATAAGAATCTCTACCTTCAAAATAGTGTTTTATCTTTTCGGTATTTTTTTTAGTAAACCCCGGAAAATTCATTTTCATAAATCTTCCAATCATACGAACATTTTTTTCAAGCTCAGCGTAAAAATCATCCTCTTCTTCAGATAAAACCTTTTTTACAATTCTATTTATATCCGATTCAGAAAGGTTTATAATATTTTTCATATATCAATAAATATATGACTAGTTAGAACTTACCAATTAAGTTAATATAGATATCTAGTTTGTCCTGATCTGTAATCTCTGGTGTTATAACATTGGAAATTTTAAAGTTAACTTCACCATTTACAAGGTTTGATCTGTAGTACATACGAACAACGGTTCCATTTTTGTAATAAACATCAATTGTCCCATTACGACTATCAATAGCCTCGTGTCCCGGAAATCTTTTTTTAGCCACTTCAAGAGCCAAGTTAAGTTTATTTTGATGGTCCACAATTGAATTGTGTGCTCTATGAAGACTTTCAATCTCTTCATTAACTCTTTTAATTAAACCTTTGGCTGATTTATAGTAAGTTGGCTTACCATAATTCATCTCAAGTTTAATTTTAAATCCGTGGTTTGTCGTACTAAAAGACCTTCTACCATTATTTGTTTTATGCTCTTCAACACTAACATTAAAGTAAGCTCTTTGAGTTTCAGGAATTTTACCAACAAAACTAATTTGACAATGGTTCCACTCTTTTGAAACTTTGTCAACAACGGTTAATTTCCCATTTGGGTGTCTATAGTTAACATTCTGAGAATAAAACCTTTTTGTTTTAGTTAACGTAAAATCAGAAGACAATTTTTGAATTTCAGAAAAGAACTTATCGTACTCCTTTTCAATAGTATTAAAAACATCAATATGAAAATCAACTTTTTTTGTAACACGATTTTTCTCTTCAATTACGATGTCCCTTACTGATTTTGTTGTCTCTGTTGTCATATCCGTTTATTTTTAACAAATATACAAAATACATTTGACTTTCCAAAATATTTTTAAAAAAGAAACCTCATCTTTTTGGGATGAGGTCGGTCCGGCAATACTATCACCAGAGTGGTTTTTATAATTTATTTATATTGTGACCACCTATCTTCGTCACTATTCCCTCTTGGTCTCATTGGTCTTGGTTCAGGATCTCTTGGGGTACATCTATTTCTTTTAAATCTTCTTATTTTTCCACCACAAAGACTAAATTCATCAGATCTCTCAACTCCATCAACTCTTTGAGTACCAAGTGCCCTGTTTAATAAATCCCACTTTTCTTCCATAACATTAATTTCAGAACAACTTGCAGATTCAATCATTGAAACTTCATCACATAAAGAGTCAATTTCATCCATAAATTCACCGCTATTCATTTTAGAATATTTATGATGTTCATTTTCTTTAATAACCCTTTTAACAATACGGGTTAAATCTGATTCAGTTAGTCTAATTACTTTTTTCATAATAATAAATATATCGTAAAATAAAAAACCCTCCGGCTGGAGGGTCTATGATGAGGTTTTATTTTTTAAATTGTTTATTATACCTCATCAACTGAAATATAAAAAATGATTTAAATATGGAAATGAAAAATTATTGAATATCATTAAATCCATCTAGAATTATTGAATGATATATCTTTTCAAGATGGGGAATTAGCTGCCAGTACATATCAAAAACTCTATCCCTACTGTCATCGTTATAGACCATCCCATACTCCGGGTCCATCTCGGTCTCAATTTCATCATCCTTTCTTTCAACAACAAACTCGTGAAGGGTACCGGCAATTATATCATATGAATAACCCTCAAAATCTTTTTTATAAGTATAATTTTTACCACCACTAATATTTTTATGAATTCTTCTTTCAATCCACTCAAGATCCTCCGTTGTTAATCTTCTTTTAAGATACACCGGAATACCTGAAAATAAAAGTTTGCTCTGGGATTCGGTTATAATGATTTTCATATAAAATAAATATATTATAAACAATTAAAAAAAACGGCCCCCGCGAAAAAAAGACGGACGAAGTCCGGGTCCGGTTTATGTTAGGATTACAAAAGGAAGAAAATTAGTTATATTGTTTCCAAATTTCATATAGTTTGTCACGATACATTTCAATTAGAAGCGGTGTCAAATCTTTATATAGTTCAACAACCTTATTAAAACTACTCTCATAAAACATTTCACCATAATCTGGATCAATAAAGGTTTCAATTTCATCACCCTTTCTTTCCGTAACAAATTCGGTTATGGTATAACCAACAACATTATTAACAAAAGTCTCAAAACTAACATTTGCCGGTTCATAACGGGCCATACTGGGAATTTTATGTTCAATATAATCAAAATCATCAGCCGTTAATCGTCTCATTAGTGTGGGGGATAATTTACCTACTAGAGATTTGTGTTGTGATTCTGTTATAATGATTTTCATATTACAAAAAAAATTTTAGTTAATTTAATAATCTAAACCTTAATAGTGGTTTTCCATTAATTGTAATATCCCCCTTGTCATTTTTGCCAATGGTTTTAACAACAACCTTTTTGTTTTTAAATTTCCCACCCATAAGAGTGTCACCAACCTTAATATCAAGTTTAATCATTTCCAGGATGTTTTTATATTGTCTTTCAGTTAGGATGATTTTCATATAAGATAAATATTAGATTAAATAAAAAACCCCACTCTTTAGGGAATGGGGATTTAAATTAATAGGTTAGGATTACTTTGATGTGTGGGTTCTTAAACAATAAGCTCCCCACGCTCCCAGTCCCAAAATAAATGGAACAAGAACACCTTGTCCTCCCATCATAGATAAGTGGATTGCCACAGCACCTGACAGATAAGAGGAAAGAAGTACCACACCATACTTAGCCGTTCTTGGAATAATGAGCAAAACAACCCCAAGTAGTTCCACAACACCAAGCAATGCCAGGTAAGGTAGTAGATTCATAAATGTAAAGTTGTCAACCATTTCTTTGGTTCCAATAAGTTTGGACACCGCGGACATTCCCAGCATAAAGGAAACCAGAACGGTTAATAACCATCCCAAGTTTTTAAGTGTAAGATATTTTTTCATATTAACAATTATATTAAATTTGTTTTGTTATGTAAAGACCCATTTTCCAAAAATTTTTTTTTGAATAATAGGTTATTTTCTAGAAGGGGGGTCGTGTTTCTGGTAATTACAAACGAGATGCTGTTTCCATAAGGAATCTTAATTTGTTTTCTAGTTCCCTAATCTCATTTAATTGTTTTTGATTTAACTCAATTGATTCCCCCTTTATTGAAGAGATTTGATTCTGAGTTTTTGTATATTCATACATTAGTTGATTATACTGCCGTGCTTTTAGTTCGTTATCCATAATTTATATATAGTTTATAAAAATAAAAAGGAAATAAAAAACCCCTCCGGTTATTGAAGGGGGGGATTAAAAGATAAATTAAAAATCCAATGAGTTCTTTTTTATATCCCTATTTATGTGTGAACAAAGGGGTTGAAGGTTAGTATAATGGTTTAAACGAATAACATCTTCTTCTGTATTTGCAGAAGATACAGGTATTATATGATCAATGTCCCAACCATAACATTGTTGACCATTATATAATCCATGATTATCCCAAGACATCCATGGATCAAACTTTGATTCAAGGTATAATTTGAAATCTTCGTAGGAACAACATAGTATTTCAATTGATTTAGAATTTTTCCTATGATTTAATTTTTTTAATGATTTCAAAATTGTAACCCTACATTTATGTTTTAATTTAAAAATAATATCAGTATCGTATTTGTTTTTTACATAGATATTATTTTTAATTCTAAGTGATTCTTTGTTCTTTTCTTTATAAAGTTTAATTTGTTCTTTATTGTTTTTATTATAAAATTTAGTATATTCTTTTATTTTATCGTTATTTAATTTTTTGTAGTTTTTTTTATAATCTTTTAATTTATTTCCATTATTTTTTAGGTACAACTTATTTTGTTCTTTGTAATAATTTAAATTATTGTAATAATATTTTTTTCTTTTTTGTTTTATTGTTTCCTTATTTAGTTGGTAATTTTCTTTTTGCATGTTTTTATTGCATATTATACAATGTGCATACGTCCCCATTTTTCCTGTTTTTTTCTTGTAGTATTCCGACAACACCTTTTCCTCACCACATTTTGTACAAGTCTTCTTTTCCATAAAAACAAATATAAGAAATTATGAAAAAATTTCCAAAAATTTTTATTTCACTTTTACCCCTTTTTTTATCTATGTAGATTTTATGGGAAAAAATAAACATAGATACATCATATGTTTATCAAATGAACATTCCCAAATTTTCTGAAAAAATTTCCCAAAAATTTTTTGCGAATATTTCATTTAAGGGATTGAGCCCCCTTATTGGGTGTCAAAATGTCATATATGGGGGGGATACCGGAGGGGGGAGGGGGTCATTATGTCATAAGGGTATAGGGGGGAGGGGGTATAAGGACCCTATTGACAAATGTGAACTGATTGTTTACTATTGTAATATGTTTACAATGTTATTCCTAGTTATTGGTTTGATCTCCCTAATGTTCTGGGGGATGGTCATTATGTCAGTTCTTATTTTAAAGTATGGGAAAAAGGATGGGTATCTTTACCGGTGGGTTAATAGAAATATTATAACTGATAAGGACCTGGAGCAATCTTAGATATCGTAGTCTGCTTCAGTAACCTCCGTATCATATGGATCAACATTATATGGGTCTATATGCCAGGGACTTATGTATCCATCCCCTTCCAGGGTGTTAAGATAACTTCTTTCAACAATATCATTTGCAAGATATGTGGGAAGTTTTATTTCCCTTGTTTCTACTTGGTGTACTACAATTGTTGCCACGTGATCTATTCTATCTACCGTAAACTCCGGTCTGTATACACCCTCTGAGAAATCATTTCCATTTAATACAAAACACATAAAGATATATTCCATATCAAGTCTTTCTAGTTCACCACCGAAAGGGCCGGCAATCTTTTTATAGTTTGGGGTCTCCTCAGTCATTTCAAAATAGAACTCTTCAATATTTGTTATTGAATCCTCATATACACTTAATACATAATTTAAGTATTTCTTAAGTTGGGATTCCCCTAGTCTTTCAAGTCTTGATTTTTCCATAGTTATATTTCGTATATATCATAAAATTCTGAATCAAAGTAACCAAGGTCATCATCATCAGTGTCTACTATCTCCCCATCATATATTTTAAACCAGTCACTCATTTCAAGTAAGTTAACGTACTCACTATCTGCATCACCCGGGTCTAAAAAAGATACTATGTCTTGTGTATATGTATCAGTTATCCTTACTTGTCTTTTAACTTCGTGTGTAACAGAGTATGATCTTTTCTTGGGAATATATAAATCTTCTTCAGTTTCATTTCCGTGCGTTATGTTTTCAATTAGAAACGCCCAGATAAATTCTAACATTAACCTCATCTCAGTTTTTTCCCACTGAAGGTTTTGTTTTCCAAATGGGGTCAATAAGAATGTGGTGTCAGCCTCGTCAATAAATGAATTAAATGATGAATAGTCAGATGGAAAGTCAATCCCCTTTGATTTAAAATACTTTTCACATACCTCCAGGTATTTTAAAAGCATCCTTTTTGAGTAGTCCATTTATTATATGATAGTAAAAAATTATCCCCACAACTTAGTGTAAGGTTTACATTTGTTAATTGTTTTTGAACCCATCTTAATCTTTACGTATCACCGGGACTCCTGATTAACTAATTCCCTACCGTGGGGAAAATAAGTTCTATTATAAATATACGAAACTCAAATAAATTTTGTATCTTTGTAGTATTATGCCACATAGAAAAATAGAAGCCGTTTTATCTTCAGCTGAAAATGCCTGTCACCAGATTGTTAGAAAAGATTTAACCGGAAAGAAAATTCAGATAGTTGAACTTAATAACAAATTCACAGCAATTGTTAAATCAGTTGACTTTGTAAAAATTGATGGTCCAAGACATATTCTTCTTTATCTTACCCTTGATTTTGATGGTGATATTTTAGTTACAAGACAGCACCTTAGCTGCATTAAAGTTCTTTCAGATAATCATCAAGAACCTTCCTTGAGTGTGTCTTAATAATATAATTTATTTTCTGTAGATCCTCAGCTCCCGTTATATGACCAACCTGGTATAAACACTCAATGATATCCTCCATATCAGTTTTTACTAGAAGGTATATTTCCTTTTTAAATTTTTTAATGTTTCCGGATATGACACATCTCTCATACTCACAAGTCCCGGAATATCCCTGGTACACATAAACTATAGTTATAATACCATTCTCTGACACAATGTCAGTTGAAAAAATGTTCATTATCTCCATCATAAATTGGGGTTTTGTTAATAAATATTTGTTAATTTTCTTGATTTTGTCAAAATGTCAGTCTCGTGTTAAACACCACACAATCCCCTTCCCCACTTTATTACCACTTTCTACCACCATTACACTCCCACTTTTTACCACACAATCATTGTTTTAAATAGCTAAAAGAAGGATTTATCCCCTCTGTGGGTATCTAAAACAACACTTTTTTAAGTATACACATTTCCCAGTAAAAAGTGTATAGTTATATCCCCAGTGGCGTGGATAGACATTTATGTTGTTTAAATAGCTATTTACTGATCTTCAACCGGCAAACTTTAGTTGGTCCATAAGACATTTTGTTGGTATATTTTAAAGCAATAATAAACATATAATACTTAGTGGTAAATTGTGGGACAAGTTAAAATCATTAATGATTTCCATAGTGTCCCCTCACTTATTTACTTATATGTTCCTTTCATTAATTCCTTAAATAATAACTGTGTTATATGTAAATGAATATACTTTAGAACAACTAATATGTTACTTATTTGCTTACCTTACTTATTACACAAAATGCGTTACACAAAATGTAGAATGGGGGACTATGTAAAGATGGGGGAAAAAGATTATAACATATGAGTGAATGAAAAAGGAGACCGGTTTGAGGTCTCCCTTTGTAATGAGTGAGTGTGTTGTAATGTTTTTACCTAACAATTTCTTTTATCTAATCTATTTCTTCATCCTCACCATTCACTATTTGTTCGGAATCTAATACCACCGTTACACTTCTACCAGCAAATGCAGGTTCCCAGGATGCCATTGTTCTAAATGGAAAAAACTTATTCATTTCATCACGTAATGTACTTACAAGCCAAGATTCCATATTACTGGTCGGATTATTTGTGTTAAAATGTATTTTAATTCTTACTTTATCTGGTCTATCTTTATTAATTTCTAAATGTAATATATCAACATCTTCTATATCTGCATGATAAATAAAACTTTTAACCAACATCTCCTGGGTTTTTAAATCATTTAAATCAAGGTTTAATACCTTTGATAAATTATCTATCCCACCAACCGCTTTTGATGTTCTAACAACTCCTAGTGTTTTAATCATATTAGTTAACCTATCTTGACCTTTTTGTGATGTCTCTTCCCTTAATATTCTTCTTATGGATTCATGTATATTCATATTACATTACTTTATTTAAAAATATTTTGATTGCGTCTATTATTTTTTGTTCGTTATGGTCAAAATCTTTTTTGTAAATATTAAAAGGGTCAATTACTTCAAATGTAATTAAAACATCAAAGATTATTGCTATTTGGTGTCTTTCATTGATCCCTTTTTCTATAGCCCATGTTTTTCCATTTTTTTCAAAAAAAAGGGTTTTAACAATTCTAGATGTTTTTTCATCTCTAACGGGTATTTTTTTAACTTCAAAACGTCTTTTTAAAAAATTTAGTATTTTTTTAGTTATATATTCAGTTTCTTCTCTTAATACTTTTCTTATTGATTCTTGTAGGTTCGTATATAGTTCTGATATTAATCTTTCATATCTAACCTTGATTCTATCTTTATAATATTCTTCTAAACTTTTTTTAGCGTCAACATACCATTGGATATCTCCCGGTATTGTACTATATAATTCATAATGGATCCCATCAATTAAAATTGAAATTGTTACTTCTACAAATCTTTTTAAACTCATAGCGTCCCCACCATTTTTAATTAAATTAAAAAACATATTTGATGCCATATCTAATGACTCCTCAAACTCTCTTTCTAAATCCTCGTGTGGTACTCTACGTCGGATTGCTAACATAAAATTGGTTTCTTCCCTTAATATTCTTCTTATGGATTCTTGTAGGTTCATCTATTTATGATTTAATTATTCTCATAATATTTTTAATCCTTTTAATATGTTCATTTAATCTTTGATTATTACCTAATTTTTGAAAAAACCAATTATACAATTTATTTTTTTTCATATTTTCAAGTGATTCATAATCTTCAAACTGAACATATCTGTCATGAACATCTTTTAATTTTTCAAAAGAACAATCACATCTTTGACCTTCTTTATATATTTTATTTTCAAAATAATCAAGTTGTTCTTTGTATTCACTATTATTAGGATTATTATCTAATCTATTTTTCCAATATTTTATATTATTAATATAAGTCTCATAATCACTATTAGTATTATCCACAACAGCCGTCATACTACGAGGATTTTGACAAATTGGGCAATAGTACCCCCATGACCAATCAGACATTTTTTCTGGTTTTTCTCCGTCAGGGTTACATTTTTTACAGACCTCAGATTTTTTTACCATTCCTTTTGGGTAATCGGCATCAGAACTCACCCATGGCATCATTGCGTCTGAACTACATTGATTACAAACATCTCTGTATTTACCTTCTTTTCTATTTTTGTAATATTCATCATTTTCTTTTCTTTTCTTATCTTGTTCTTTGTATGTTTTATAATGTCTACCACCAAACAAATAATCAAAATAAACTTTATTACCCATATAATTTACAACATCATCATTAGGTGTCCATATTGGAACATCTTCAACACTTTTAAAAATATTCATCTCTGAACCATCATAATCTGTGTAAGGTAAATATTCTCCCCTTTTTTTAAGCCATTCTTGATAAAACTTACCAGCGGCATCTTGATTTCCATTAAAAAATTTATCAACCAAAATATCTTGCATAATATACCTATCAAGTGGTCTATTATTTTTATCATCTTCTATTGCACTAATAGCCTTAAAATTATCTATTGCCCTCTGTCTAACATCATCAGTCCTACCAAAAGTATTGGGTCTTGTTGGACTAATTGGCTTTCCATAACCTTTTTCTTTTAATACGGTTTCCAATTTATTTAAAAATTTTGATGGGTCACCTTTTACGTAGTTATCGTAAAAAACATTATCAATAATCTCATTCCAATTTATTTCTTTATCTTCCATACTATATAATTTATTTTAATATTCTTCTTATGTTTTCTTGTAGGTTCATATTACTATATTTCTAATTTGTTTACCTCTCATTCCTTCAGTGGTCTGGCCAGAATAAAATGATTCACCCATAATAAATATTCTTTTTCCTTTATGTTCCTCCAAGAATGATAAAATAAATTCCATTGCCGTTAACACAGTATCTACCATTTCGTATTGAAGGCCATCTTGGTCAATAAGTTCTTTTCTTATAGAATTAAATTTTGATGTCAACTGGTGTTCTATAATTCTAAATACCGTATTTGTTCTAGCAATAAACTGTTTACCATCAATTGTAATCAAAGGAGAATCAATTATTTCAAATTCATATGTTGTATCTCTTCTTATAATTGTCTCAATTTGATACTCCAATATTTCGTTAAGTTCTTCTTGTAGGTTCATATGTTATAAATATATCATACCTAGATTACCTAAGTATAATATACCTATTTGTTGTATATCTTCCCCCTAATACTTTTACCATATTTATTTTTTATATATTCATATAACCCGGAATGAATTTTTTTCATCTCCTCTGTTTTTGAAAGCCAGACAATGAATGTATCCATATTAAGACTTTCGGTCATAATGTGATTTGAAATATCTGTTATTAGTCTATGTTCCCACACATCCGGTTTAAGTGTTTTAGAAAGCATCTTTGACCCATTACAATTTAAATATAAATTAAATACCTCATCAATTAATGGTACTCTTCTGGCAATTATGTGTTTTACGTCTGGACCCATTTTTTAAAGATAATAAAACTACCCATAATAAAAAAGGGGACCTATATCTGGTCCCCTTTGTAATGTGTGATAAATATATTAATCACCACAATGAAGGTGATAGTATTGTTTTACTTTATCTCCGAATATATCTTTGATATAATTTTCCATTGCTTTGTATGCCTGTTCCCACTCCGGTGTTGCATAACTAATATGCTCCTCAAAATATGCGTAGTACATATCTTCTATTACACCGGCTGTAAGATGTATTAAAACCTCATCCCCATTTCTATAGCGACAAATCTTCTCAGGACGATATGTTGTTGACATATGGTAATATATCAAGTCTTCTAAATTAACAATTCTTCTTCTTATGTAGTGCGGAAGATTTGTTTCTTCTTTTAGAACTCTTCTTATGTTTTCTTGTTGGTTCATTATTTATTGTGATATATATTATATAACTCTTTAATTTCGTCCTCAAATACATTGGAAACTTCTGTAACAAATTCTATTTCTTCTTCCGATGGTAAATCTTCCCACCCAAGTTCATATTTATTCCAAATAATTGCTTCCACAGCCCTTAAAGTTAATTCATATTTAAATTGTTCATAACTTTCCGTTTCGTAATATACTTGATCGGCATTTATTGGGAGCAGGTATTTAACCTCATCTAAATCAATTCTCCTATGAAAGAATTTTGATTCATTTAATATTCTTCTTATGGATTCTTTTAATCCTAATAAATCATCCATACTAATTGTTGCACTATCATTACCTAGTTTATTAAGCATATCCGCAAATACATTAGGTTCTTCAGGTGTTTTTGGTTCTTCATATTTAGTTTTGTTACTTGGGTATTTTCCTGTTTTTTGATAAACCTCCATATCATCATCTTTTTGTTCGTCAGAACTAATTAATTTAAGAGCCGAAGGTGGTATTGGGTCTAAAGTTACATAGTATTTAAAATCATTCCCATCATCTTTATGTATTGGGTCATGAAACCATTGGTTATTTATTTTAGATAAATCTATTTCCCATTCATCCCCACCAAAAAAACTATATTCAGGGTCTGAAGCAAAGACCATTGGTAATGGGTCTGAATCAGGAAAATTATGAGACATATAATTTGAGGTGTATTTACCAACTTTGGGTAATAACCCGTGTTTTTGGATACTTTCTCTATTTTTATACGTTGTTCTATGTCGTAACACCCCTTTTGGATGTGCGGGAACTAAAACATCTCTTAATTGTTTAACCTCTTCCCTTAATATTCTTCTTATGGATTCTTTTAAGTTCATATGTAATAAATATATTATTATTCTTATATTTGTGGATATTATGGATTGTATCGTCACCGAAAATAAAAAATCAAACACCATTAAACTTATTCATAGTAAAATAAGTGAGTGGGGAGTAATTGGTGCTAGTCAAAGACTTGGTCTTTCTATTGATAAGTTTGTTGAACTTGGTGTTTTTAACTATCGTTTTGACACATTTCTTAATTACACAGATCTTCTTTATTTATCACTATATGTTGTTGAAAAGAGTGGTCTGGTAAGTAAAGTTGATGAGACTTATGATTTTATGTGGTGGGGTGGGAATTCTAGGATGTATTTTGATTGTGCTGACTTAATTAATAATAATACTATGGTCGGATATGGAACACCATATTATGATGATATTCCTTATCTGGAGATTGAATCTGAAGTTTTTAATAAGTATTCTATTGATTTTCGTAGAACTTATAAGTTAAAGTCCATTTCAGAATTTAAATCATTTAATGAATTTGAATCTTATATCTTAAATGATGTGTCAAAACTTGTATCAGACACAATCTTTGATGTTATTGAAAGAGTTGAAAGGGAAATTAAGGAAGGGTAACTGATGGTTCAAAACTTATAATATAATCATCTTCGTCTAATTTAAGTTGTCTTGCCAAATCATATGTAAAATCCTCAAATAGATATTTTAACTCCCATTTCATTGCTTTAAGATTAAAACCATCTTCACCATCTTTCAGATCTGCCAAATCATATGTTTTTTCCTCCCCATTCCTTAATGTAACTGTTACTGTTCCTTCTAATATCTTATAATAAAAGGTCATAGTCCCATACATATCAAGTTCTACGTGTCTTATCTGGAATTTAAAATCGTATCCTTCTGTGTAGTCAGATTTAAAGTCATTTGATGAAAATATTTGATTCTGGAGATGTCGTCCAAGAAGTATTGTTGGTCTTTCATTTAAAATCTTTCCCAGATTATTAATTCCATTTACTTTTTTTGCAACCGGAATGATACCATCCTTCTTAATCATCTTAAGTAGCCTGGACTGGATGGATGTTTCTTCTTTTAATATTCTTCTTATGTTTTCTTGTAGGTTCATTTTTTTTTCATATTTCTATAATACATAATAAGAACTGGATCATAAACTGATATCATATGTTTTACAAATGTATCTATATCTTCTTTTGGTAATTCTTTCTCAATCTCAATATTGTATTTGTTAAAAATATAGTTCTCTAGCGTTGCCTCAACTAATTTGTATTTGAACTCTTCTAGTGAGTTTGAATCGTAATACATATATGGAATTCCCTTTCTCATCATTTTCTCAAATTTATGATGATCAACCCTTCTAGTGAAAAAATAAGGTAGTTTATTGTTTTCGGTTTCTTCTTTTAATATTTTTCTTATGGTTTCCTGTAAATTCATATAACAATAAATATATAACCGGGAGGTTTAATTAATACTTTTTTATTGTCATAAATGGGATATATACTCGGATTTTTTCCGATTATATATTTAAAATTCGTCATTAAGTCCGGCAACTGTTATAAGTATAATCCCAACAATTAAAATTAGTGTCATATTATTTTTTACTGAGATATAAGTAAAAAATAATTAATTATCTATAAATGTGTGTATACTCTTTTTTGATTTTATCATCAAAGTATTCCGAAAGGGCTGAAAAGGTCTCCTCATGCCATTCTTCATTTTCATCAAATGATGTATATAACTGCCAGTGAAGTCCATCAATTGTCATTGATATTACAACAAATTTATATCTATCTAAATCTGGTTTTGTTCCAGTTCTTGAGTATTCTCTTTGGAACATTTCTTTTGCTGAGTCTAATGACGATTCAAATTCTTCTTCAATATCCTCTTGTGAAACCCTACGTCTTATAAATGCCGGAAGTTTTGTTTCCTCTTTTAATATTCTTTTTATGGATTCTTTTAAATTCATATAATCATAAATACTATTAGAAATAAAAAACCCCATCTTTATCAGATGAGGTGATAAATTATTTCATCGTTTAGATTGAGGTAATAAACCCACACCGTCACACCCGGTATTTGGCGGTCAGATTATTTATTAGGAGTTCTGACATCCTTTTTACATATCAAAGTATTTATACATACTACAATCAGCATTATTGTAATATTCTTTTATTTCTTTATCAAACATTCTTTTAATATTATAAAGTAACTCACCATAAACTGCATATTCCTCGTCCTCATCTTTTCTATAGTACTCCGGAAATATCTCAAGTGTTCTTTCAGCAACTGCTCTTACAACAACACTCCAGTAAAGTTGTAAACCATACTCAGGATCCTTATCTTTATACTTATCTTTCCAGTAACAAGGTTCCTGGTCCTCAAGTTCTTGTTTTAATATTTTATCTACACTATCAAATCTTCTAATTATGAACATTTCATAATCATTTCTTTCTTCTCTTAGAACTTTTCTTATGGATTCTCTTAAATTCACTTATATGTTGTTTCAGGTATTTTATTAATATCTACATCATCTATTAGTAGCTGGACCACATACTTTCTTCTAATAATTACTTCTATGTCCTCAATCAAATCTGAATAATATGAATGTATTCTTTTATCTGTTGATACAATTTTTGCACTTACACTAAATGTTGGCATTTTTTTACTAGTATAGTATTCTGCTTCACCTGTAACATTTTTAATTGATGTTATTTTAAATTCTTTAATTGTATCTATAATATCACAAGTAGTTGGTGACAACCATTCATTATTAATTGCAAAGTCAGCAAAGTCCATATATTGATCCTGGGTTTTACAAAGTTTGTTAGTTGAGGTGATTACCTCATCAATTATCTTTTGAAATCTCTTAACTAGTTTATCGTCACTTTCATTAAGTTCAGATACATTCATTAAACCCTTTATTCTTGACAGCTCTTCATTTAATTTCATATATATAAATATTTATATGTAACCTATTTTGTAAATAAATGAAATATATAATCACAGAAAGTCAATTAAGTAGAACCAAAAACTTTGTTTTTAATAAGATAGATGAGTGGGGTCTTTGGAAAACAATTGACAGACTTAATTTAAATATTGATACTCTTGATAGAATTTTTGATGGTGGTATGCCAGATTGGTTTAATTGTGGTGTACTTAATGATTTAATCAAGTTTTACTATAGTAAAGGAGAAATAAAACTAAATAAAACTAAAGAAATAGATGGTGTTTTATATGGTTTAAAATGTGATTGGGATGACTTTGGTAATGCAAACTATTTTAAATTAACTAACTTTGAAACTAAAGAGGGTATTAGCGGTTATGCCACACCATACTGGGAAGGTAATTGTTATTTACCAATTGATGCCGAATATTATACATACGATGCTGAAGAAGATTTTAACGAATTTAATTTTCACGAATACGAAACTTTTAATTTAAAAAGTAAATTTTCTTCTTTTAGGGAATTCAAAGAATACGCCGATAATGAAATCCCTGATATAATAATAAATTACATAGTAAGAATATTACCTAAGACAAGAGAAGAGTCCGGGAGTTGGGATTAAATTATAAACTAATTGTAACCCCAACAAACATAACTAAAGCTCCGGTAACAATTGGGTAAAATCTTGGTTGAGAATAAAATGGTTTCTTTTCAGTTGTAGATCCTCCAACATAAACCGGTGGTGTTAGAACTCCGGCTAATATAAATGCTGCCCCACCCATTAACATTCCACCGCCAACCGAAATTCTAGATTGTGGTGAAGAATCATATGGAGGAAGATTAAGTTGCACCTTAGTTGTTTGTATTTCTTTTACTGGTGTAAAATCAAACGATTGGTACGAATCTTGAGAAAAACAAGTAAACGTAAATAAACTTAAAAGGATAACCAATATATTTTTCATAGTTTTTGATAAATTTTAACGACAGTTGTTGTATCTGTTTTTTGTTTATGATTTCCGTAAGCATCACAATCAATTTTTTTTGATGATTTACAGGCAAATAGTAGTGGTAAAATAATTAATAGTTTTTTCATCCTTGAGGTTGTTTTTGAGTTTTCTTTTTATTTATAAATTTCCTAATCTCAACACCAAGGTCCTGATCATTAGCATATTGTTTAACTAGTTTTTCAATTATCTCCAGTTTTAAGTTCTCCTGGATATAACAAATTTTATTCAGACTATTGTTTTCCATCTTTCCAATCATTAAATGTCATATCAAATCCCATATCTTATCTTGTTTGTCTTACAAAGATAAGAATATTATTTTATATTTCCAAATTTTTATTTAACAATTTCCCAACAAGTTTTATCAGCAACCCCCAAATCGTATGGACATCGTGTTTTAACCCCCTCTCTCAATCCAACAACACTATATTTATCACCACCTTTAATTATACTTGTTTTACCATTGGTATCTTGATACATACTACGAACATGAACAATACATTCTCCCCCAACAACTGAACAAAATACATCACCTCTGTTTGTTCCACTACTCGGTAATCTTAAAATTGTTCCCTTTGGTATGTCAATTGTTTCGGGTGTGTTATATGAATTTGAAGTTCCTTTCAAATCTTTCTTTGCTCGGATAAGTATATCACCCTTTAATTCAAAATTGGGTTTCCTTTCCTCAAGAATATCCAAACTATCTTTTGTTAATCGGCTTAACACTTGTTTGTCATCCAACTCATTTACCAATATCTCATTTAGAGTATCAGTATTACCACTCGCAAGTTCATCAGCAATTTGCTTAATCAATAAATCTCTCATAACGTTTGTTTTAATTAGAAAATACAAAGATAAGAAAAATGTTTTGATTTGCAAAGGATTATTTTTGTTTGTTATACCAATTAATGAACTTCACAACACCATCATACGCAATATTAATTTCACAAGAAAAAACAGTTTCTTCAAGATCCCTAAGTATGTAAATATCATTTGCATCTTTTGGATTACTCAATAGGTTCTTACACGTTTTAACTACTGGCATCAACCATTCCCAAGACTTATTATATTTCATTTCATTAGGCTCTAAGAAAGGAAAATCCAAATCATAAAAATAGTATCTATCATCATTTATACCTTCGTGATATCTAAGTGTTTTAATACCCATAAAGTCCGCGATCATTACATTCTTTTCTTCAATTGTTACCATATCTTTTATTTTTCTCGTTCAATAAATTCAATTAACTTTTCAAGACAAGCAATCTCTGCAAGTTCAAATGTCTCATATAAGTCACCGTAGTATATCCTGTCCTTTTGAAAGTTATCAAGTGTATAACTCCAATTATTTTTTGTCACTTGGTTTATTTTGATTGTCCACAGGTAGTTTTCTCTAAACCACCTAAATGCTTGTGAGAATGTTGGGGCTAAAACATTTGTTTCTGCCACATTGTTTGGATTTACATATTTAATTTTACCTAATTCCTTAAATCCGCCCATATAAAAACTAAAACAAGGTTCATCAAAACCCAATTGTTTCAATTTTAAAGCGTGGTCATAAGGTACAAATTCTTTTTCCATATCTCTTAGTCTTTTCTATTTATATTAATACCTATGATAATTCCCGTGATTATCCCAATCGCTAACATTAATGTTTCTATATTCATATCTCTTATTGTTTATTACTCATTAATAACTTCTTTAGCCAGTCTTAAAATACAATCTTTGTATGACTCTGTTTCAACTGAACCGTAGGTTTTACCCCAAAGACCAGTAACGATTACTTGTGTCTCTTTAAGCGGTAATGGTTCATTAATTTTGGTTTTACCTAACACCAATAACATACCTTCAATCGCACCCAATCGTCTTAGAATATCTTTACTATTGTGTTTTTGATCGTGCATGTTAATAATGATAATTGAAATGTCTTTTTTGATTTCTTCTCTGGTCTTCATATCTCTTATTGTTTCTACAAAGATACAACGCAAATAAAAAACCCACAACCTGTTAAAGTGTGGGTTTTGATCTATTTTAATAGACAAAAAATTACATAAGATTTTTAATTCTTTGGATTTCTTCTTTTACGATTTCGTGACCTCCACCATCTAACTTATCTGTAAAACCCATAAGTTTGTCAAATGCCGGATGAGACTGAATTGGTTCTTTCTTTTTATCTTTCATTTGATTCCAGGTAGATGGTTTTACCTTCATATGGTTTTTAACAAGATATTTGATTTCATCAACATCTGTTCCTTCAAACGAACTAATCCACTCTTTGAATTGGTCAACATAGTCTGCTGACTTATCTTCGTGTCCATATGCTGTTGGTTGTCCGGTCTTTGGATTAATTGCATAAACATCCATCTTTCCAAGGTCGTGAAACAATGCTGCCATAATCATATTGGGGTCATCTGGGTAATGATGATAAGCTCTTTTTAAAACAATAATGATATGTTTTAATGTGTTTCCTTCCGGATGCCATTCAGGGTTTTGTTTTGCACTCCATTGTTTAAATAATAATTCTTTTAATTCTGGTGTTAGATTTTTAATTAACTCTTGTGGTGTTGCGTGAAGTTTCTCTTCAGATATAATATTCATCATATTTTTAATTGTTTCTATATTTTCTCTTAAATTCATTTTTTAAATATAACTCTAAATTTAACAAATCCTAAATCACTATCAAGTCTTAATTGTCTAAATAATTCACGATAATTATCATTTAATATATCTTGTATTTCATATGTAACTTCCCAGAAATAATCAGCCTCTTGAAATTCCGGATCTAATAAATTGTGAGTTCTATCATCATTAGTCATTATTAATTCAACAGTTCCTTCCTGGACCTCAAAAATAAAATCAAATCTTCTAACACCAACATCACTATAATCATTATCTTGAATGTCTATAATTTTACCAACAAAGTCATAACCACCAGTATCATTTAACTCGTAGGTTGATATTTCTTTTCCTAAAGCAAATTGTTTTAATAGTTCTAATACCGATGTGTCTAATACTTTTGCTAAATTAAAAATTCCATTAACTTTTCTTGCGGTTCGGATAAGACCTTCCTTATCAATTAAATCTTTTAATTTTTTTTTTAATGAAGTTTCTTCTTTAAGTATTTTTGAGATGTGTTCTTTTAAACTATAACTTTCTTTAATGTCTTTACCTAAAAGTACGGCCCAAACACGAAAAAGATCTTCGGAATCCTTTTGTAAAGTTCTATTAAAGTTGGCCATATATTTTCTATCAAACTCATCATAATCATCGGTTTCTTCATCGCCGGTATTTTCATTGGCCTTTGATATTTTCATTTGGACTCCAACTTTCATAAGTCTTTCCATATTATCGGCCATATCTAGTAACTCTTCAAAATTTTCCTTATCTGGAATATGTTTATACTTAAATTCGTGTTCCAGTCTTTCTCTTCCGATATAAAGAAATGATGGTGCCTGCCACATATTAATAATCCCAGAATCTCTTAATACTTTAAAAAATTGTGATACCTTTTTAAAATTATAAAATTTATTTAAGGTTGTCATTTTTTTTCTTGCCTCTGTTTTTGCATCCATACTAAATAAATATCAATTACAACGTAAATTATCATTTTGACAATAAGGATTAATATTCCTATAATTTTGTTATGTCAAATTTAATAAATAATACGATTATGGAAGAAGAAAAGAAATCAGTTGTTGAAAAACTGAAGGTTATTGGGAAAAAAGTTGGTATAATTACCACACTTTGTGTTACTGTGTTAGGAGCCTTTTCTCTTGGGTATATCTATAGTAGAAGTACAACAAAAATAAAACCAATTGTTGTAAATCATATTGATAATTCAGATGTCAATTTAGCTTTAGATCAAAATAATCATCTTATGGTTATTGATAAAAAAACTGGGAATTACACAATATATGATGATTCTGTTGGTGTTACAATTTTTAATATTTACGCAAGAAATCTAAGTCATTAATTATGAAACCTAAATTTTATATATTGTTTTGTTATTTTACTATTGTGTTTGGTTTAGGTCTGTACGCATTTACTTTAAGTAAACAAGAAAGAGTACGTAAAATAGAATTGTCATATTGTTCAATGTATGATACAAGAACGCCAACATCTCTTAAAATGTACGCCTTAATTGAAAAGTACTCTTCAGAATATAATATACCAAAATATGTTGCTTATAACGTTGCGTACCGGGAAACAAGGTATATGGGTCCGTTCCATTGGAGATATAATCCCTATCAAACGTCTTGTGCCGGCGCTGAAGGGCCAATGCAGATTATGATTAAAACTTGTAATGGGTTAAATAAGTCAAGATATTCAAAGAAGGAACTTAGAAGAAACCTTGAGTTAAATGTACGTACAAGTATGAAACTTCTTAATCGTTTACATAAAAAATATAAAAACTGGTCGGTTGTATGTGGTTGGTACAATACCGGTAGACCTATTGTGAATGAGTATGGTAAGTACTGTGGTACAAATCTAAATTATAAAACCAAGTGGATTCAATTAGATTGATTCCCTCTATATATAACAATGTTGGCCCTAGTAATTCTTTTATTGGGTCCGACATTGTATCCTTTTTCTTTAAACTCCTCATTAAAGAATTCTCTAAAAGCTTCCTTAAATATATCCCCAATCCATCCTCTTGTTCTAATTTTACTCTCAGCTAAATCCATTATTTTAAAATCATAAGCCAGAGAGTTATTTTTAACATCATAATATCCTAAACAATTCTCACCCTTATTATCCCCAAAAATAAAAAGTTTTGTCTTTGAGTCATTATAAGAATAAGATTTAAGTTCTTTTTTTAAAATCTTCTTAATTGCATTTTTTAATATTCTTTCACTTTTTTCTTCATTCTCATTAAGACCTCTTTTCTTTCTTCCCTGACAATGCGCTCTTTGTGAAAACCCTTGTGGATTATTACAATCAATACTTCTTTTATATTTTTCAGACCACTTTTCATTAACCTCTTTTTGGTTTGCAATTTTTCTGATACTTACAATTTTAACACCCTCACCTTTATTTTTAAGTGTGACCTCGTTTTCATTTGGGTAAAGTAAATTGTTATATATTGTTTGGTCAATATCCACCAATTCTTTTGGCGCAAGAACTGTGATCATAAATGAATTATCTCCAATACCATCAGCAAATGAGTGACTATCTAACAAATCTTTTTTGTTTTTTGCATAGTGATCTCCGGGTTTATCCGTATCAATATCTTTTCTATCGTCCGCTTTTATTATTCTAAATAATTTAATTTCTTCAGGTAGATTCTTAATTGATTTAATAATATATTCAATTTCTTCTTTTGATTCTTCTTCAGAATAGCCCATATGTTTTTTACCTTGGTCTATTAAACTTTTCAATTGTTTTTTTGATAAGTTGAGTGGATCTTTTACTTCGGAAATAACTTTTTTTTTTCTTAACGATTCTGTAATCGTATTTTGTTTTTCAATTTCATCATTTAATACTCTTACAAATTCTCTTTGTATAGCTTTTGTTAGTTCAACATAAGTTCTAATTTCAGGTTCCTTTTCTTCACCCTCGGATCCAATTGATTGATTTTCTTTTTCAATAATTTTCATCGCAGCTTCAATTTGTTTATCTGACAACGAACCAAATTTATTGTATTTGTATTGTAAATCATTTACAAATTTATTTGTCCCTAAATAATTTAAAATTGGTTTTACCTCATCTGGGGTATTCATTTCAAATTTTACTGGGTTATTACGATACAAATATGAAAGACCTGAAATGTTTGTAATACATTTGTGACCACCGGAGTTTGCTTGAACTATATCCCAACCATTAATAGATATTTTATTTAAAAGTTCTTTTTGTTTATCAGATAATGTTCTATATAGTTTTGTTGAGATGTTCTCAATAATTCTTAAAATATTTTCGTTCACACCTTTAGTACTAAAAGATTCTCTATTTCCATAAAGGGCCACAAAATCTTTATAGGTAAAACCAACAGAAGAATAATCTGTTTTAAATTCTGACAATTTTTTAATCTCACCAAATGTAATCTTCATATCTTTAAGTAAAGTTTCAAATTTACTTAATACAACATCTTTCATTTTACCTAAATCAACCCCTTTAAGTGCTCTATCTTCTTTGAATGGGTTACAAGAAGCTTGGACTAGACCTAGTGGCCAAGCAATAACAATAAAGTCAGCATCTGGATTATTTTTAAATGGTGTGTATCTATCATATGACCCAGGTTCTCTCATATTACCACCACCATATTGCACGATGATATTACCAAGCCTTTTTACTTCACCACTTTGTTTTTGTTTTTCAATATATGCTTCTTGGTTTTTTGTAAGTTCATCAGTATTAGCATAACCCTTATCTTTAATTTGTTTTTTAATATTATTTAAAATACTTAAAAGTGATGGTTGTGCATTCATTACAATGTAATCTAGAAACCCCGGTTTGTTTTTAAATGCTAAAAGCAATTTATTTGCAACAAGACCCATCTTAATTTTATTTGCTCTTGACGTATCACTTGGGTCAAACTTGAATAGGTAGTTCATAACCATTTCTGGTGTAATCTTATTTACAGCAAAGTTTGCTGAGTCAACAATTGATATTAACTGAACATCTTCATCCGGAAATATTAATGATGGTGATACAACTTGTGAAATAGTTTCAACGTTTGATCTTGATGGTCTAAAGTTTGTTGATGTTCCAGCTTCAACACCGGCTTGTGTGTCGTGATGATCTGTATGGATTTCAAACATTGGTTTTCCGTGGGCAAAGTCAACAAGTACTGGCATAACTTCTCCGTGAGCATCCGCTTTCTTAATTGACCATTCTTTATCACCATATTGGATTAATTCTGCGTCAACAACTTTGATTCCGTATTTTTCTAAATAGTTTTTCATTGCTAGGGCTGTAGTAACCCCATCAAGATCCATATGATAATATATCTTAGCTTTCTTATATCTTTGTGCTAATTTATTTATATTTCTGATTCCAGATTCTTTTAAAATAGATTTCATAATAATAAATAGTTGTAAATAAAATAAAAATGAAGTATATTTGGGTATGATTGATTATAAAACGGAAAAACTACTTTTAAAATTTTTAAATCATAGTAGTGGTGGAAATATTGTGAGTATTCTTGGTTACACCCAAAAGCTTGAGTCTAGTGTATTAAACCTAGATGTATTTGAATTCCAAACAGCAAAAACATTTGTACCAAAAGTTGATAAAGTATTACAAATTAGATGTAATTGTAGGGATAATTTACATTTTAATGGAATGAATAATCTTTCACAAAGAACCTATCTAACTTTTAAAGATGTCTTAAAGGATTTTAGTAAAATAGAAATAGAATATAACTACTCTATGTATTGTTGTCGTGATTAAGCTTTAAGATACTCCTTCCAGAACTTTAATAGTTCTTTATCGTTATATCTTTGTTCATCACTATCCCAACCACACATATGACAAAGGTTTGGGTGTTTGTCATCCTTTTCTTTTTTCCAGGAATGACCACACTTACAACTTATTTTTTCTTCAAATAGTAATCTACTTTGTCTTTCTGTTATTATTATTTTCATTTACCAATTTCTATTTGTATTTGTATTCCATTCCTCGTGTGAGTTAATTATTAAATCCATTTTGTACTTTTGAAATACTCTGTAATTTATAACGTGTCTTAAACTTTCATAGTCTCTACTTTCAAAAATACTATAATAGTATATGTCAACCCAGACTCTAAACCTTGGGTAATTTTTACCTTGAAGGTTTGGTGTTGTTTCAACCTTTTCAATTTCAACTACTTTAATTTTTTCTAGACTCTCAACAAGGTCGCAATCATACCAGCTAAACCAATCACCATCCCCACCATCATTAAGTTTTTCACATTCGTTTTTCAATTCCTTTATGGTTTCCTGAATTGCACGATTGATAAAATTATCTTGCTGTGATTCTGTTATTATAAATTTCATTTAAACTTAATTTCTTCTGGTTTAATTGGCCCTGACTTAAATATAACTTTATCATATGTAAATCCTTTTTTTGATTTGATTCCGGTTGTTATTTTCAAATCAGAATCATTTTCAAATATGTAATAAATACCTTTTGTTTTGTTTACAAAAATTAAATAATCAACATCGTCTAAATTATATCCAGAAGCTGGATACTTTTGTGTTAAAACATCAAAAGATGTCTTGTTACCATTTAAAAACAAAAGTTGTTTAACCTGAAATGTTGCTTTTGTATCTCCTTTTGTTAATATAAAATCAACACCTTGTTTTGCATCACTTTTAGATCCTGGACAAAAATTAATATTACCGGGTAATTTAAGTGCGTTGATTAAAGTATCAAATACCGATTTTTCTGATTCAAAACCAAATCTGATTTTTTTTAAATTTTCAATTGCAAGGTTTTCAATCTTATCTGTATGTAGATTGTTCTTTATGTATTCTTTTACGTATTCAATAAAATTATCAACTGTTTCATCAACTGTTGTTTCAGCTCTAAATGATTTTAAAAGAGAATCAAGTACTACACCACTTGTTATAAAGAAATTTATAACAGACCAGTTTGAGTTTGGGACATTCATTTTTTGACTATAATCAGTAAATGTATGTACACCAATAACTCCATTAAGTGTATAACAATCAATTGCCGGATTATCAGCGGTTCCCCAATTTCCAAGTGGTATAAAAATTTCCTTAAGTACTCCTAAGAACTTGGATTTAAAATCTTTGTTATTTTTTAATGAATCTGAAGTTAATACATTTCTAATTAACTCTTCTTCTTTTATAATTCCCATCAATTTTTTTATTCTACTATTTTCAACTATACTAGTCATATTTTTCCATATATTTACTATCAATTATGATTGTCTTTGCTTTTTTAGTTACAAGATTTATTTGATCAAGAACAATTCTGTTGTTACCATCTCTATTTAAAACTAAAGTCCCAGAACCACCCGGTTCGTTATGAATATTTAAATCAATAACTTCCTTTGCCACATTTAATACCCAATTATGAAATGATGTTTCACCAAAAAACATTTCATAATATGATCTAACATTCATAATAGATTTGTTTGTTGATGTACTAACCTCATCTACTATAAAATCACCATACCCATAAGTAAAATCAATAAGTAATGTATCATAACTTTTTATATAATTAAATAATCGTTCAGATGTGTTATCCGTGTATTGAAATTCTGTTGTCTTTTCTTTATTTTCTCGTGCGTCATATTTTGCAACTAAAATTATTTGTCTTTTTTGTGGGTCTATTGTCACATCACACCACCAGGTATTATCCCAATATTCTACTTCCTCGGTAAACATTTCACTTCCGTGATCTTCTACTAATTTTATTATAAAATCTTCAAAGTAATCTAAAATAGGAACTTTAAATCCTTTTTCAGACCAAAATGCTGATGGAACATATTCAATTCTTTCAGAATACATATCAATATTAACCCCAATAGGTCCAATTGGATTAAGATATGCCATAAGTGCTTTAAATGTATTTTTATAATTCATCATTAAAATTATCTAGTGTTATTTGAATATTCATATCTGTAGGTTGATATTCTTCTTCAAATTCATATCCATCAATTAATACTTTACCATTTGCGTAAACAATAATTCTACCTTTAAAACCATTTTCACCATTCCAATAAAGATTTACATTACGTTTCATAATATCGTTTACAATGACCCAGTATCTATCTTCATCTTCACTATCAATTCTTGCGTCTATATCGTTTACATAAGCTTCAAATACTTCACCGTCATCCCATCTTCCATAAAAATGTAATTCAAGTTTTTTAATAATATCATCTTCAAATATGTCATAAATAATTTCTTTTGTTCTTGTAGTAATATCATCAAGATTTACCATTTCCTTTTTTTTAATTGATATTTCTTGCTTACACTCACTTGTAAAAACAATTCTATTTTCAAAAGGATATATTAAAGCGTATAAATACCAAAGTTCACTATATTCATAATCGTTATATTTTCTAAATTCTGGTGTAATTTTATTTAGTATTTCACTAAAAATTGAGATAATTGTGTCCGGAGGAGTTACAAGTGATTTTTGTCCGTCACTTTTTCTAAAGTAAAAATGCTTGTTCCAGTCTGGTTCAATTGTGTTTACATCAAATGGAATATCTGTGTCTACAGTTTTTACTTTTAGACCTTTAAAATACGAAAAAAACATTTTTAATTTATTCTTCATCTTCTTGTTTTAAATTATCTAGTGTAACTACAATGTCTAAACTTTCGGTAACATCATCATTTGTATTCCATTCGTGCATAACTTCAATATGGTTTCTTGTAACTTCAATTGTTCCTTGGGATCCTTCATTTATCTCCCAACCACCAAAATCTTCAAGTAACTGATAACAAATATTTTCAATTTCTCTAGTTATTGTTCCAGATTTTTTTCTTGAAGAATAACTATCGTGAACTTGTCCACTATCGCCACCACCATCGTAAGTTATTTCAAGTGAATCAATTCCTTCTTTATCTAAAAATTTATCAAATTCTTCAAAATACTGAGAAACACTTTCACCATCTTCATCCCTATCATAATATATTCCAGAATCTTCTGTTCCATACTGAGTAAAATCTGTACTTTCAAAAACTAATCTATCTGGATATATTGTCCCATCAACAGTAAAGTAATCACTTCCATCACCATAACTTCCAAGCCCACCATCATATAAATCTTCAGCGTACAATTCAGCGATATCATAAAATATTTGCTCCATATTTGATGACATCTGAAATCCTGGGTTTTTTGCACAAGTAAAATCTATATAATCAATTGAATCTCCATCATTATAAAATTGTATTGTAAAATCAATGTTACAATTTAGACCTCTAACATACCCTAAAAGGGCTTTAAATTTTTTATTCATAATCTTCTATATTATTTGGTGTTAATTCTATTCTCATATTACTCGGAAGTAATCTTTCTTGATGGTGTTTGTAGCTTACTTCTATTTTATTCTTTTCTATTCTCACGCTACCACTAACTCCGTCAATTCCCCATTCAATAGATTGATCTACAACATCCATAATGTTTTGAGCTATATCATAATATTTCTCTTCAATATTTGAGTCTAATTCATAAATGTTTTTTTCATCACCATTTATATTCAAATTTGTAACTTCACCTTCATCTACACCCATCCAAAAATCAATTTCAATAAAATTATTATCGTCTTTTATATGTTTTTCTAATTCAACAATAGCCCAATCCTGCAATCTTTTTAAATATGTTTTTTTTTCTTTTTTTTCTGTAAATTTTTGATAGTCTTTGGCGGTAACAATTATTTGATTATCAAATGGTCTAATAGTAATACTTAAAATCCAATAATCAGAATACTCCCTTGAAACATTGTCTAAAATTTCTCTTTTTAATTTTCTACTAAAAAGTGATTTTATTGCATTGTTAATTGTTAAATTCGTATTCGTTTCTTTACCATCAATCATACAAAGTCCGTCATCATTAAATTCCCAATCAACCATATCAAATTCTATATCGGCTCGTGGTTTATTAAAACCCCTAAAATAGGCTAATATCATTTTTAATTTATTTTTCATCCGTATCATCAAAAAAATCTGGCGTTATTGTAATGTCCATATCTGTATTGCCCCATTCAACAAGTCTGTTCTCAAGGTCAAGGAAAATATCATCACCCCATATTGTGATATCTCCAGTAAAACCACCATCATCGGTCCAGTATTTTCCATAATTTTTTGACATTAACTCGTATGTTACATCGTGAAATAACATATCAAGTTCATTTGTTGTTTTAATAAACTTGTCATCAAAAAGAATATTAAAAATTTCAACATCCCAAATACCTCTAAAATCAAACTGAATTTTTGTTAAATTATTTTCTTCTTCAATTTCGGTTATCTTATCCTGGAATTCTTCAGATAAATCAGAAAACTCCATTTGTAGTTGTTCTGGAACTGAATTTGCGTATTTGCACTCACTTGTAAAATGTATCTCATTTTCAAATGGATAAATACTAACTTCTAATGACCACCAATCATCTTCGTTATAATCATTATAATGATGAAATGTTGGCATAAGTTTTTTAATAACCTCTTCTATAATATCACGAATTGGTTTTGCCGGTTCTATAAACTTTCTAGTACCACCTAAAGATATATCACTAAACTCTTCAATTGTGTTATAACCAAAAGTTACGTTGAAAAACAACTCCTCTTGTTTAAACCCTCTAAAATATGCAAAAAGTGCTTTTAATTTATTTTTCATTCGTTTAACATATCTTCGGTTATTTCAATTGGGTCCTGACAATCGTTCCAGACTCTCTGCTGCCAAGTTTGTTCTATTGTAATCATTTTTGTTGTTCCATAATACTCAGCAATTTCAAACTCACCTCTGGATCCGTCATCTATTTCCCATCCTCCAAATGCGGCTTCTAATCTGTCATAAAGATAATTTAATAGTTTTTCATATTCACCACCCCATCTTACAATTTCGGTTTGACCATTAATTTCAATATCCTCGTGTATTTCACCGGAATCACCATAACCACTAAATTGTCCTTTTACAGATTCAATACCTTTTTCTTTAAGAAATTCTAAAACTTCTTCATCTCTTATGTCATCAGAATATGTGTCAGGTTGTTCGTCAAAATTTTCACATCTAACACTATAAAACATTTTATTTTCAGATGGTTTTAAATCTAAAGTAATACTTTTATATTCTGTTTCACTATAAAGTTGTTCTATATCATATTCTTCAGCTAAAAATATTGCAATACCAGTTATTATATCTCTAATATTTCCTGGTACTGACATATTACTACTAAAGCTGTACCAGTCAACTTCTCCATCATAATATGCAAAAGAAAATGATATATTATCTTTCTTTAATGACTTAAAAAAAGACATTAGAACTTTAAATTTTTTTTTCATATTAAATAAATATCCTAGTCATCAAATTTAAGCTCTAAAGTTCTCATCATCCAGATAGGTTTCTCCTTGGATTCAATTGCTTTTATCCATTCTTTTGCTGATGGTACATAGTTGTAACAATCTTCCTTTACGTGATCTTCCCCAACGTATCTTGTATACACAGTTTTTCCATCACTATTAATAAAGGACTCTCCAAATATCTTTTCACATTCAAATATACCTTCTGAATGATGTCGGAACATTCTATGATATGAATGTCCAAACCAGGCCTTTGTCTGATCAAACCAATTGTGAATATGGATGTAGTCTTCTACTTTTCCTCCATATTTCTTAACTGAGCTTTTTGCGTGAATTAAAGGATGTGCCATAATGTGTCTTTTTGATAAGTATAACTTTAATAATCATATTTTTGAAGTATTTATTAGGTATGAAAGATTTGATTCGTCAGGTTTTAAGGGAAACTATACAAAGTAAGTACAGAAGATTAAGTCCAGAACTTAATACTGTAATTATGAAAAAAATTACTTCTTTATTTAAAAATTTCAAAGTTGACTATAAAGACCCAAAAAAAACTTATGGAAATATTGATGTAGAATTTTGTTTAAATGGTAAAAAGGTTGTCAATTTTATTGGTGGTGATGAACCAGGGTGGGATGATTATGATACACCAGAAGGAACAAAAATTGACCCATATGGTCGTGTTACGTTTGATAAAAAGATTGTAAATCAATTAACTTCAACATTTAATATCAGAAAATCATTGGCCTTACATCTTTTAACAGAATTTTTTGAGGATAATTATCTAAATACAATATCACAAAAATATGGAATTCAATTTAACGATTTAGATGATGGTCAAGAGTACGATTATAAAAATGGTTTATGTCAATCTGAAATGGTAAAAAGTGTTCCAAATTATAATAGAGAACAAATGCTTGACTATATAGAATCAAGTGGAAGAGGAAGGAGATATTGGGAAGAAATGGATGATGAGGAATTACAGAATTCTTTTGAGCAAATCTGGGTTATAATAAATTTTCGTGAGTAATGAAAAAATTAATTAGACATATATTACAAGAGGAAACCTCAATGTTTTTACCAGATAGATTTATTTACAATTCTATGATGGAAAGTAATGACGATATCATTAAGGCTTACCCTAAAAAGAAAAAACTAGCAATAAAATTTTTAGAGTCTTTTAAACTTGAGCACTGGGAAAATAAAAGATATCAAATGGAATACCTTGCGACACCAAAAGGTACTATTATTTTTATGTTAACGGATGCTGAGTTGTCTATTCAATCTGAAATTTATGATGTTTTAACACGGATTATGGATAATCCGGAATCTCTAACCTATTTCATAAATGATTATGTTAGAAATAGAGGACTTTCTTTAGATTATATCTATGTAACTAGATCCGGTGGTATTGGTGAAATTGAGGATGATGATGACCGGGTAATTCAAAACATTCAAGAATCAACTAGTAAAAACCCACTCAAACAATATTTTTTTAAAATCTGGGACAAAGAAAAAAAAGAAGGTAAAATTCCAATGATTGGTAATTTAGAAAGACTTGGTCTTATTGAAAAGCAAAATGAGATTATTCAATACTTTGCTGAGTATATGGGTTGGGACACAAACAGTAAATTGGAAGCAATTAAAATGTATCTTTTAAACCAAACATTCACAGAAGATTATATTACTGGTATGAAAGATATCCCAGAAGGAAAAATAACAATTAAATTTACAGATATTCAAGTTGGTGAAAAGCCTAGTACAGATACGTATTTTGATGAAAGTTACATTGCTGGCGAATTTGTTGTTTTAGATGGTTCATTTTTAGAACCTGAAGTTGGTGAAACATTACACTTTTCAAGTGGTGATATACCAATGTCTGATTTTCTTGAATACCACGATTTTAAAGATGCTGTTAGTGAGATTGTAGAAGGTTTTGTTGATAATATTTTAAAAACATTTGGTTATAAAAAGGGTGCCGTTAGTTATCCTTACGTTGATTTTAACTGGTAATGAAAGAGTTAATTAGAAATATATTAAGAGAAGATAACAAAACTGAAATGGTGTTAAACTATTTTAGGAAGTTGTGGCAAAAGGATGTTGACTCTGGTAATGTTCCTACAATACCACATATTGATATTAAAAGAAAAAAATTAGATTCGTTCTATGATGATATAAAAGTTGCATATTTTGATTTTGTTGGTGGAAAAGAAAAAGCTTTTGAGTACTTTGAAAAATCAATTGAAAATAAAGTATTAACTGATAGGGACTTATCTAAGGTGCTTGATTTTCGTGGTCCGGATACTTTTACTTTTGAACTTTATGGTGTAACATCTGTTGATTACAAAGATGGTGAAGTTGATGAAATTGAGTTTGTTTTTGATGTGTTAGATGGTAACTTTGAAACTGATGGTGGCGTTTTTGTTACCTGGTCTGAATTAATGCCTGAAGAAATGGATGATTTATACCACGATGTGTCAAATTGGATTAGGGGATTAATTGAGGACTACGTTGACACAATGGCGGAAAGTTATGGTTTTAAATTTGCATCATATGGTTCCTGGGGATAAAAACAGAAAAGTCGGATTTCTCCGACTTTCTTTTATTTAATCCCGTATACTGTGGCTTTTTCCCCCAAAAGGAATTTTGCCATATCAACTGCCTGATCTTTTGTCTTATAACCTTTCTCAACCAATTTTTTTGAGTGGTAGATGTTATAAACAGTTGATGCTACGTCCGGTTTAGCATACTTAAACTTACTTTCTTTTTTAGGTTTAAAACTGTCTTTAGCATAGACATCGTAAAAACCAACTTTGCAAATGTACCTTCCTCTTACTCCAGATTTTGTTGCCATCTTTTTTTTAGATATTTAATGATTAATAATAAACAAATGTAATTCTTTTTTTTTAATTTTTCAAAACATTATTAAGAAATTTTCTAATTGTTTTGATTATTTTCTGTTTTTTTGGGTGTTGATCCGGTAATTCAAAAAAATCATCACCAATCAAATCTGTTTCTTCAACAAGTAATGATAAAATATTATTCATCATTTCTTTTTTAGTTCTATAACTATTAAAACCATAACCTGGAAAACCTTCAAATGTATATTCAATTACCTTTAAAGGTTCTTCTTCCGTTTCAAAGTTAGACCAATTAAGTTTTTTTTCTTCAACTTTAATTCTTCTCATTAAAAAAAGTAAAATGTCAGAATCAAACTCCTCGTGTTTTGAGGAAATTTGATTCTTTTCATTTTCATTAATTATGATTTTCATTTAAGAAATTTCAATTTATAAAGTGTTGAATTAACTAGTTCTTGAACTGTGTCAATCTGGTTTTGGATAAAACTATCGTCTACTGAATCTCTATTTTCTTCAATTATATCAAGTAGTCTTTCAAAATAAGAAATTGTCTTTTTACCATTCTTGTATTGCTCAATTTTGAATGACTTAAAGTTTTTCATTATACCATACTTTCCTTGGTAAGATTCAACTATCGCATCAAACAAAGGAACAACGGCATCATAATAACCATTAAGAGCAATATGTTCGGCGTATGATTTTGTTTGTAGGTGAAATACGTGAGCCTGATTTCTTGAGTGTAGTATATTACACATCATATCACAAAAGTCATCGTTTGAATCTGAATCATCTTCTACCTCATCAGTGTCGTCATCATCATCTTCGTCCTCTTCCTCGTCTTCCATTTCATCCTCAAGTTCGTCTTCATCTTCATCTTCCTCAAAGATATTTCTTTTTTTTAATTCTTCAAAAAGTTTATCACTTAGATTTTTTTCCATAATATTTAGTTTTTACTAATATATAAATATCATAAAATTAGATAAATTCAAGAATATTTGTCACCTGATCCCACTCAAAAGTAACCGGTTTGTTGCGAAATTCATATCTTCCATTAAGAACCGCAGCATTGATGAAATGTGTTTGACCATCAAATACATAACCAAACCCTTCGTGAATATGGCCAAAAATATTGATTTTGGGTCTAATCTCCTCAATTCTTTTAAGAAGTTCTTCGCAACCAACATTCATATTGCCATAACCAACATAATCAAGTTTACCATAAGGAGGTCCGTGAGTAATAAGAATGTCAGTTCCGGCCGGAATCATATCCCACTTCTCTTTAAGTTTTTCACCACGAGGAAGATTAAATGCCCAGTTATGAAATTCTGGCTGCCAAGGAGTTCCCCATATTTTAAGCATGTCATCATACTCAACTTCACCTTCACCAAGAAACATAAAATCATCTTGTAGGTAATCAATATTTTTGTAACCGGTAAGAATACCTTTCACCTTCAATAAATCATCCTGGAAGCCAAAATCGTGGTTTCCGGCAATAAAAATCTTATGGTCGTAATTATCAATTTTATCATACCAAGTTGCAAAATTTTCAATTTCGGTAAGATATCCTCTACTAGTAATATCACCAGCACAAATAAGAATATCACCACCGGGTAAAAAACCATCTAGTTTATTATGTTTAGTGTGAGTATCACTAATACAAGTTATTTTCCATTTTTTCATAATACAAATATAATAAAAAAAATTAGATTGGTAATTTAATTTTAGATAATAATTGATTTGAGACGTGGGTGTATATCTCAGTTGTTTTTACATTACTATGACCGGCTATTTTTTGTATTGGTCAAAAAACCAATATTTTCCCATTTTGTGATTAATTCATTTGAGTTTTGTTCTTTTAATGTTTTTAATAATTCTCCCATAATTTTTTTTATTAATTAATTTTTTCATATTTAGTTTCCACAGCTCTTAGAATATCGTCACTGACAAAACAATTATTTTTTATTGACCATATTGATTCCATTTTTAAGAAGGGTTCATAACCACTAATTAAAACAATGTATTCTTCCATTTTTAAACCTTTTGTAGTTTTTTTAGTTGTTGTTAATCTATAACAACCAGCGTTAAATAGTGTTTTCATTTTTTATTTATTTTTAAAATTTCATTAAACATTTCTTTAGTAGTTTTACCAACAAAATTATCATATTTACCTTCTTTAATTTCCTTACTTGTTTGATGTTGGTCAATACATAATAAAGCTAATGAATCTATAGACATAGGATATATTCCACCAATTAAATTTAATGTGTTATTTATTGGTAAGTTTTTAATAAAACCATCTTTAAATAATACAAAATCTTCATCGGTTACCCAACAATCACAACCAAAGTCTATTATTCTATTTTTAATTAATTCTATCTTATCACTCATATAACCAGTTTTATTCACAAATATACTAATTTATTTTGATAATATCAACCCAATGCACAAAATACTATGTATAACAAATGATAAACAACATTAAAACGATTGTTTATCATCGGACGTTAGCAAACATTAGACTGTGCTATAATTTTCAACCGAAGTTCTTTTATAATACCATCCCATTTATTAGCCATATCAAAGCAATATTGTTTTTCTTTACTTGATACAGTTCTTCTATATCCATCACCAGTATCATAAATATATCTAATTGAATAGTGTTGGAAATTATCTCTTGCATATTGCCATTGTTCAAACAACGTCATTTCATCCCAACTCTTAACACAACGTTTGCTAACAAAGTATAAACGTAATGTTTTCAGTCTTCCAATCAATCTTTTTATCATAATTTTTTAGTTTTGTATTTCAAATTAAGTTCAGTTAAACACTACGTTTATACTCAACCGTTATGTGTAATAAGTTTTGTCTGTTTCATCTGAAAATCCTTTACTAACATTTATACAATCATTTTTATCACACCACTTCATCCCACACCAGTTTTTACAACGAACATTATTATCGCTCAATCCATCTAATACTTTTTCTATATCAGACTTATTACCACACATAACAAAGTATAAACGTAATGTTTTCAGTTTTTCAATCAATCTTTTTATCATAATTTCAAGTTTTGTATTTCAATTTAAGTTCAGTTAAGCACTACGTTTATACTCAACCGTTATACTCAATAAAAAAATTATTTTAAGTTTTTAAGAGCCATAAACCCACAATATATTGCACCTAAACCACATAAAACCATTACAGCCAATAATATAATTTTAACTACTATCATTTTTTTTAATTTTTTAATTTGTAAATAATTTTTTAACTAAGTATAACAAAGAATATGTGTCATTAAAACGAACACATATTCTCAACCGTTATATATACCTTACCGGTTGTTAATATTTTTTTAAATCCCATAATGTAAATATAGTAGTATTTATTGATATGAAAAAGTTTATATTATTTTTATTTTTAGTTTTTCCTTTTGTTTCTTTATCACAAAAAAAATTAAGAGATAGTGTCATTGTAAATGCTGACATATTCAAAATCATTTATTCAGAAAAACTACAACAACCTCTTTCTGTAAAATATAATGTTCAATGTCCTTCTGGATCTGCGTCAAGAAAAGGTCTTGATTTTTTTACTTGTGATTCAATATTAACTTCAGATGGTAAGGATTATGATAACAATGTTTGGGATAAAGGTCATATGGCACCTGCCGCGGATTTTAATTGTACAAGAGATCTAATGAAAAAAACTTTCACTTATTTAAATTGTACTTTACAACATCAAGATCTTAATAGAACCACTTGGAGGCTTTTAGAAACATATGAAAGATCGTTAGCTTTAAAATATAAAGTAGTTTCGGTTGAGGTTATTTGTGAATTTACTAAATCCTCTAAAGTGTTACCTTCAGGTGCAACTATACCCGATGGTTATTATAAAATAATTAAATATAATAACACAACCGAAACCTATTATTTCAAAAACGAAAAACCTTCTTCAACTGATTATAAAAAATATCAAGTTAAAGGTTGATCTCAAACCGGGATTTCATCGTTTGAATCTTATCTTCCGGAACTCCGTGCTTATTCACACCTCCGTGTCTATTTTCAACAATTACTGAAAATACGGTGTATCCATATTCTTTGGCCATATTTACATAAGGCTCCATCTCCCACTCTTGTGTGAAAGTGTTTGACACAACAATTTTTGGGTATTCCAAAATCATATCCCCTTTAACCATTCCCTGACACCACTGGTGAGCATCTTTAATCTTTGTTGGGTCAAAATTGTAATTACCGGATTCACCAATAAAATACATATCAGCCTCATAGTGATTGCCACCCAGTGTTTTTGCAAATGTTGATTTTCCGGATCCCGGAATTCCTCTTACGATATAAAGTACTTTTTCCATCTTATTCTGATTTAAAGGTTTCGTTGTAGTATTGTTCAACATTCCTATCCGCTTCCATTATAGCATCAACCCCTCCTTGCACATAGAAATTATATAAATGCTCCTTCTCCATTTCTTTGGCTTTTTCAAATGCCTTTCCCATTTCTAATAAGTTGCCAGAATGTTTTATGTATTGCTCTTTTAACCATTCTACTGCTGTCTGTTTTTTCATATCATACACGTTTTAAAGGGTATCTCCTATTTGCCATTTACCACAATCAGCATAAAATCTAGTATAGTCCCATTTACCTATAAATACATATTCACACCTACCATTTCTATATTGTGTAATCTCAGCACATATAGAAATTCCTTCTTTTATCTCCTTTCCATTATAATGATTGTCACAACTTACTAATATCATCATAATAAAAACTCCAATTAAGTATTTTCTCATATCACACACGTTTTATAAATTAGACATAAAAAAGCTGTAATTATACAACTCCCACATATAAACAAAAATCTTTTGTTGGGGGATAAATCTTCCCATAACCATTTGTTAAATCTTTCCATATCACACACGTTTTAAAATTAAGGTCTATCACCCCAAGTAAACACTTGTTCTTCTAACCATTCTACTGCTGTCTTTTTCATCTTATTCTGATTTAATTATCTTTTCATTATGTTGTAACACATTGCGATTCCAGTAATCATTCCCATTAAAAAAAATATAATCTCTAGGTGCATCTTATTCTGATTTAAAGGTTAATAAATTTAATTACTACTAATGGTTGTTCTTCATTTTCTGATTTTATTCTCATCTTATTCTGATTTAAAGGTTAAAGGGTTTTCTGTCCAAATTGTGCCATCATCTTCTCTCATTGCTTCAATCATTGTCCAAGCAAACCAATAGGGTAAACTTACTGGAAGAAATATAATTGATAATATTACTATTTGATATCTTTTCATATCACAAATATAATAAATTATTCTGATGTTTCTAATCTTTCAAGCATTTCTTTTATTCTCTTTACAGATTTTTCTTTTAACGGTAATGGATTTCCATCTTCATCAATATATACAAATTTGGTATGTGTCTTTAGAACAACAGCTTGTCTACCGGTCCTTACATTGTGAGCTCTTGCTTCAATATATAATGTAACTGATGTATTTCCAATAGACGCCGGATATCCAAATATTTTAAGTAGTTGTCCTTCTTTACTTGGTTTTTCAAATACACATTTGTCAATTGACACTGTGACCATTCTTGGTGTGTCACATAGTTGCATCGCATAAGCAACAGCGGCTGCGTCAAGCCATGCCAATAATTTTCCACCAAAAAGATTTCCGTGAAATCCAAGATCTGATTTTTTAATTGGGTGTGTTGTTATTAATTCCATTATTATATCTTATCCCATTTATTATCGTGATTATATGAAAAAGAACCAATATGTTCTTTATTCCATTGATTTGGTTCAATTAGTGATAAGAATATATCACCATTGTTAGAGTAATACAAATGATAAATTTGTCCAATTACCGGCTCAAAATTAAACTTTGCTTTATATACCAGTTCATTCCATTTGTATTCCTCAATTAGTTTTTCGTACTCCTTTTTCAAATTGTTAAATCTATCTTCAAATTGTTTATTTACATTTTTAATTCTTGGTTCCTTCCAGGCTTGTATATTTTCTGTTCTAATAGCCGGAGCTCCAATATTTGACCCATATGGTAAAATACCCGGGTTGTCTGCAACGTTATCTGGTTTTTCCATTAATATGTGTCAATTTGTTTTTTTATTCTTTCAAGGATGTCCTCGTTCATAATATTCTCATTTATTATAATTTGTTCTAGAAGATCTTTGATGTCTCTTTTACTTCTTTCTTTTGACTTATATCTTGTTTTTAATTCAACTTGATATAAATGAAATGCAACCTCATCTACTTTTCTTAATTTTTGTAAGTATTTTTCAACTCTCTGGTCCAATTTTCTTTTTCTATTTAAATCAGAAATTGTTGGGAGCGCTTTAAATAGTTCATCTAGTCTTCCTTTAAGGTATTGAATTTCCCCGTATTTTAATATTTCCTGGTCCGTCATAAAATATAATTTTTATAAAAAAAGTATAATGATTATTTATTATAAAATCACCTGTTTTATGAAATTTTTAAGATATCTTTTAATTGAGTTAACAAATAAATACGGATCCTTTGTTTGGTTTGGGACTCACGTATCAATGACACAAACAGATTGGCACTGGATTTTAGAAAGTTTTTTATGTCTTTTTGTTAATATTATAATTATTTTTTCTTTATATTTGCAGTATAAAGACCTTGAGGATGGAAAAAGATAAGATAAATGTACTTGAAAAAATATCTCTTTGGTGGAGATTTGAGGGTAGATATTACCACAAGGATTTTTATCGTGGAGTTAAAAATCTTATAAGATGGTTTCCTACTATTTGGAAAGATAGAGATTGGGATGATACCTTTATCTTTGAAATACTCCGTGTTAAATTGGAACATCAAGCAAAATACATTGGTGATAGGGGTATTCATATTAGTGCCAAAAGAGATTCTGAAAAGATGAGACTTGTTGCAAAACTTATCAAATTACAACAAGATGATTTCTACGGAATGGAGTATATGGATTATCACGACACTAAATACGATTTTATTCCAACCGATGAAACAAAAAAATGGTTCAGAATGGAGGACTCTTTGATTTCTGAAAACTTTGATGATTACTTTAAAAAGTATCCTCGTCAGTACAAAAAAGTATTGTCAGGAGAAATTAATAGATTTGGTAAAGAAGTTGATGAAACTGACAAACAAAGAATTGCAATGGAAATTGCCCACGAAAACCAAGACCGTTGTAGAAAACTTATTTTTAAAATTATGGAATCTGAAATTTCAAGATGGTGGGATTAACGAATTATGTTAATCTCACTATCAGTTTCAATAACTACTCTAGCACCACAACTTAAAATTGGTTTTTGGTCACCACTTCCACAATACTTTATAACACTAGGTCCAAGGATTTCAACCTCATTACAATACGTATTTTTTCTCCCTTCCTTTATTGTTATAACCGGAAGGTCAGTATCTTTAGTTTTATTGGACCTAATGTGATGTTGATTAACGTGAATTCGTTTCTTTGCCATTAAAAATATGATAAAAAATAAACTACTTAAGTAAATTATAAAACTCTTTAAAGTGTTTAATACGGTCTGAAAGTCCATTGGTACCACCATTTACTCGTTTTGTTACGGCTGCAACGTCTGTGTCTGTAGTTCCTTTATCACATAGTGACCACAATTTATTTACGTCAAAGAAAAATGCGGCCGATGCCAATGGATATTTTGTTGCAACAAGATCTGGATTTGCAACACAATCTTCACCAATAAACTGTGTAAACTTTGAATAGTTTCCTTTACCTGTTAGTTGGATGTATCCTCTTCCTCTAAATTTCCATCCTTCACCAGACGCTTCATTTCCATTTCCCATTCTATCGGCATATACTCTTGCAGCAATTTTTTCTGGTTGTCTAGCGTATTGTTCGGCAAGTGTTGATGGAAAGTATTTTCCAAATGTTCCTCTGAGTCCTTGAGCGGAATAATTAAGATTTTCGTTAACAGCTTTAAAGTTTCCGGATTCGTGAGCACATTGTGATAAGAAGTGTGCAAGTCTTAAATTATTTGTAATATTAAATTTCTTTGCGGTTTCTGGTATTTGTGTTAACACAGAATCTGGAATATGACCTTTAAGTTTATCAATGTTTAATCCTTCAACTTTTGCTATTACAACATCTTCTTTGATAACACCACCAAACATCTTTGACCAGGTTCCATCACCAACAACACCATCGGCTTTTAATCCATTTTTATTTTGCCAGTCTTTAACAGCCGTTTCAGTTTTTGGTCCAAAGGAACCATCAGCTGTTAATCCTAATTTTGATTGTAATTTTTTTACATCTTCACCGGTTGATCCTACTTTAAGTAACATAATTTATAGTTTTAATTTTTATTTTCTGTTGCATATTTTATACCCATAATTGTTCCTACAATTGAGAAAGCATTTGTTAATAAAATTCCAAATATATTAGACCAGGCCGCACTTATTACTTGTGTGTCTTTACCCATTATCATTGTAAACACATAAACCCCAGTTGTGACAATTCCGACCCCAACTATAATGTACAAAGCAACTCTTACAATTGTTGATATTAATTCAGTTT